TTAAGATTTTTATTTTATACGATCAAAGAAAATCGTATAAAAATGTTTATGATATTATGTGCAATTGCTTTACTATATCCTATTTTTAATTGTAACTATGATCTGAAAGAACAGGCAAAAGTTATTACAACATTTAAATATGGTGTTAATACTTATTATGTTATCCCATATAGTGGAGACAGTAATAGTTTTAAAGTTTTAGACTTTGCTAAAGAACAACCTATATCATCAGATGGTTATATAACAATAGATACTGATAATATTTGGCTTATTATATCTTGGGCAGCATTTATAATATTATGTATTATCTTAATAATTGCATCAATAATATATGATCGTGATACTGATTGGGGATTTGAGGATAGGTGGGATAAAGTTTTACATAGAGATATAGTCTGTGAATTTGAAGATGGTTATTATTACTATATTCTTGATAATAAATTATTATGTAAATCTGAATCTAAAAAAAATAATTTATTTTCTGAAATTGATGATTACCGAATGTCTCCAAATTTATTTATAGAATTTGAAACAAAAAAAAATAAAAGAAATAATAAACTTAATGATATATTAGACAAGTAGTAATGAAGATATCGTTTGATTTTGATGGATGTTTAGGTGATAATAAATTTGTGCAGATGATGTGTAAGCTTTTCATATCATCTGGACACGATGTTTTTATTATTACAAGTCGAGATCCACAACTTTCAAATTTTGATGTTTTTAATAAATCTGATGAAGTTGGAATTAAAAGAGAAAACATTATCATGACAAATGGATCTTTAAAAGTACATTCATTCATTGAGAATGAAATAGATTTACATTTTGATAACTCTTTTGATGAAGTTGTTGCTATCAATGATGAATTTATCAATAGTCCTAATTTATTTCAAAAAAATGAATCAATGCCTGCAATTCTTGTTAATTTTGATTCAGAAGAAATGGGATATATCCATAACTTTATTCTTAATAAATGATTTGTCCTAATTGTGGTGAGAGTAATCAATGTCCTTGTAAAAGTTGTGATCCTAATGGTGACAAACCTAACAAGTATATTTGGATAGATGAGTTAAATGGTGTTTTTAGATGTCATTTTTGTGATTCAGAATTTAATGAACAATCCTCTAGTGATTATGAATGGAGTTTGATGATCGATGGGTATAGAAAAAAATTAAATCCGGAATTGTGTGCCATTTGGTTTGAATCAAAGAATAAAAATGATCTATATTTGTTACACGACTTAGATAGTCTTGCATTTATAATTGTGTTTAGAGAATATTATAAGGTAGACCCACATAATCTAAAAATGGAAGATTGGTTAGTAATTAAAAGAGATTATAAAATTAATAACATAATTGGATAATTATCCGTATATTTGAATGTTAAAATTTATAAAAATGAACTTTTATACAAGAAAACTAATCAAACCAGAAGATTTGAATCCTCGTGGGACTCTTTTTGGTGGTCGTCTATTACAATGGATAGATGAAGAAGCAGCTGTGTATGCTATGTGTCAATTAGATACAAAGAACATTGTAACTAAATTGATTTCTGAGATTAATTTCATATCACCCGCATATCAAGGAGATGTTATTAAAATTGGTGTTGAACCAACTAATTTTGGTCGCACGTCAATCACACTTAAAGTAATTGTAGTTAACAAAGACACTGATAATATTATTGTACAAATTGATAAGATGGTATTTGTATCTCTTGATAAAGAAGGCAAACCATTTCCACACGGTAAAACAGAACAAAAATTATAACTAATGAACGAAAATATATTTGAGGCTAAATTGAAATTAGCTTATGATGAATATTTAAAACTACCTAAAGCTACAGTTTCTGGTGAAAATAGAACAGCTGAGTTATATTTAAAACATTGGTGTGTAAATGAAGGTAGATCTATAGTACATCCTCATCCTCATCGTCATTATACATTTTTAGAATTTGTATATTGGTGTGGTAAAGATGAATCATTATATAATAGATTTATTAAACCTATAAACTGATGATAAAAAACTTCTTTTCAAGAAAATACTTTTATGAGTTAAGAGTTTTATTTAAACTTGAATTTTTAATTTTATTAATTGGTAATATGTTAATAAACACACCAAGTATAAAATTATTAATATTTAATAGTAATTTAAGTATTTTTAATATATTTGCATTATTATTTACACTTTTAGTTTACTGCCTTTCTTGTTTAATTGATCCGGAAAAATATTTCAATTTAGCAACATTTATCGGAACAGGTTTATTTGCCTATTTATGTTTTTGGTTTATGTTTGAATTACTAATCAAAATTTAATTTATGAATAAAATAGTTACACTTATTATCACATTGTTTATTTCACTGACAATGTTTGCACAAATCGACACTACAAAAACATTCACCATGAGTGAGTTACAAGTAGTAGGAATTAAAACAGAATCATATGAACCCGTTACAATTAGTTCAATTAATTTAGATTCAATCAAAAATACTTATCAAGGGAATGATCCATTTTTCACTTTGAATCGATATGTTCCAAGTGTTTTTACTCAATCTGATGGTGGTTTGCCTTATGGATATTCCTATATGAGGATACGAGGCATTGATCAAACAAGAATTAATTTTACTCTAAATGGCATTCCATTAAATGAAATGGAAGATCAAGGTATTTATTTTAGCAATATGCCAGACTTTATGAATAATATGTCTGATATACAAGTACAGAGAGGGGTCGGTACATCTAAATATGGAACAACTTCTATTGGAGGATCGGTTAATTTTGAAACGGAAGCACCCATTAAAAGTGATTTAAAATTCTCTGCGGGTACTGGATCTTATAAGTCTGATAAAGTTTCAGTTAAGTATAATACTGGATATTTTGGAAAATCAAAATTTGCTAGTTCAATTAGTTATACACAATTAAACTCTTCAGGGTATCGAAAAAATAGTGGAACAAATGGTTCTACATTTTTTGGTCAAGTTGGTTATTTTGGAAATAAAAACACGATAAAAATATATGGTTTTAGTGGAAAATCTAAAAATCAAATGGCATGGATGCCTGTTACGAAAGATTTAATCGATAAAGATTATAGAATGAATCTAAATTCCCCAGATGAAGTTGATAAATTTAATCAAAATTTTATTGCAGTCACATGGATTAATTACTCTAAGTCTAATATTAAATTTAATACTTCTATTTATGCTAATAATATAAATGGTACTTATACTTCATTTTTAGATTCTGTTACACTTGGTAAGTTTGGACTAAAATCGTATCAAACTGGTGTTATGTCTAATATGATTTATACAAAAAATAAATTCACTTTAAATTCTGGATTAAATTATAATTATTATCAAAGACTCCACCAATTATCTGATAATTCTTTACCAAATATTTTTTGGTATTCAAATACTGGATTCAAACAAGATTTTATTGCATTTACTAAATTGAATTATAATTACAATAAGTGGAATTTTTTTGGTGATTTACAATATCGATTTGTTAATTTTCAATATCAAGAAAATGATTCTACAAAATCTATTTTATCCAATAATTGGAATTTTATTAATCCAAAGATTGGTATTAAATATATTTCTGAGAAATATGAATTATGGACATCACTTTCTAAAACAAATCGTGAAGTGACTCGTAGTGATATGTTTAGAGGATATGATCATCTATATCCAGCAGGTGACTCATTATCTTCCGGATTTGGTGATAATAATTTTACTATTAATTTTAAACCGGAACAAGTATATGATTTTGAATTAGGTGCTAAACTTACCAAAAAGAACCTATCATTTTCATCCAATATTTATGGAATGTATTTTAAAAATGAAAGAGTATCTACTGGTGATGTTAATTACATTGGGCTTTTACTTAGACAGCCTGTTGATAAAAGTTATAGAACAGGAATTGAGGTAGATGGTACTTATGTTCATAAATCTATTAGTCTAATAACAAATTTGAATTACTCTTATAATAAATTTTTCAAAGATGATAAATGGTTAATCCATTCTTACACTCCAAATTTTATTATGAATAATACTATTTAATATAAGTATAAAACTTTTGTATTTGGTATTAATGGTCGATATGTTTCAAAAACTTATTTAGATAATACTCAAAATGAGAAATTGACAACTCCGAATTATTATATTTTAAACTTTAATGCTGGATTTAAAGGTAAATGTACATCTTTATATTTGAATGTTAATAATTTTATGAATCACAAATATTATTTACCTGGTGGTGTTTCTGGAAATTTACCAGCTTATTATGTTGGGGCTCTTAGAAATTTGTTTCTAACATTTAATATGTCAATTTAATGGAGATAATAGCAGTATTATTTAGTCTTATATCAGTTTGGTTAACATCAAAAAATAAAATTTGGTGTTGGCCAACGGGTATTATTGGTATTTTGGCGTTCGCATATTTATTTTACACAAAAAGTGAATTTGCAAATTTTTGGTTACAAGGATTATTTTTAGCTCAATCTATTTATGCTTGGATAAATTGGAATAAGAATAACGAAATAAAATCTCTTAAAAAAACAGAATTCTTTGAGATATTATCTTATTTAGCACCCACTTTACTTATAGTTTCATATTTAACCATTGAAAGTACTCATCCTATTTTAGACACAATAACTACAACACTTAGTATTTTTGGGATGTTTCTATTATTGTTTAAAAAGATAGAGGCTTGGTATTTTTGGATAGTGGCAGACATTTTATACATAATACTTTTTATTCAAAATCAACTATATTTATCATCATTTATATATTTAGTGTTTTTGATATTATCTATACAAGGATTAATAAATTGGAATAAAATTAAAAAATAATATATGGGATTTAAAAAAAAAATAAATGGATTAGATGAACAACAAATTAAGTTATTTGTTAAGAGATCTATAGTTAATGGCACAGTGAAGAAATTTTTAAAATCTAAATCAGTGAAGGAATCAAGATATTTAAAGGATATTATAAAAGAATCTTCAAATGAGTTAGGAGAACTAATAAAATCTCTTAATCATATTGAATGTCCTATTGAAAAATTGGAATATATTAATAAAACATTACAATGATAAAATATCCAGAACCCGGTAAAAAATATAGACATTATAAAGGTGGTCTTTATAGAGTTCTTTTCCTATCTAAACATACAGAAACACAAGAAATTTTTGTAAATTATCAATCTTTATTGTTTGGATCTTATTATTCAAGACCACTAGATATTTGGAATGAATTAAGTACAGATGGTGAAGTTAGGTTTAAACTAATAGAAGATGAAATATGTCCTTAAAGTAGAGGGAATAATTGTAATATATACATAAAAATAAATTATAAAATGTATATAAAAGAAGGTGAATTTGTCAAAATTAAAATATCTGATAAAAGTAAAACAAAGTGGGAGAGAAAAATAGGTAAACAAATTGAAGGAAATGAGATTGAAGTACATTGGACATTTTTAAAAGGATCAACATTTAGAACTATATCTATAAATTTAATATGTGATGATTGTAGTATAATTCATAAAAGACGTATAAGAGATTTAGATATTAATAATAATGTTCATTATTGTAAAAAATGTGTAAATAAAGGAAATAGAAATATTCACTTTGGTAAACCTTGTTCAGAAAATTCAAAAGAGGCTACAAGGAAATATATGGAACTAAATGGCAATCCGTTTACTTGGGAAAGTAGTAAAATAAAGATAAGAGAGGCAAAACCTTGGAAAAAAGCACATAAAGTAAATACTGGAAGTAAAAGAAGTGAAGATGTTAAAACTAAAATGAGTAAATCTGCAATTCTCGCTTTCAAAGAAGGTCGTAGAAGCCCAGGTAGTGGATGGGCAAAAATTCATACAAAAGAATATAAAGGATTGAATTATCAAAGTAAATATGAATTAAAGTTTATAGAATATTTAGAATACAAAGGTAAGTTTGATATTATTGAAAAGGGACCAACAATTCCTTATTTTGATATGAATGGTAAAGAACATATTTATTTTGTTGATTTCAAAATAAAAAATACAAATATAATATTTGAGATAAAATCTTGGTACTATTGGGAAAAGAACAAAGAAATAAATATCATAAAAAAAGAAACTGCCTCAAAAATATATGATTTTTATTTAATAATGGATAATAATTTTAAAGAAATTGATAAATTAATAGAAGATGAAAAAATATAAAAATGTATTAGTTTTAGGTAAATTCTATGGATTACATCTTGGACATTTATATCTAATTAATACCGCTTTATCTCAATCTGAGATGGTACATGTAATTATAACACATAATTCATCACAATCTATTCCTGGTGAAGTTAGATTTGATGCACTTAAATCGTGTTATGATAAAGTCCCTAACATTAAAATCTATTGTGTTTCGGATGAAGGTCTACCAGCTTATGATTATGATTGTGAAACTTTGGATGAATTTTATTCATATTGGATACCACTTGTTTATTCACAAATCGATAGTTTAGATGCTGTATTTACATCTGAAAACTATGGGGATGATTTTGCTCGATATCTTGGTGTTGAACATGTATTAGTTGATAAAGAAAGAAAAATTGTACCTATTTCAGGAACTATGGTTAGAAATGATCCATTTAAAAATTGGAATTTTATACCAGATTCTATGAAGCCATTTTTTGTAAAAAGGATTGCAATCATGGGGCCTGAGTCAGTTGGTAAATCTACATTAACTAAAAATGTATCTAATAATTTAGGAACTAATTTTGTTACTGAATATGGTAGATTGATATATGAGATTAATAATTCAATAACTATTGATGATTTTATTCCTATCTCAAAAGGTCGTCAAGAAATAGAAGATTGGATGATAAAATTTTCTAAAAAATATCTAATATGTGATACAGAAGATATAACAACATATCTTTTTTCAAAGATGTATTGTCCTGATGAATACCAAAAAGTTGAACCATACTTCTTAAATGTTCTTAAAACCAAACCTAAATATGATCTTTACATCTTATTAAAACCAGATTGTGAAGGTGTTCAAGATGGTACAAGAAAATTCTTAGAGGAGAGATGGAATCATTATGAAGTTATTAAATCATATCTTATAAACTATGGGTGTAATTTCGTAGAAATTGGTGGTGATTGGAATGAAAGATATAAAAAATCATTAAATTTAATCAGTGAGTTATAAAAATAAAATAAAATGTTTTTTTGGATATCATGACTGGGAATATTCTTCTTGGAAGGATGAGGTTGATAAATATTATGTATATAATACTATATCTAATTTACTAGAAAGACAATATCAGGGTTCATTTCCTTCAAGGATTTGCCAATGTTGTTTTAAAAAACAAAGAAGACTTATAATTGATTTTGGTACTACTGTTTTATGGGAAGATACAGATAAATTAACATTAAAGGAAATAAGACAAAAGAAATTAAAGAATATATTAAATCATTAGATAGTTTTTAATATATAATAAAAAATATTACTTATTATGGGAAAACTACATGATAGTCAACAAGAAGAATTGCTAACGAAATTAGCAAGTTTTTATAAAAAACGATACACTAAACAATCAGATTTTGAAATGAAATTCAATGATGCTGCTGAAGATTTAATTGATACAGGGGACGTTGAAAGGACAGTATATCTAACTTTTTGTACTGAAAATGATATAGAGCCTAAAATTAAAAAGAAAAAACCTTCTAGTTCTTCCTCTTCGTCAAATTACACAAGTAGTGGTTGTGGTGGTGGTGGATATTCTTCATCACGTTGTTAACAATAGTAAGTTTATGATAGAAAGTATTGAATTATTTGGTAAAAACATTCCATTAAAAACCCATGTTTGTCATCTTTTTGAACAAGATGCTCAAGAGGTACAAGAACCATACGTTCATCTTTATATAAGAACAAAATTTTGCAATGCAAAATGTAAATTTTGCACATATGCTGATGATGCTAATAAATATGATGAAAAGAAACTTATTGAGGTATTCAAAGAAATAACATCTAAAATAAAAATTAGCAAAGTTGCTGTTTCAGGTGGCGAACCGACCTTATATTGGGATAATTTTTTAAGTATCTCAAATTTAGCAAAAGAATGGGCACCAAATGCCGAACTATCTATGAACACGGATGGATTTAGATGGAGACAATTAATGGAAGATCCGGTTTCTAAACTTTACGATTATATACAATTATCTCGACATCACTATGATGATAAGTTAAATGATGAGATTTTTGGAACTAAAACCCCTTCATCCGAAGAGATATTAGATATTGTCAAAAATAATGCAAGAGATCAACATCAAATTCAATTTAGATGTAATCTAATAAAAGGATATATCGATAGTAAAGAAGAAGTATTTAAATATCTCGATTGGTCTAATTCAGTAAATGTTAATGACATAGGTCTTGTATCTTTAATGCCTGTCAATGAATACTCAAAAGAAAAATTTATATACTTTCACATAAAAGAATTAATTGGCGAGAACTTTCTATTAACTAAATCTTGGAAAAGATATGGTGGCGCTTGTGAATGTTTTAACTATGTTTATATGCCACCTGAAGACCAATTTAGGAGACCTATTCGTGTTTATCATAAAAACACATTTAAACCTTCTGATATTAGAGAGACTATAGTATTTGATGGTAAAAATGTTAGATTGGGTTTTGATGGTGAAATTATTTTTTAATAAAATTCAGATTAATTATAGTTCTAGGATCTTTATCAGTAATACTTAAATATTTTCTAACATCATCATCAACCATTTCAGGCTTCAATAACTTATGTAATGTTGAGTTGTTAGAAAATCTTTTTGACTTTTTAATTCTTTGTATTTTTAAACCTGGATTATTTTTAATTAACCAATAAGGTATCTTAATCCAGTTAAATCCATCCATGTTATCTACTGAATCTAAAACTTCTATTTGTGATTTGGGTAATCTAACTTTAAACGGCATAAATGTATATGGTGTCTTACCATCTGCGAAAAATCCTCTTGTGTCTTCTTTCTCTTGAAGGTTTAAAACTGTTATTGTTTTTTCAGAATCTTCAATTATCATATAAGCACCAACAACAAACTTATCAAGTGGATCATATATTGACATATAAAAGTCATAATCCTTAGATTCACTCTCATTAAACTTTTTTAAGTATCTCATAGTTAGTAATTTTCATCATCATATTCACCATCATGATATTCATCCTCATCCATAAATAGTGATTCAAGGTAATCAACCACATCCATATATCCGTCATAAAGACCCCATTTCTCGTCTAGATAACCTGCAATTTCATTTGACTTTTCTTCAACTGCTAAACTATCATCATTAGCAATTTCCATAAATTTAGATTTTAAATCTTCTAAACCGTCATATAGATCAAAATCTTTATCAGACAACCATTTTGTAAATTTATCCCAATGTGATTGGTATCCTTGAGAGTCAAACTCTTCGTATATTTTTAAGTATTTCATTAGTAAGAATATATTTTCTTTTTAAAATTTCTTTAATCTTCAGTATCATCAAAATCATTCCATGATTTTAAATTTAGGTAGTATTTTCGACCATTTTCTGTTTCAATATTAAGAACTGGTTGATCATACTCATCCAATTCGTGTGTTGATACATGAATTGATTTTACTTTATCTAGACTTTCAAATGTTTTTAAATATTTCATATTATTATCCTTTATATGGTTCTACTGAAATAACCTCACATTTAGTATCATCCTTAACAGCAACAATACAATCACAATCTAATTTAGCACACTCTAGTTCAGATTTTTCATCATCAATATTACTAGAATCACATTTTACTGTAATTAGATAAAGATCGTTAGATTCTTTATTTTCTAAAAAATCAGGATTTACCTTTGATGAATCTGAAAAATAGAATTCTCCTGGTTGAGATAAATCAACAACAGGATGTGATGTTAGTCTGTAAAGAGTTACTTCTCCAGTTAGTTTTTCTGAGTTTTCAATATTTTCAGTATTTTCGTTTATTTTAAAACTTCCAAAAGATTTGATGTTTTTCATGGATGAATTTTTCTTTTATATATTATTTTTTGTATCTTATTTTTCGTATATTTGTAAAACAAAACAAAGAGATATGAATCGATTTATAGGAAACTCAATTATAATCCTTACCATTCTTGCACAGTTTTTTATAACTAAGTCATTTGGTGGTAATTTTTTCCCAGAATCGCCAGCTGAGTTGGGATTAGATGTATTATCACTTTTCCTTTTTGGACTTGGTATTTATATTTCAAGGTCTAAAAGAAAACTTTTCTAAAAATTAGAATATAATAAGGGTGTTGTTTGTGAGTTTAATTGATATCGTTGTTGTTATCTTCTTCTCAAAAGAATTAAACTCACAAAAATCCCCTCCTATGAGGGGATTTTTATTTTATAAATAGTTAATATGATTATAGATCCAGAATTTATTCCACTAGCAACATTTTTACTCCCTAAAGTCCTTATAGCAACTATATGTGGATTGATAATTGGGTATGACCGAGAGATTAAACAAAAAGTTGCTGGTATACGAACAAACATTTTAATATGTGTTGGGTGTACTATACTAACCGCGCTATCATTTTACCTATCAAAAGGTAATCCAAATATTGATCCAACCAGAATTATTGGACAGATTGTAACTGGAATTGGATTTCTTGGTGCTGGTGTTATCATGAAAAATGATGATAAGATAGTAGGAGTAACAACTGCAGCATTTATATGGATAGTATCAGCAATTGGTATATTGATCGGCACGATAAATTCTTTTTTACTTCCAATAATTTTAACATTTGGACTTTTAATAATTAGCCGTATATTTGAAAAAGTAGAAACTTATATAAAAAATAGAAATCAATAATGAATCTAGAAATTGAACGCAAATTTCTCTTAAAATCTCTACCAGGGATTCAACCAGAACAGATTGTAGAAATACATCAGTTTTATTTTAAAAATCAAGCAGGAATTTGGGAACGAGCTAGAAGCTGGTCTTCCTCTAATGGTGATGTGAAATACATTCACACCATTAAAAAATCTGTTTCTAAGATTGCAAATATGGAAGATGAACATTTTCTTTCTTTGAAAGAATTCAATGCTTTTAAGGATAAATGTTATAAAACTCCAAATGATTCAAAGTATATAAAGAAAACAAGACACATCTATAAAGATGGTGATCTAAAGTGGGAAGTTGATGAATTTAATAGTGGTTATCAATTAATCATTGCTGAAATCGAAATTCCTACCGAAGATTATGAAGTAGTTTTACCAGACTATATTAAAGACTTAGTTCTTATTGAAGTAACTGGTATGAAACCATTTAGTAATAGAAGTCTTTCACTTAAAATTAAAAATATAACTAGTACCATATAATTTATTACATATTCAATAGGGTAGATTTATTTTTTTATATATAATATATGAATAGTTATGTTTATGTTTATTTAGATGTAAGAAAGCCTGGAATTTTTATATACGATGATTTAGAATTTGATTATGAACCTTTCTATGTTGGTAAAGGATATGGATATAGAGCATATGAACATCTTAATGAAAAAAAAGTTATTAATACTCATAAATCAGGTAAAATTGAAAAAATTAAGAATTTTGGTCTTCTACCAAAAATAGTTTTTTTATATGAAAATATAGATGATGATTATGCTAAAAGAATTGAAATTGAAGTAATTAAAAAAATAGGTAGATATCCAAATGGACCATTAACAAATATGACAAAAGGAGGAGATGGATCTTTAGGTATTAAAAGAAGTGAGTTGTCTATTAATAAACAAAAAAATTCTATTAAAAATAATAAAGAATGGTTGTATAAAATGAAATCCGAAGAATTTTCTAAAAAAATTTCTAATATTAAGAAAGATTATTATTCTAATGAAGAAAATAGGAAAAAAGTCTCGGATAGGCAAATGGGTGAAAAAAATTGCATGTATGGTAAAAAAACTAGCGAAAAACAAAAAGAATCAGTTCGCAAAGCTCACAAAGATGGTAAGATTATTTTATCTGAAAAAGGTAGAAATTCAATAAAGAAATCTTCTTCATTAAGAAAAGGTAAGAAAAATTCTAATATAAGATCTGATATAAAAATATATTTTTTAATATCTCCATCTTTAGATGAATTTATAATATATGGTAATAATAAACTACAATTATTTTGTAAAGAAAGTAAGTTACAACTTCATGTTTTAAAAAAATATAAAAATAATACAATAACACAAGATATGGTTATTGGTAATAAAATTTTTGCAAAAAATACAATAGGATGGAAACTAAAAGATTAGAATTAAGGATGTATGGATTAACACCTTATCAGTTAAGTGGAATACAATCTGGAATTCAATATGGACACGCAACCGATGAATTTGCATTAAAAGTTATTAAATCTCTTATGGGTAAAGGCAATGATATACCTAAAGAAGATATTGAACGATATGTTGATTGGTTAGAAAACTGGAAAACTTATATCGTTTTAAATGGTGGTACTACAAATAATCGAATTGTGGATCATAAATATGTTGGATCATTAAACAACCATAAAGAAACACTTGATAAGAATGGTATTTTTAATGTTGGTTTTAACGAACCAGATTTAGGTGATCAATTAACAGGAGTAGTTTTTATTGTAGATGAAAGAGTTTTTCTAAAAGATGAAAATAAAAAATATGTTTATTTAGATTTTGAAGATTGGATTTGGAACAATCCAAATCCTTATATTTCTGTAAATAATCGTAATGATAGATGGTTTATTAAATCTCTTAGAAAAACTTGTAAAGAATCTAAAGATTTAGTAGACTATTACAATAAATGGGTTGATTATATGGGAGGAGAAAAGAATGTTTTCTTGAGAGACTTTCTTAAAGATTTTAGAATGGCTTAATATGCAGATAAAGATAGATAATGAAATATTTGATTGTATAGACGGATCTGTTCAATTATCACTTGGAACACATGCGAGTATTGTTATCAATTTAGATCTTGATAAGAATCCTTTATACGAAAAATTTTTCATTAAACTATATGAGTCTGGTCGAGTTTTTCGAATTATTTCTCAAAAATTTGAAACAAATGGAACAAATATTAAAACTTTAGACTTTGATTTCAATAATAAAAGACTTAATGTTTCATTTCATTGTGATGTTTTAAACTCAACTGACGCATCTATTCGTAGAGAAGATGTAATCAATGAAATACTTGATAAAACTTTTAATAACAACGAAGATATAAAATATAATACAAAAGAGTAATAAATTATGGAAAAACAGATTTCTGAAGAAAATTACATCAAAGAAAATTATGACATCAAAAATGCTTTGCATGATGATGAGGATGATATGGATGATAGTTTTAAACAAAAAAAGAATCAAACTGGAACTTCAAAAACTCCAATTCTAGATTCATATAGTCGTGACTTGACTAAACTCGCCGAAGAAGGAAAATTAGATCCTATCGTTGGTCGTTTAAAAGAAATTGAGCGTGTTTCTCAGATTCTATCAAGACGAAAAAAGAATAATCCAATTCTTATTGGTGAACCAGGTGTTGGTAAATCAGCAATTGCTGAAGGACTAGCAATTAAAATCATTCAAAGAAAATGTTCTCGAGTTCTTTTTAATAAAAGAATCGTTACATTAGACTTAGCTTCAATGGTTGCAGGTACCAAGTACCGTGGTCAATTTGAAGAAAGAATTAAAGCACTTATGGGTGAGTTAGAAAAAAATCCTGATGTTATTCTTTTCATTGATGAAATTCATACAATGATTGGTGCTGGTGGTGCTTCTGGGTCATTAGATGCTTCTAATATGTTTAAACCAGCTTTGGCACGTGGTGAGATTCAAATCATCGGAGCAACAACAATCGATGAATATCGTAAACATATTGAGAAAGATGGTGCTCTTGAGAGACGTTTCCAAAAAGTAATGGTTGAACCAGCATCTGTTGATGAAACATTAGAAATACTTGGGAATATCAAAGATAAATATGAGGATCACCACAATGTTAATTACACTGACGAAGCAATCAAAGCTTGTGTTGACTTAACATCTCGTTATATGTCAGACCGTTTCCTTCCAGATAAAGCAATTGATGCTTTAGATGAAGCAGGATCTCGTGTTCATATTTCTAATATTGTAGTTCCAAAAGAAGTTACAGATATTGAGCAAAAGTTATCTGATATTAAAGACAAAAAAACAGAAGTTGTTAAAGGTCAAAGATATGAAGAAGCTGCTAAACTACGTGATGTTGAGAAACAATTACAAAAGCAACTTGAAGATGCTCGTAAAAAATGGGATGAAGATACAAAAGAAAATCGTCAAACTGTAACCGAGGATAATGTTGCCGAAGTTGTTTCGATGATGACTGGTATTCCTCTTCAAAAAGTATCTCAAAACGAGAACAAGAAACTTGCAATGATGCAAGAAATGATGCAGGGTAAAGTTATTGGACAAGATGATGCTATTAACAAAGTTGTTAAAGCTATTCAAAGAGGTCGTGTTGGTTTGAAAGATCCTAATCGACCAATTGGTTCATTTATCTTTTTAGGACCAACTGGTGTTGGTAAAACAGAATTGGCTAAACAATTGGCTAAATATCTATTCGATTCAGAAGATTCTTTGATTCGTGTTGATATGTCAGAGTTCATGGAGAAATTCGCAGTATCTCGTTTGATCGGTGCACCTCCAGGATATGTTGGTCACGATGAAGGTGGTCAGTTAACTGAAAAAGTTAGACGTAAACCTTACTCTGTAATCCTTCTTGATGAAATTGAAAAAGCTCACCCAGAAGTATTTAACATACTTTTACAAGTTCTTGATGATGGTCAATTAACAGACTCAATGGGTCGTAAAGTTAATTTTAAAAATACTATTATCATTATGACATCAAATACTGGTTCAAGAAAATTGAAAGATTTTGGAACAGGTGTTGGATTCAATACTAAAAGTCGTGAAGGTTCTAAGTCAGTTGAAGAAAAGAGTGTAGTTGAGAAAGAATTGAAAAAGACTTTCGCTCCTGAATTCTTAAATCGTATTGATGATGTGATCACATTTAACTCACTTGAGAGAGAAGAAATCACTAAGATTATCACTCTTGAAGTTGATAAACTAAAGACTCGTGTTAAAGATCTTGAATATGAATTAGAATTAACACAAGGTGCATTAGATGTGATTGTTGAGAATGGATTCGATCCTCAATATGGAGCAAGACCTTTAAAAAGAGCAATTCAACGATATGTTGAAGATGTTTTAACTGAAGAGATTATTGCAAATAACCCTGAGAAAGGATCTAAACTTATCCTTGACTATAATAAAGAAGATGATAAGATGATTGTTCAAATCAAAAAGCCTTCAAAGAAAAAGAAAACAGAGGAATAACAAAAAACCCACTCAAATGAGTGGGTTTTTTTATTGTATTAAATACATTTGATATGGTCTTCCAATTGAAGAACGTCCAGGAATTGGTATATATTCACCGTATGTAACGACTTCATCATTTACTAAATTTTTAAATTGTAAATTATTATCAATTAAAAATTGAGATATATCCATCCAATCTTCATCATAATGGCACTCGATTATTACTAATTTACATTTTTTTAATGTTTCTATTCCACCTTTTATTACTTTTAATTCCGCTCCTTCGACATCTATTTTCATATAATCAACATTTTTATTTTTAAAATACTCATCAAGTGATATAGATTTTACTTTACCTATACTTTTCATTTTCCTAAATGATGTATCATGTCCAACTATATTAGATATATGATTTCCTGATTGTTCATTGTCTGAATAGACATCTATCATTTCATTTTTATCAGATATTGCTAAGTTCTCACATATGCAATTATCCGACTTTAGTCTTAAAAGATTATTATAATTAAATATATTCAACTCAAAAGAATATACCATTCCGTTGATACCTGTAATATTTTTAAAAAATTCGGTGAATATACCATTACAGGATCCGACATCACAACATATTGATCCTGCATTTATGTTTTCCAAAAATTTATTTTTAATTAATTGATCCCAATCTATTTGCATATTTTACTTTTATTTTTTGATAAACATATTCTTGAATTCCATCTAATCTGAAATGTTTTATATTATCATGTATTTTTTTCTTCATATCTGAGATATTAATATTAGATAATTTGTCATTTATAAACTCAAAGTCCAAAATTTTTGATTCAGGTATTCTAATTATCATATCATCATAGTTGATTATATCTTCATATGGTAATATTACATCATCGGCAAAGAGTACTGGAATTGATCCCAAAAACATACATTCAAAAAATCTATATGATGATAGTCCTAGTCCTCTTGGACAAAATGTAAAATTACTTTTAGATACCACATTAACAAATGAATTATAATCTATTTTTTGTTCAATATAATAACCGTTTTTATTTTTAAAAGTTTTAAATATTTTTAACCTCAATTCATTATTTATAGTTCCTATAAAATTACAGATAATATTTTTTTCAATATCAACTATATCAACTTTATCAGAGTATGTCCAAAATGGAACTATAATATCATTTTTACTTTTTTTACTTGTGTTATAGTTTATAATACAAACATTATTTAAATTTTCAATAAAAAAATTATACTTACTAAAATCGATATCATGATTCCAGTAAAATATGACTGTATTATTTGAATATTTTTCAGAATAAAATCTAATAATAGATAACATATCATTAGATTTATTGAAATATTCAAATAATTCTAAATAAATAGAAAATACTAATATAACATTATCAGATATATAATTGGTCCTTTCAAACAATGAAAAATTCTTATCTTTCCTGTTTATAGTTCTCACATTTTCAAAAAAAATATCTGGATTAATTAAAACATCCTTTCTACCTCCTTCTAGATATTCTTTTAAGTTTTCGATTTTTATTGGATTATTAGGTATATCATTATTAATTTCCTCTAAAGAGATAACTTTTATTTTCATATTGAATCTATTATTTTATCTATTACATCATAAACATTATATTTTGGCTTCCAATTTAACTTATCAAATAGTTTACTACTTGATAAATTACTAACCTTAATATCACTTGGTCTCTTTAGATTATCATTGATAATTAAATATTTTTTATAATCTAAATTATATTTTTCAAATGTGTATTTTACAAAATCTTCTAAGCTTATTGATTTCTCAGTTGAAATTATTAAATCCTCAGGATTTTCTTGTTGCAACATTAAATGCATACCTTTAACATATTCTTCAGCACATCCCCAATCTCTTATAATTGAAATATCTCCTAATTCTAATTTATCTTGTTTACCATTACTAATTCTTTTTGCAGTGTTTATTATTTTCATCGTTACAAATCTTTCACTCCTTAAAAAAGATTCATGATTACTTAATATTCCAGAGCACGTATATATTCCATAAGAATTTCGATAATTTGATGTCAACCAGTATGATGATGTTTTAGCAACCGCATATGGTGATAGTGGATTAAATGGTGTTAATTCGTTAGATATATCTAACGAATTGCCATAACATTCTGAGGAACAAGGATTAAAAATTTTACAATTCAATTTAAGAAATTTAACAGCTTCTAATACATTTAGACAACCGTTTATTATACTTTCAATTGTCTCAACAGGTTGCAAAAATGAATATCCAACTGAAGTTTGTCCAGCTAGATTATATATCTCAGTTGGTCTGACACTATCAATTACTTTAATAACACTTCTAAAGTCGTTTAATATCATGGAGTAAATTTTAATACCATTAAATATATTTAACTTCTTTAATCCCTCAAAGGATGTGATTTCAAAATCTCTAGAAGTGCCATATACTTCATAGTTATTATCTATGAGATATTTTGCCAATAAGGTTCCATCCTGTCCAGATATACCTATTATTAATGCCTTTTTCATTTAATAATTTTTTTGGTTTTTAAAATTCTTTTAGTTTTTTTTTGTAATAAATCAAATTTACTACCTTCCAGTATTTCCTTATTCTTATAAGAGGAATTATGCCAATGCCAAGAAAAAGCATTTTCAAAAAGAGATGTACTATATTCATTTTTAATAAACCATCCACTTTCAGTTTTTGTACCTATTCCATTTGGATCATATTTTCTAATACCATCAATCCATTTGACATTCATCTGCCATTCAGTATTAAAAAAGGCTGATGGGAATACACTAAATTTTCTTATAGAGTAAACTTTCGCTAATAACATATGGTCTAAAACAGTACTATCTGGTACCATTTTAGTAGTATTCATTTCCTCCAAACATATTTGAGCATGCTTGCTTTCTTTGTGTATATTCATAATTGCTGCACATGGTCCAAAATTACTAAAATCCATCTCAGCACCCCACATATAAGCCCATTCTTGATCTAATAATGGCTTAAAATCTCTTAATAATACCATGTCCATATCTAACCAAACACCACCATACTTATAAGTTACTAAAAATCTTAATATTCCACTTTTCATATAATGTTTGCTATCATTAGCATTTTCTAAATCGGTATTACCTTCTAAAATGGTACCCTTAGATTCTTTAACAAAATCATATATTCTCATTTCTATTAAATGTTTGTAAGGACTAACTAGTTCATTATCTGATATATCATAGTCTGACCATAGAATCAACTTGGTCTTGTCTAAATTTTGAGTAGCTAAATATGACTCTATACATAGAAGTTCTTTATCATTTTTTATCTCAGAATAAACATGGAAGTAAGTTATATCTTTAGGATATTCATAATCATTATCATCTATTTTAGATAAAAAATCTAATGATTCTTCATAGTTTTTATATAATTCTAAGTTGTCTTCTATTGTAATATTTATCATTTTTACGATTTATTTTTTAATTCTAAATAACATATCCAAGTATAATCTAAAGTCTCTTTTATAAATTCCGGAAAAAGATTTAATTCTTCTTTTAATAGAATTGAATCTGGCGTTTCATATTCCCATTTATTTTTCCACCTAGTATATTCCTCTTTAAATATCGGAGGCATTTCTTGATAATTTTCTATTATATTTTCCAAATATAACTTATCATTTAGATTGGCTTTATGATACGTTCTAATTCCAGCATTATCAATGCAATAATCTTTACCTGATAGTATCTTTTTTATACTATAACAATCTCCTTGATCATAAGGATAGTTATCCTCAAAAATCACTTTTTTAAATCCAAATAGATCACATTGTTTGACACGTTCTAATGAATTTTGATGATCATCTATAAAAACCAGTGTTTCATTTACGTCCAAGACTTTTGACCATTCAATTTTAGATAAATCTTGTGTTGAGTATTTAGCAGTGGGTGATGTATAAACCCTATAAAAAGGATTAGGATCTAAACATATTATTTTAGATTCAGGTGAAGCTTTTTCAAAAAACCAAGTTCCTAAACCTTTCCAAACACCACTCTCAATTATATACTTTGGCTTCATTTTTTTTATTATATACCAAGATGCAAACATATGTGGTGATTTCATGCCGCCATCATTATCTTTAATAGGTCTTTCTTTATAAAGATCCCAAAATTCATTTAGATAAGATTTCATATCATCTTTATCCCAAATTTTAACAATATTCATTTTTTAATTATTTTAATTTTTCTAAGAGTAGATTATTACCATCCATACTTAGTATTTTATACTTATTATTATAAATTGTTTTTAACAAATTATCTTTACTATGAATATATTTATATGTAGTTATTTCATCATATGCTTTATAAGTATAGCAATTCTCAATATCACCAATCTCTATTCTAGATATTAGGATATATTTTATTGAAAATTTTAATATAAAGTCTAAAATATCATCAGCATTTGGTAAAACATCTAATAAAGCCCCCATGTGTACTAAATCATATTTTGATATAAAATCATAGTCTATATCATTAATATCCTTATTAATAAAAGTGTATCTTTCACTCCAAGTATTTTTAGCTGTTAAAATTGCTTCTTCGGAATAATCAATTCCCGTATAATATACATTTTTTAGATGTCGATTACATAGCTCTGAATAAACGCCAACACCACATCCTATATCAAGTATATTAAAATTATCATTGATATTTAATGTATTTATCAATTTTATAAATGAATACCAATGTGGTGGGTAGTTTCCATTCAATTCACTTATATTTAATTCTAATTGTTTTTTGAAAACTTCTTTAGATTTCCAACTATTTATATATTCCATATTTAAAAATAATTAAACATTAATGTTTTTGCACCGCTATTGAAGTGTATTGAGTTAAATTTGATCAACTTATTCAATTTATTACTATAGACATATGGTATTCCGTCTATCATTTGAATATTTTTTATACCATTTTTAAAATCGAAATCTTGATCAGGCACATTAACATTATGATCATATGTTGAATCATCGATAATAACCATCATCTCACCAACTCTACCAGGACCACCACCATCATCCGCATTATAATGAAATAATTCTAATAGTGTCATATCACAGACCCCACCTCCTAATCTATATTGTTGTCTTATAGTAAAATGTGATTTTATTTTTTGATATTTATATGAATTTTTATCCGAATATGTATCCAATAAAAGATTGCAAAAATTATTAATTCCATTAATTGTTATAAAGGATGATATAGCAGCAGTTCTGTGTAATAATGTAAAGTCATACTGTTTAAACTTCTTCTGATACTCATCATTCACATCAACATATAACATAACATCAGAGTCTATATAAAATGAAACATCTATATTTTCTCTATGCATGAATTCTTTTATTAAAAACCATCTTAAAAAACAAAATAGTTCAAAATTATATGGATTTGTGCTTAGATGCTCATATAGTGATGTGAATTTTTTAAAATCTTCATTAATGTAGTCATCAATTTTATAGAATTTAAATTTATTATTTTCTATATTAGGATTTTTATCTCCAATTAAAATGACATTATTTTTCTCTAATGCTTTTTTAAGACTATATTGTAAATAGTCGGAAACACCCATATGTACTAATATTACTGGTATCATTTTTTATTTATTTTTTTATAAAATTCTTTTTTGGTGAGAATATAATCATTTATATCATAATGTGTAGATGAAATAACAACCATAAAATCATCCCCAGTTAAAAACCGCTGTGAGTCCCAAACCATTTTATCTATAAAAACATGTTCTCCTTTTCTTAAAAGTATTTCCTCATTTTTATAACCATGATCTAAATAGACCATTATTTCTCCTTTAATACAAATTAGAATTTGTTGTGTATTATAGTGTGCATGCTCTCCTCTTAATCCATCTTTTGGTACGTCCGTTACTGTGAAAATTCTCTTAGGTAAAAATGGAAGATCAATAAATTCAAATGGAATTAAATATCCACCTCTATCATCATTAAAAATATTTAACTTATTTCCCATAATCAATTATTTTATTTACTATTAGATCTATATTCATATCATTTAAATTAGTGTGAAATGGTATACTAACTGTTTTACTACTAATCTCCTCCGAATGTGTGCAGTTAAATTTTACTCCTCGATTGTAAATAGAATTAGTGTGCTGACAGCTATAATGTATACCACACGTAATTCCGAATTTTTTCATATATTCTACAAATTTTTTATTATCATCTACCATAATTCTATATAGATGATCACTTGTATTAGACAGATTCAATCTCTCATTATAATAGTTTCTAATTTTCATTAGTGATAATTTATTATTATCAATCTTTTTGAGGTTCTCATTTGCTATATAACATTGTATTGAGTTCATGTACATTTTATACCCGGGAAATTTAATTACTCTGTCCCAATTGTTCTCCGCGAATGACATACCATTCATTACCGCCTCTTTTATCCACTTAATTTTATTATAATCATTTGATACAATTGTACCTCCATCGCAACTACCAACTGGCTTTGTTGGATAATGACTAAAAAACATTATATCATTTGGATTTGCCTCATTTTTAAATTGATCTTTATCAACTCTTTGTGCTGAGTCTATTACTTTATAATCACCAAAGTCATGTAGTATATATGATCCACCAATCCAATTAGTATCATCAATAAAATTTATTTTATTGCCAGATGTTATTAAAGCATTTAAAACCACCGGTGGTATCATACTTGGTACATTAACAGTTATATTTCTATTTAAAAATAAAAGAAATATAGCATTAGTCGCACTATTTATAGTGCAAGAATATTTTGCCCCAACATATGATGCAAATGATTCCTCAAACTCTGTTACTACTTTATCGTGTAACAGATTACTGAATATAGATGTATCTATATTATAATTTTCTAACTGAAAAAGATTTATCATTTTTTTATTTTAAATTTTGACATATCACCAACTGATTCAATCAATTCGAGATATTTATATATTTCTTTATAATTATGGTTGTCTAATCTAGATGAAAAGTCATGCACAAAAATCAAAGAACCATCATTAATAAAATTATTAACATACTTTGAACACTCAACTCTTGCCCTACCATCTATGAAAACAAAATCGAATTTTTCATATTCAAATGGCGCATTTATATAGTCTTTAAACTCATCATAAGTACCACAATTATAATTACCTTCTATATAAGGTAGGTTTGGTTTTTTTAAAACGACATCAACATTTTTAAAACTTTTACTCATATCTCTAACATTTTTATACCATTCTTCATCATGTTCTATTGATAAAATAAATTTGCAATTTTTAGATATTTCCAATGTTGAATAACCCGAACCATATTCAAGAACTCTGTCATCTTTTCCATTGTTTTTGTGAGCGGCAAGAAAAGCTCGAATACTAGAAAGTAAAAAAAGTGACTCTTCTGTACTCATAAACATATTAAATTTATTTTTTATCTACCTATTTTACAAGGTTATTTTTATCTAAACTTTTACTCAATTGATCGTTAAAATCATTTTTTAAGCTTTCCAAATCATTCTCTATTGACTCTGGATGTGTAAGTGTAAATTTAGTAGTATAACACTCACCTCTTACATTTGGTTTAAACTCATGAACACCCATATATTTATTCTCAATTTGTTTTTTAACATCATCATTACCAGTAACCCATGGTAAATAAACTTCATCATAATAATCATCTATGCAATTATCTCTACTTATTTTTGCTTTATAGTAAGATATCTTTGTCTCTACTTGCCTTGGAAAAACATAAGAATAGTGATACATTTGTACTCCTAAATTTTTATATATCCAATCAGATGGAACATGTTTGTTAATGATATTAGCTCCTTTGGGGTACATTATTGTAGGTGGTCTATGTGTTGCCCAAGTTGATCCTGGTAGAATTCTAAAAATTCTAAGAAAATTATCTCTATTTAACTCAAATCCTGTTAGATAGTTATCAAATCCACCATAGAAACTACAGCTTTGTATACCAACGGATGTTGGTTTTTCAACTTTTAGAAATTCTATAATTTTTTTAATATCCTCCGTTTTATATATCTCATCCGAGTCCAAATTCCAGATATAATCTATATCTTCTTTTAAATAAGGCATATATGCCTTACATTGGTCATCTTTTTCTTTGAATTGACCATGTACAATTATTATTTTATTATCCGGATCAGGAAATGAATTTAAAATATTATTGGTATTATCTTCCGAGGATAATTTTCCTCTTTGTTGCCAATATTCAACTGGTCCTTCTGATATAAGAATTTGTTCTGCAAAGGGATATACTTGCTCTAAGCATTGTTTTAAAACATAATCACCCTCAAAGACAATCATTCCAAAAGCTATTTTCATAATTTATATTTTTTTGTAACATTTTTTATTTCTTCAAAGTATTCATCATGTATTCTTTTCACCTGTGGTATATCAAATACCTTAAAGTTTAAAGTATGGTCTGGATAATTACCACCACTTGGTAAATAACTATTATCAGAAACGTTAAATGATATTCTTGAAAAATGATTAAATAATAATTTCTGTAGATTCCCCTCCCAAATTATTATATTTTTTGTATCCAAATTTGACCAATCATAAAGTCTATGATGCCAAGGTGCGGAATGTGCAAATGTCTTATCAGCAACACAAATATTATTCGGGTACATCATAGAAAATGCCTCTAAATATTTCTGATCGTAACAAGTTGCTAAATGTGGATATTTTTTGTAAAAAACAGCATCATGCCACCAATCCAAGCAATGTCTACCTATAACGTCATTTTTGAAATAAACAATACCAACATTATATCTACCATCTATTGTATTTGAGTTCTCTGGTATGTGACGATGTCTTATTATACCAACAGAATTTTCACCAATTTCATCATACATAATTTGTATATCGTCATATAAATATATATCAGCATCTATATATGATAGATTTTTAGGTTTTTTATTGATTAAAATATAGTATGTAAAATACGAAGCTAGCATCCAAACAAATTCTCTATATTCTACTTTTCTATATTCAGATAAATCGGAGTTTTCGTTCATTAAGTTTTCTAAACTTATTGGATAAATATTATACTCATTAATTTCAGATATTTTATCATGTGTTTTATCATCTAAACATAAATAATATAATATAAAATCTTCTTTAGATGTTTTTTTAAGAGATTCATATAATGATAATCCAAGAGGTAAATAATTATAGTCTGATAGTGTTGTGAAATGTTTCATTTATTAAATTGGATTTCTGTGATGTAGTGTTATTTGACCATAGGTATCATTAGGAAAATCATTTTTCATACCATCTCCCCATTGTGATATTAGTTTATGTGGTTCTATATTATATTTTTTACATAATAGTGACCATATAGACTGATCGTGTCTATGATCTTTAAATACATCATAATTTTTATTTTCACTAATTAAATCAGTTATTATTCTTTCATCTTGAGCATATTCTAAATACTCTTTAACAAGACTAACTGTGAAATTATTTTTTATTATCCAAATATAAGTAGCTTCTCTTTGAGAAGATTCTGTATATTTTGGCTCATCAAGATCCATTAATACAAATGTATCTCTTTTGGTATATACACTTTCTATAAGTCCTTTTAACTCAAAAGATAATATCCCATTTGGATCTTTTAAGATTAAATCGATTAGTGGTTGTGGTGAGTTTTGATAAAATGAACCAGAATCAGAATAAACTAATAGGTCTCCATTTTCCATTCTTTCTAATGTTTTGGAAATAAAGTATGGTTTCCATAACCAAAATCCAGCACCTCTTGATTGAGATAAGATATTTTTATTTTTATAATAAAAATCAGGATCAATATCACCAAGCGAATATGAGATAACCTCATCAAATCCAAATTGTTTAGCAGAGTCTGAACAATATTTCTGTGCTTGTAGATATCTACCGTTTGCGTAATTAATATGATACTTTTTCACATTATTCAAATATTTTATATAAGAAAGACTTTATATTATCTAACTTATTCTCTTCTGGTATTATATTACCAGGTAACCAATCTGTTTTCAACATTTCTAAATATTTATCATCATTATTATCTAATTCGATAATATATTCAATCATATTACCAGTATATCCAAAATCATAGAAATTAATAAATGATTTAGTATTAAACTCCTTACCAATTAGTGGATTACCCCAATATACCGGAATTGAATTAACAGTCATTGGTTGCATTATCTTCTCAGTTGTGTATCCTGGGTGTTGAGGTCGATAAGCATTATTTTCAAAAGCTATTGAAAATTTATATTCTGATTGAAATTTTAATTTATCATCAACAATATATCCAATATTATTCATCCATCTTCCACCAGAATCTACTTTTTTATATTTAGATAATTGTTGAACAAAGGTATTTCGTTCACTACAATTTCCATTTGAAGCTACAAAGTTGCAAAACTTTCTTTTAGCTAAAGATTCATCTATAACTTTAGGTCTTATCAATTCATAATATCCATCATATAATAAATAATGTGGTAGTCTATAATTTCTCGGATCATTTAAATAGTCAAATGAAAACGACCATTGACAATATCCTAAAGTTGGTGCAATATTTTCACCAGTATAAAATATCTTGGTACATCGATAACTTTGATGGTGATTTCCAAATACCGAAAAGAATAAATAATCAGGTTTATCGGATATCTCAACATCAAATTCCTCTTTTAGAAGATTATAAAAGTAATTATCTGTTTTATTAAACCCACCCCAAAAATCGGAAAAATCTATTTTAATTTTCTTTTTCATATTCTTTCTAAAACTGGCATATTTTTTCTCTTATTCCAAGTATCTTCATCTTCTTTCCATTTAGCATGATATTGAACATCTAATTGGTCAGCTCTTCTTTTACCAGCCGCATGATGTAAGTGTTCGAATACAATTGTATCGGTCATTCTCTCATCAATTAATAGATTCATATCTTTTAAATTTATGTATAACTCACAGTCAGAATACATATGAGTATATACCGGGCTATAGATTGTTTTATTTAATTTCTCAAAACACCCCCAAGTCATAATTGGAATAGTAATAGCCGGATATTGCATGTTAGAAGAATCTGGTAATTGATACCCATCTCTAACCATTAAACCACCTTCTCTATTTTCTAATTTAGAAGTTAGATACTCATCCCAATTTTGTGGAGGTAAGAAGTCATCTGAGGCGAAAACAACAATATCACCAGATTGACCTTCAGTTGTAGAAGATAGTTGATAAGATGGATAACAAACGCCAATTTTATCAGTATTAACTGTGATAATACGAAATTCTTGATTATTAGATTTAAAATATTCTTTTATAATATCGGAGTGTGACTCGATATTAACAGCGATATGTGTTTTAATATTACTTGGATTTTTAGATCTACCAATCCAATAGGGATGCATTTGTTTAAATGCATCTGGTCTTATAGTGCACCAGAGTATATGAATCATTAAAATTGACTAATTTTAATAATTATACATTATTATGAATATTTAGTTGTTAAATCTTTTGAATAATTGTAGGTACTGAACCCAATTCAAGAACTTTACTTTTATCTAATAAGAATTCTATATCGTAGAAATTAAAGTGAAAAGTCATTGTAAATTCCTTTGAACTAACTTTTTGCTGAGCATAGTCAAATTTATTTTCACTTAGATTTTTCAATACTATTTCTCTAAATGATATTCTATAAATTCCATCTCTATGTATATCCACTGCAGTTATTGTAAATGGATTAACATATAAATGATCTACATCTAAATAATGTTTAGATAGAATATCAAATATTATCCAGTAGTTAATATCAGCATCAACTGATGCAAATGTTATAGATATTTCATGACCAACAATGTCCTGAATATTTTTAGCTGGTTTATACATTCTTTCCTTACCTCTTATAAGAAACTGCATAGGTAAATCGAAACTAATACCTGGAAAGCTAACAGCTTTTATTGTAGAATTAAGATAATCTAAAACGTTTTCATATTGAATCCAATTTTTCTCGAGTATTGGATTATATGATTCTATTATTTCCGCTGGTATAAAATCAGGGGGTAAATTAAATACAAATTGACTAGATTGACTACTTAATCTCATGTTCTATATATTATTTTTTTCTTTTAGCCGATGATTCAGTAGTAATAGGGACTTTTTTTCTAGTAACTATTGCTATTTCTTGTTCTTTTGGTGGATCTATAATCTCTGGATTAATAACATCATTTGATTGTATATTTAGAACTCCAGTACCTATCAAGTCTGATAAATTACCATCTCCTAGACTAGTAGATTTATCAAGTATTGTATAAAGTCCAGTATATATAACATTTGTTATTCCTTGATTAGTTGTTGTTATATAAAATATTGTATTTCCTGATTTATATATTTTTTTTAAATCTTGAAATTTATTTTCATTGACTCTAAATTGACACATTCCTAGTCTAGCAACAGTTTCATTTGAAAAATATTGTGTAAATTCAATAACAGAATCAGTATTTTTAAATACTAATTTTAAATCGTTACAATTAGTTAAATCTAATGGTTCTAATTGATTACCATTTGCATATCTATATGCTATAATGAATTTATAGATATTATCAAATGGTTTGATTCCTATTTTTAAACCACCTATATAATGATAGTTTTCTATTTTATTTTTTAAAACCTTGTTTAAAGATTGGTTAGAATAACAAGAAATACTATAATAAACCACTGGTGATTTTTTATAGTTACCTAAGGATAATAATTCTGGTACTGGGACTTCAATTGAATTTTCAGGCATTGCTGATTTTCCTAATTGATCAATATGATATTTATCATATTGATTTTTAGAATATATTTTTGGCTTAAACGCGTTTCTAATATTTATTTTTTTCCTATTAATTAAATATTTAGAAAGTTGATCAGGTCCCATGCCATATGCACCTTTTCTGATTACTACATTACCGTCACTTTTATTAATTAATTTCATTTCAACATCAATAATAGATGTTGTTGTTGAATATTTAATTATTGGACGATATTCTATTATTTCAGTGAAATCATTTTCTACTCGATATGTTAGACTTTTACCTTTTATATTTTCTTCAAAAACGGTTATTGTAAATTCTAGGTAATAATATTTTCCAATTTTTAATGAACTATCAATAAATTCTACAAATTCTTCAAAACTATTATTATATGTTGCGTTTATCTCAAAATAGTCACCATTTTTAGATTCCTGAATATAAATTCCTAATGCCTCTAATTGAGGTATTTGTGGTATTTGTAAAGTATTTTTCTGAGTTGTTAAATAATTTTTAGTAGATCCTATTTGTGTTATTTTAGTAATAAATCTAAAATCTATAAAAATAGGAGATGTTTGAGATAACCCATCACCATCAGTTAAATAATAATTTAAACTTCCTGGCTCAGCATATCCATCCTCTCTTTGTAATGCAACCGAATAAACTGATGGAATATTTAATTCAATATACTTATTCCAAGTTTTATCCTCGTAAAGTAGTGGTGAGACAAATGTTTGTAATAAATTTGATGTTGTAGAATCTGTTGCATCAAAGAAGAAATTAGAAATTTCAAAAAATTTATTATTTCTATAGTTGTAAGTATAGAGTCTTAAATATATTCCTTGATATTCACCAAATATATAATTCGTTGGAAAATAAATTTTTAATCTATCATGTCTAACAGCTGGTGAAACATATTGATTAACACTAAGAAAGTTATATTTATTTGTATCAATTTTGGCATATTTATTCATTGAAGAATCAATACTAAATAATTGATAGTCTTGTATATTATTAGTAATAGATGAATCTGAAGCCATATAAGAATTAATTAAATCCTTAGAGTTCTTTAATATCTTATATGGTTCTAAAATTACATTAGTGGAGTCATAAGACCATTCTAAAAGAATATCTCTATGTAATTTTTTAAATTCTGATTTCATCTAAATTATTTATTATTTTTTACCACCTTTGGTTACCTCATTATTAGATGGATATTTAATTGATGAGTCTCCAGGTGTAGTATTATTATTTTGAATAATATTTGATTTCAATGTGTTATTTTTTGTATTAGTTTTATAAATCTTATTCTTTTTTATTAAATCAATATCTTTATTTTTTGGTAAAAATTCACCAATAGATACATCTTTTTCAGATAGGCCAATACCTTTAACATCTCTTTTATTTGAAAGACCTGAATTTATATAATCAGATAAATCTTTTCTTAATTCCTCATAATATTTAAGATCTATTGTTAATTTTTTTGTAAATTTATACAATGGATCATTTTTACTTGGTTGTGTTGTATAATACAATTGTATAGCATTAATTGGTTCCATATTAAGTCCTTTGAAATAACCTAATACAAGGTTAATTTTATCTATATTTAAATTTGGAGAAGATTTTGGCATTACTGGATTTGTAGATTTTAAATCTTTTATATCCTTTAATTTATTTACTATTTTTTCTGTTTTAATAATACCATACTTTAATAAAAGAATCTCTAATGGCTTTAAATCTTTAGGACTTTTATAATCTTTCTTATCACTACCTAATTCTATTGCAATTTGAGATGATAACCATCTAGGTTTAAATGAAAATGATGATCCAGAAAATCCTGATCCATTTTTAATTTGTTGATTTGACGCACTATCAATTGGGTTTGTATTAACTCCTTTAGGAATATTTGAATTATCATTTAAAGTTTCTTTAACTGATTCTGTTATATCTATTGGTGGTTTAATCTCAATTTGTTCTAAAACTTTTTGTTTTTGTGTATATTCATTCTCAATTTTATTATTATTAGTTAATGAATCCCAAGGTAAAAAGAAAGAGCTATAAATGATTTGTTTCAAACCATCAGCATCAATACCTGTTATATAAAATAGATCAAATCCTGAATTAGATATTTCTTTAATATCAAAATACTTACCACTACCAATTTTAAAAACAATATTACCATTCTCTAGATCATTTTCTGATGAATCTTTATAGATATCAAACTCTAAAGTTTTTTTATCATTTTTTATTACCATTTTTATATTTTCTAATGTTGTTAAATCGTATGGAAATGGATCTTTGTCACTAACTTTTGTTATTTCTATTTTTATTATATTATCAAATGGATAAATATAAATTACTGATTTATTAGATGGTATATGTGGTATTTTATTATACATAATTTCAGCATTATTATTTGTAAAATAATAATTATTTGAAAATAAATTAAATGGTAATTTTTTCAATGTTAAAATTGGTTTTGTACCAAAAGGATCTGTTCCTGTGTTTGGAAGAATAGTAGATTTAACATTAATAACCTCTTGTTTTTTAGAACCTTTTAAATTTATTTTTGTAGAACTCTTTGAATATTTAGATATATCTCCTCCACCACCAGAACCATTAGCAATATTTAATCTATCATTTGGCTCACTTCCCATCTTAGAGCCACCACCTTGTAACATACCATAAGATGCTTTTCTTTCAATGAAAGATCCATCAGAATTATCTATTAATCTAAGTGTTACATCAATTACAGCAGTAGTAGTTGTAAATTTTAAAATAGGTCTATATTCGATTTCATCTCCAAAATCTTCATTGATTATAAAAACATTACTTTTTGTTTTAACATTTTTTTCATATAAATCAACTTGAAATTCCGCATAATATCTATTACCAGCATAATATGATTCATCTATAAAATTCTCATATTCAGCAATATTACCATTATATGTTCCATAAATTAGGAAAAAATCACCTTGTGTTGATTCTTCAATTTTAACTCCAAGTTTTTCAAACTCTGGAGTTTGTGGAACAACCACTGTTTTTTTTGATGAAAGATTAAAAAATTTACTACCATTAACAGTGTCAATACTATTAATAAAATTAAAATCAATAAATATTGGTGAGTTTTTAGATAATCCTAATCCATCAGTTAGATTATAATTAATTGAATTTTCTTTAGTTAGATTATTTACTCGTTGATCTGAAACTTTAGTAACTGAAGGTATTTGAACTTTAACATATTTACCCCATTGTTTTTGATTTATTATTTGAATGGGTGATGAATATTCTAATTTATAATTTTGCTCTATATCTGTTATATTGAAAAAAAAGTTTGTAAGCTCAATTATTTTTGTATTATCATAGTCATAAGTAAAAACTCTTAAATAGAATCCTTTATAATTTTCAAATGTATAATCTATTGGTATATGAACTTTGATAATATCATATCTAATCGGAATAGATGTTGCAAAATTTCTAACTTGTAAAAATGAGTGACTTTCACTAACGGTGTTTGGTAAAGTACTTAATGGGATCTTACCATATCTACCTTGAATATTATCAATTTGATAAAGTTGATTGTATAAGTCGTTATTTGTTTGTTTATAACCTCTTGGAGTAGGTCTAATTTCATCACCTGATACAAAACATTTAATATTAGTTTTAGTGTTATATAAGATGTTATATGATTCTCCAATAAGATTAGAGTCGTCATAAATATACTCTATTAATATAGTAGGATCTATATTAAAATACTTTGAAATTTTCATCCAAGAACTTTTTTTGGATATATATTAAAAAACCTCTCTTATGAGAGGTTTAATTTTTTAATATATTCTTGAACTTCATTCTTTATTTCAGATTCATTCATTTCCGGATATCTTTGTTTTATATCTCTGAACAATTGAGTTTCATCCTCTTTCAATTTGTCAATATTTTTATTGAGGTTATTAATAAAAGTTTCGCTATTATTTATTTCTGATTCTAACTCCATCATAATTTTTAGAAGTTGAGACTTTGCCATTTCTGGATCATTTATCTTGTTTTCATCTAGCTTTGTTTTTAGTTCATTTAAATCAACTGATTTTTCTTCTAAAATCGTTAAAATATCTCTAATATTTTTCTCATATGATGAAATATTATATTTAATTGATAAATATTCTTTTCTAATATTTAAAGCTCTTTTTAAGAAAATTTCTTGAATCATTCTATAGACATATTTTTTGGAGGCTCTGGTTCCTTACCTTCTTTTAACATCCTATTTTTTGGAGGTGATGGTGGTGGAGGTATTGTTTTTTTAACGGTAGGTTTCCTTTTACTTTTTACCGGTGTTGGTAATCCTTCATTTAAAACTTCTCTATCTTCTTTTTTAACTTCTGGTATTTCTCTATCTTTAGAATCTTTTGTTGATTTTTTAACTTCCGTTTTACTTACTCCATTTTTTTTATCAATCATTGATTTAATCTCTTCAATTATTCTATCTCGAATAATAGATGGATTTCTTAAAATACTATTGGTAAATTCATCCGCAAGATATTCGATAATAGAAATCTCATAAGAATCTTCCATCATTTCTATAAAATCAAGTCTTGGTATTTTACCATCAATTTTTAAATTTATTTTAAATTCCGTATTTCTTTTAACATTTCTAAACATTGTTATAACTGGATCTTGAACTTCAAATCTTTGAACTGGCTCAGAATATGTTTGATTAGGTTTAACATATTCTCTACTTGCTTCTACTTGTTGAACATTATTAACAGTTAAGTTATCAATTTGTTTTTCTGGTTGAGGGTCCAAAATTCTAGAAAATTTTTCATTTTGAATTCTCACACTCTCATCAACTGATGTAGCACCATATTTTCTTTTCAATTCTTCAACTTCATCTATCGGGTCATCAATAATTATTGCACTCTCACTTGAGAGAGGTAAATTGTTATTATTATAAGACGAACTAACATCTAAATTTCTATTATCATCAGGTAATTTACTCAAATCTACATTTTTTATTTTATCAGCAAAAGCATTATATGTATATTGATCATTAAAAAATTTATTTGGATCTACTATATCTTCTTTTGTATTTTTTGGTGAAAAGCTTTCATTTAAAGAATTATTAACTGGAATAAATAATTTATCATTTGCTAATAAATTTACATCTATTTTTTGTTTATTTGATGTGATAGCAATATTCTGATATTGATCAATTATTGTAAATAACTCGCCTGTTAATCTATTTTTGAAAGTTTTGTTTGAAAAATCCATATTTATCTTTATGTTTTATAATTTTATATACTATGTATTTTAAAAAGTTTAAATAAAAAAACCCACATTAGGTGGGTTTTTTATTATTTAATATACTAATTAAAAATCGGAAAAGAAGTCATCGTCTTCACCTTCAGTTGATGGTGATTTTGTTGTGGTTATTGACTCTTCAAGGTCAAAATCTTCGGATGTTGGTTTTGATTCAGATTTTGATGATAAAAAACTCTGTGAAGATTTACCAGTCATAAAACCAATAATTTCATTAATTTTACCTTGTTGTGTATCATCTAACTTTTTAGGACCAAAGTCTTCTAAATTATGCTCACGATCCATTAAGAATTCTTTAACAGTTGTTTGAGCCTTTGGATCAATTTTACCATCCACAAGAGGAGCATTTTTGAAAACACCTTTGTCTTTAAAGTAGATCGGAAGTGAGGTAGTTTCAGGTCTAAACATTGACATTTTATAGTCTGGATATGTTTCATCACCAGTTTGAATTTCTTTTACAAGTAAAACAAAATCTTTACCTGCTGAAAGGTCAAATACATTACAACTTACACCAGAAATTTCACCATTCTTTTCAGCTGAAATTTTATCTTTAATAGTTTTACCATATTGGAAAGTCATAATTCTACCTACCAATTCTGGTTGTTGTTCATCTTCTAATACTAGAACATAAGAATAGTATTTCTTAGAATACTTTAACATTTTAGCTCTTTCTTGAAGAATTGCATTTTTAGAATTTGTCATTTGATAATATAGATCACTTAATGCGCATTTCTCACCAAAATTTTTCGGACTATCAAAATATCCTGAAAGTTCTTTTTGATTTTTAATATCAACATAGTGAGCTATTTTCTCAATAGCTGATTGACCTACTTTACCATCTTTTGTTAAATTAGGAAGAAAACGAACTACCGAACGGTATCCTTTTTTCTTATCTTTTACTTTTGTTAAATCAATACGATAAATACCATCTGTATTGGTTTTTGTTTGTTCGTTCAAAAAATCCATTTTTGAATCTAAATTGCCAAATAAATCATCATTTAATTCGCCCATAATTTCATTTAATTTTTTTATTATTGAACTACCTTTTGGATAATTCAATTAAATATTATATCTTTATAGGTTTAAAAAGTTTATTTAATTAGAGATTTATTTTAAATTCACTTCCATCCGGTCTTGAATAGATTATGCTTTTTATTTCTTTAACATTATATTTATAATCAGGGTCAATATATTTCCCACCTTTACCCTTTTTAATAAAAGATAAAGTGATGTGTGGTATATACTCTGAATATTGATTAGAGTTTGGAAGATCTGATAATCTTTTATTTATTTCTTTCAGTTGTTGAGTTAATTTAACACCTAACTTAACAACATCAAAATTATTATTTGTATCAAATATAGAAATTCCATTAATCTCAATTTTAAAATCATCTTCTGTAAATCCCTTAAAACATTCTAAAATTTGTTCATCGGTGACTTCAGGTAGAATACCATATAGTAATGTTAAATGTGGTCGTGGTTGTAATCCGTAGTTTTTACCATCTTCTTCATAGATGTCATCTTCAACAATTGATTCTAATAACTCATCCCAATTTTCAAAATTGAAATCTATCATAACACACCCTGCACCGGTATATTTTTTAGATTCTTTAATAAATTCTAAATACGTTTTCATCATAAACTATTTATTAAATTTTAAATAGAAAGATTGTGAATTTATCTAAAATATTTTTATGTATCGGTATTCTATTTCTTGCGCAAATAATTACTTGGTTTCAAATGTTTGGTCAATTTAAATATGATTTTTTTAAAAATAATATTTTTCTAGTTTGTTTAACAGGCATTCCTATTACTTTGATGTATTATTATTCTACAAAATTTGGAGTTGAAGGATTCGGAAATTTTTGGTCTTTAAGAATTCTACAATTTGTAATGGGTATTATTATATTTACTACATTAAATTACTATCTTATAGGAGAGGGTATAAATACAAAAAACACAATCTGTTTAGGATTGTGTTTTTTAATTGTTTTAATTCAATCTTTTTGGAAGTAATTATTTATTTTGAAATTTTATATTTTTAACTGATACTTTAAAAGGACTTTTTAAGTGTTTCAAATTCCAAGATGGAACAAAAGACTTATTTTTCTTTTGAAAATCTTCATATGATTCGATTCCCGAATCAACAAAATTCTTTTCAGATCCTAAATTAGCACCTTTAAGCTTTGGAACTCTATCATCAATTGTTGTTGATTTAGTTGCTTTTCTAATCTTTTCTAATTGCTTAACAGTTGATTCTCTCGGTAAAGCTCCTTCATTACTTGGAATTTCATCAGCTGATACAACATTTATTGTACCATCCTCATTAAATTTAAGACCAAAAGCAACAACTTTACGATTACCAGTTACAGGAATGGTTTTCCCTTTTAACATTTCAAAATCATCAGTTTCCTCAAAATCAGGTCCAAATGATTTAACAGCAGATGTATTTCTACCGTTAATAGATAATGATATTCTGAAATCAAAACTTTGACCAACATTACCATTTATCATTCTTTCTATTGATCTTGGTAAGAGTTCAAAAAGCTCCTTTTTTGCACTTGATCCGTAATTTACTCTACATCCTGTTATTTCCATAATTAATTATTAATTTATATCCTCTATATATTAAAATTTACTTTTTATTTTAAATACAGAATCGTCAGTAACTCTTCTTCCTAATAGGTCATAATAATAGTTGTCAATTATAGATTTCTCAGTATTTACTGGTATAATATCAAAATAATAATATTCACCATTATAATCTAATTCAACAAGTCTGAAATATGTTATGTTACTTTTGGGTTCGAAGATTAATTTTCTATCATAATATCTATCAAATGATGAATATCCAGCGGCTTTTAAATCACAAATATCTTCAAATATATCAGCATCAATAGATGATTGAATGATAAATTTATCAGTATTTGATTCTGATGATGTAGTAAATTTAACATGTAAATTATTATCATTATAATTAACATCAAAATATTTAAGAACAATTGGTAAGGGCCCTATATCTAGGATAACTATACCATCTAAATCATATCCATCACTTATGAAATTAAAATCTGAAAATTTAGATACATCACTTATATCTACGATTTTTACATACATCATAGAATCTAATCCAGTTTCTGACAGATTAAATACTGTATTATTATTTAAACACGTTTCACCTAATAGAAAAAAATTTACATTATCTTTTGATATATAAACATTTGCTTCTTCATTATAGACTCCACAACTTGTATATCCATAAGTTGTTTCATAGATATTTAATGTTGTTATAGGTGTTATCTCAATTTTATTTGAAATTTTCAAAGTAATCTCACCACCAAATCCTAAAGATAAAAAGTTAATAATACCAGTTTCAATATCAGTATTTTGTGGCATACCTAAAGCATTATTTACATTTGATCTATTTATTGGAACAGATGTTCCAATATTTGTTAAACCTTGGTTAAAATCACATACCTCATACCCATAAAAGGTTTGTGAATATGAAGCTAGACTAAACAAAGATAATATTAGTATTAGAATATTTTTCATAGGTATTCTTAATTTTTATTGAAAGCCTTGTATAATATACAATTTCCATCATATACTATATATTTTATTATTAAATAGTAATATTTTTATTTGTGAGAAATATTTTGTATTTTTGCTTTGATTATGATAAAAAAGCATAGAAATATAGAACATCTAAATTCACTAATATTTGGAGCTATTGAAAACGATAGATTGGATGAGTTGCGCCATTATATGCAGCAAACGTTAAAGAAGCATAACAGCTTTAATTGAGATATCTTTAAAGCATAAAGATTTTAAAACTGTTGTTACTCAATATATTCGTGAATATAAACTAAGTAAAATATTATGAACTGGATACAATTTTCTGGATTTGAAAAATTTGAAGTTTTGGAAAAATTTAAAAATTTTAAAGAAGTAAGAAATAAATGGTCAAGCTACTCTACATATTATTATTCTATTAAAATAAAATGTCCATCTAATATACATTTTATTGGATTGAAAGGTAAAAAATTCAAAGACGTTATCTATAAGATAGATAATGTTTTTTATAACGCAAAATTTTCTATTTCTTCTATAAGAGGATTATCTGATAATAGAGACCATAAAATTATTAAACTTGAGGTAGATGCGTTAGAAGTGACTGAGATTAAATCTCAGATGATTTTAAGAGACTTAAAACTTTCTGACTTATTTACATTATAAATGTGTCTAACTATTAAAAAACTATGAAAAGCGAAATTAAAATTGAATTCTCAAATAATAAAGAACTAAAGAAAGTTATTCAAAAGGCTTATTTTGAAGAAGGGTATCTTGGTAAGTTACTAACACAACATAATTATGTTGAAATTACTCCTGAAGTGGATGACATACTTTATACTGTTGTTAAAGGACTTAATAATGCCACTATTAAAATCATGAATAATGATTTAATCGATGGTTCATGTAGATTCATAGTTGATGATACTGGTGAAAATCCTAAAATTTATCCAATATCCATGTATTGTATCGTTGATGATAATAAAAAATATATTTTCTACTAAGATGTATCAGAAATTTGATTTTGAACAAATAAATCTTGTTCCACGGAAGTGTGTTGTTAATTCAAGAAGTGAATGCGACACTTCAGTAAAACTTGGAAATTTTAAATTTAAAATTCCGGTTATTCCAGCTAATATGGAATGTGTTATCGATGAAAATGTAGCTATAAAACTAGCAGAAAATGGTTACTTCTATATAATTCATAGATTTAAAATTAATCCTGTCATTTTCACTTTCCAGATGAAAACACTGGGATTAGTATCATCAATATCACTTGGTGTTAATGAAGATTCATATAAAATTGTAGATGAATTTAAATCCACTTTTCTAGAACCAGATTTTATAACAATTGATATTGCTCATGGCCATTCCGTAAAAATGGAGAAAATGATAAGATATATTAAAGAAAATCTACCAAACACTTTTGTAATTGCAGGAAATGTTTCATCTAGTACCGCTGTAATGGAACTTGAAATTTGGGGAGCTGATGCAGTTAAAGTGGGGATCGGCCCGGGATGTTTTATTCCGACATCAGAAGTTAAAACAATCGAAGGATTAAAGTCTTTACAAAATATTTTAATCGGGGATTCAGTTCTAACACATAAAAATAGATATAAGAAAGTTATAGATAAACATATTTATTATGGAGAACAAGAATTATTAAAAATTAATAATTTACCACCTTGCACTGAAACACATGAATTTTATGTTATTGAAAAATCAAAAAGAGAATTAGTAAATGATGAAAATTTATCAGAATTTGCATTTTGGGTTAAATCAAAAGACTTGGATAAAAATAAACACCTTTTGATAAAGTGTGAATAGGAAGAATGGTGTTCTTAATATATAAAATATGAGAATACTAATAGAAATTAGAGTAGATGGAAAAATAATTTCAGAAATAAATGAAAGTGGTGGATTATTTTTTATTGATGGTTTAAAAGTTAAAAGGTCCAAATGTAAAGTTGAGATTGTGTGTAATTCATGTAAAAAATCATCAATTTGGAATTCAATTCCAGCTAAGGAATATTTAATTAAGAAAGAATTTTTATGTAGATCCTGTCGCCAAATTGGTGAGAAAAATAATCAATTTGGTAAAAAATGGAAAGAAGATAGAAAAATTAAAAGAAGTAATCAAATGTCAGGTAAAAAAAACTATATGTTTGGTAAATCATTTTATGATGTTTGGTTAGAGAAATATGGTGAGGAAGAGTCACTTAAACTTTTAGAGGAACATAAGAATAAATCAAAAAAAATAGGACAAGAAAATGGAATGTTTGGTAAATCATTTTATAATATTTGGTTAGATAAATATGGTAAAATTATAGCAGATAAAAAACTTATAGAATTTAGATTAAATAAGTCAAAATGGTTATCAGAACATCCAGAGCATCATCGAAATATGATAATAAATTCACATCTAAAAAAATATAGAAAAACATCAATAGAAAAAAAAGTTGAACAATATTTAAAGGAAATAAATATTGACTTTAAATATAATTTTATTTTAAATAATCTATATCAATTTGATTTTTTTATAAAAGATATAAAATTAATAATAGAGACACACGGTGATTATTGGCATGCCAATCCATTATATTATTCAGATGATGATTCTTCAAAAAGAAAACTAAATGAGACTCAAAGATATAAAGTTAATCTTGATGAACTAAAATCAAAATATTCCATTGATAATGGATATAATATTTTGTGTATCTGGGAAACAGATATTAAAAATAATAATTATAAAAAAATATTAAAAAATTATGGAATTTATTGAAATAGAAAGTATTGAAAAAATAAATTATATTGGAGAAGTTATTGATTTAAGTGTTGAAGATGATGAATCATATAATATAGAATGTGTAATTGTTCATAATTCAGCATGCACAACTTGGCCATCTACTGGATTCGGATCAAGAAATTGTCAAGCATCAACTATTCAAGATTGTTCTAGGGTGGCTAAAAAACCTATTATCGCAGATGGTGGTATTAGAGTACCTGGTGATATTTCAAAAAGTTTAGTTTTAGGAGCAACCATGGTTATGGTTGGTGGAATGTTATCAGGTTTTAAAGATTCACCTGGGCATCTTGTTAATGTTGATGGAAAGAATAAAAAAGAATTCTGGGGATCTGCCTCACAGTTTCAATCTGGGAAATCTAACCGGATTGAGGGAACTAAATTACTAATCGACTATAAAGATCGTTCTATTTTAGACGAAATGAAGTATCTGGAAGAGTGTATTCAAAGTTCTATATCTTATGGTGGTGGAACTGATTTAAGTTGTTTTAATCAAGTTAAATGGATTTAAACCAAAGTCACTCTATAATCACCAAAACTATAATTATAACTACTAAATCCAAATCTATTACAAACTAATTCAAAAAGCTCTTCAGCGTTTTCAGTAACTTTACCATCGTAGCTTGTAGAATCAAATTCTATTGTTACTTCAACTGGACCGTCTGAACGAGAAGGTTTATAATAATCAAAATATAGATTAATTAATCCATATTTTTCAAAAATTTCTTTCAAATCTTTTTCATCTGGCCATTTAAATTTTTCATCTAATTTCTGATCAGGTTTTGAAAAATAAAAAGCTAAGTATATGAATCTAGCATCACCTTGATTATTTAGTGGAGGAGAAGTTCTAAGTTTCATATCATACATTGTCCAATCTTCATCTTTTAATCTACCAAAAACTGATTGCATTTGGTTATTAATTAATAAGAAATCTGAATAATCTTTTATATCTCGAAATACCATAATAAAATGACCTCTAATCAAACTTCCAGTATTTACAATTGGTTTAAACCCTAAATAGTTTGAATTCTTATCAATATAGTCTTGATGTGTCATATCATCAATTGATGATTTAAATAATATATTTCTATCATCATCTAAAAAATCTTGCACAGAATCAATAATAATATCCACGTCATTTTCTTGAGAATGTGACTCTTTAATTAGATTAAATCTTTTTAAGTGTTTCATAAAAATTCTTCAATTAATTTTAAATATTTATTTGATTCAATATTTGAGTTGCAATCTCTTAAAATTTCTTTTAAAATTTCAATATTTTTTATTCCACTAAGTATATTTTTAAGATATAATGCACCATCTATTGTTAAATTATCTATTATTTTAATATCACATGGTTTAATTTCAAAAATAGATTCAGAATCTATTTTATTTTCAATCATACTATATAGAGCTTGAATTTTTGTATAATCATCAAAGAAATTTGTAATATCGGATTTCCAATTTTTATTTTTTTCAACAAATGTTTTAGTATTGGATTTCATTAAATTATTATGAAATCCAATTATCCCTGGTCTCATTATCATTGAACCTATATCAATCGGTGAAAGAATATTTAATTTTATTTCGAATGCACCATTATGGTTGTCAGAATAGATATATGCATCAAACGTGTGTTCTAATATGTCAGCTTTTGTAAGATATTTTCTGACAAATTTATATTCATTTAAACTTTCAAATTGAATATTATCACCATAAATCGATAGATAGAATACAGAATTTATATTAGTATAGTCCTGTTTAGGTGAAATTTTTAAATTCAAAAATTCAGAGTCAAAGTCTTCTTTTAGAACGTTGAAGACCATGATTGTAGAATCTGGAAATATAATACTACATTCTTTTATTAAAAATGGTTCATTTATTCCAGACATCCAATCACCATCCTTTCCACTAAAAAAAATATCAGCTGCCAATCTTACAGAGTTTTCATTTACTGAATTATATCTTTTTAAATGCTTCATACTTCCAATACAAATTGACCTCTATATGGTTTAAAATCCTCTTTTTTCATAACCGTAATAACAGTTAATGTGAATTCATTATCACCTGGTTCTAATTGACAAACAATATTTAAATTATTACTTTTTTTACGAATAACAAATCTATTTGGTTCTCCTTCTCTAACACCACGAGTAGGATAATCATCCTCATTTTGATAGATATCAAATTTATCTTGCATAAGAGCAATTGTTATTTCCTCAACTGATGCCTCAATAGTATCTAATATCTCATCTTTTGATATTCCAGCTTCAATTTTACCATCAGTATCAGTCACACCATGTCTATATTGTCTAGAAAGAGCATGACCAACAGCTTCAACATCAATTCTTATTTCAACAGGTTGTTTAATATCTCCTATAAATTTAGGTGGTTTTGTGTTTCTATCTAATGACTTCTGACTTATGTATCCTGGTCGAATTGCTTCTGATATCTGTTTAAATGATTTTAAATGTTTCATAATTTATATATTAATTATTAAAATAAAAATTGATACCAATAACCTTAGTATCTAAATCCCACTCATTTATACATGGCCAAGCACCCACACAATCAAAGTTTGATCCTTTATCACCCGGAAATTTAAGACTTTTGGATAAGTCAAAAGCGTCAATATCTTCAATATAATATCCATTAGATTGAAGATATTCTATTAATCTATCAATATATTCTTTTATTTCAGATAATTTAAATTCCTTAGCTACTCCACCTGTTGTATCTTTTAGAAATCCAATCATAATACAATAATTGTTCTTCCAAGTTCCTGGTAAAATAGAAATGTCAAAATATTCATCTTTTAAATCAGATAAAATATCCTGTAAATCAGATAATATTTCTGAATTATCTTCTAACTTCTCAAATCTTTTTAAATATTTCATAAACTATTTATTATTTAATCGAAGTAAAAATTAATACCGAAAACTTTCATATTTAAGTCCCATTGATCAATATCAATTGTTAGATTAAAATCTTTGGACATGTTCTGCTGTTTAAAAGCATAAATATACTTAAGTTTAAAATCATTATTTCTCATATAAACAATGATTCTTTTAACATAATCCTTTATTTCGGATAATTCAAATTCAGTACAGTATCTACCATTTATCTTAATAAAACGAATACGGATATTATCCCAATCACCACTCTGGTTTTTTCTTTTTTCTTTATCAATAATTTCTATATCAAAATCATCATCTGTTAAATCAGATAAAATATCTTTTAAATCAGATAGTATTTCTGAATTATCTTCTTTTAAATTCTCAAATCTTTTTAAATATTTCATATTTCTTTAAAATATACATTCATTGCCATTACTATATCATCTGGATTCCAATTTTCTACATCCTCCTCACGTCTTCCTATAAAGGAATTTCTACTACCATATGGAATCACAGTAGAGAGTTCAAGTCCCTCAGATCTTAGATATTCGATTGATCTTTTAATATAATCTTTTATTTCATATAAATAAATATCTTCTGCTGGTGCATTTTCCTTACCAGAAGAATTTTTATAAATAGATATGGTTAAAAATGGTTTTTTTTCACCAAAAAAAGTTTTATATTCAATATAAACATCAAAAATATCATCACTTAAATCTTTAAAGATATCCTTTAAAGATGAAATGATATTATCATCAATTACACTTTCAAATCTTTTTAAATATTTCATAATAATTATTAATCTTCATCGTTTTCACCATCATCATCGTTTTCACCATCTTCATACTCAGTATCATCCCATTCAGTATCATCCTCATATAAATCATTTATATATATAGATATTTCTTGATATATTTTATCAATTTGAGTATAATCAAACCAATCTGTTTCATTTTCTAATTCTGATAAAAACTCTACAAACTCATCAGTGCCTGGTGTAAATTTCTCTATCAAATCTTCTTTTGATAAATCCGGATATTTTTTATCTACCCACTCATTAAATATTTCAAAAAGCTCTTCTTCTTGTGATGAATTTAATCCATCATATTCCTCTTCTTGACTAAAATTTTCAAATTTTTTTATTCTCATAGTTATATTTATTTTTAGTATATAATTATTATTATTAATTCATTAGATTTTTTATCACCATGCTCATTAACAAAATCATCTAATGAATAAGTTATATCTTTATTTACCAATTCAATATCAATATTTAAATCATATTGTTTCAAAAATGATTCTAACTTTTTTAAAGTAGGTAGAATATCTTCATTAAAGATATAAAATATATCTTCTTCATTTAGTAAATGAATATCAATTGAATCTGCATACATCGCCTGGCCAAGTTCAGTTCCCTTAATTTTATAATACTCATTAAAATCAATATTATAACTTAAATAATCATTATCATCCGTTAAATCAATAAGTATATCTTTAACATCATTTAATATTGATTTCAGTAAAGAATATTGATTTTTATATTTTTCTGTTAAATATTCATTTGAATTCGCTTTAATTTTAAAAGTTAAATCCAAATAACTAATCCATTTTAAAGATACTTTTTTAGCAAATGGTAATTCATTAATATACTTTTCCATCGTATCTACATTATTAAACCAAACTCCATCAAATGTTCTTAGGTAAATATTACCTAATTGTAAATTAAATTCAGACTCAATATGTCCAATTGATGATTTTAATTCATCAAATAAATCATTTTCTATATGAAAATTATGACGATTGGTAGATTTTAATCTAATTGAAAAACTTCTATATGAGTCAATAAATACTAAATCATTATGATCTGTTACTATTTCATTATTTCCTAATGATAAAGCATTTCCTATATAAATATCATCAACTTCTAATCCAGAATCTTTAACATCTATGAAAATATCTTGAACTTGATCTAATGTTATACCAATCTCTTCAACAAATCTATTTGAAGATTCAAATAATTTATATGGTTTAATATGTTTCATAAGTTATATATTAGAGTTTTTAGAGATGTAAAAATCAATTATTAAACTACCTCTTTCTCTATTCATAATACATTTTAAACCGAATGATTCTAAATGTGAAATAAATTTATTAAAATCAGATAAAAGATCTTTTTTTAGATTTCTACCATCATCAGATACACCTTCTAAATTATCTATTAGAAATATTTCTAAATTATATTCTTCTCGTTTTGTTGAGTATTTTATTTGATAAATAGTCCCATTAATATCCGATTTATAAACATCATCAACTTTTTCAAAATTATATTTATCAGAAATATCTAAAAAAGACATAAATATAATTTCAAATATTCTATCATTTTCATCAGGATTTTTCCAATCTTTATGCCTACTAAAATTTTCAAATAATTTTAAATATATCATTAATTATATATTATCTTTATACTTCCAAATAAAACCTCCCGCCGATTTATATTTACCCTTACAACAAGTAACTATACTATTCCCTCCAATTTTTAACTCTCTAGATACCATTGCGATAGAATCCCATTCCTTAATAAATTCACCAGAAATTGAAAATTGTAAAACTGATTTAACATTTTTTTTCTTATACATAAGCGGTTGAGAATCTTCTAAATATCTCCAAATAAACCCCTTAGATGATTTCAATCTACCAGCACAACAATCTTGAATATTACCCTCGTTAAATCCATTTAATGATGCTTCTTTAATTGAATCGAAAGATCTAATAAAATTTCCTTGTAAATCATATTGTGATACTTTTCTTTTTTGATAATTTAATTTATTTAAATCTATATCTATAAATTCATCTTTATATCTCCAAATAAAACCGGATGCAGTTACTGATTCTCCTCTACAACAACTTGAGATATTTGTGTTTTTATAAAATTTACTTACAGATTTCAAACTATTCCACTCCTTTATAAGTTCTCCTGATAAATCATATTGTAAAACAATCTTTTTATCACTGGATGCACATTGCTTTTTCCATACTCTCTTATCTTTTTTTATACTATAATCTTTTAGATTATCAAAAACCTTCTTCTCAGAGCATTGCAATTTTTCCGATATTTTTGGTATAGAAAGATTATCAACTATGTATAACTGATATAATAAATCTTTATCAATCGGTTGTTTTAAATTATTTCCAGAACGATTATAGTTTGGGAATAATTTATGACGAAGTTTCATTTTTTCAATAGTTTTTGCCTTATCATAATACTCTTGAAATGTTGGACCTGATCCACCATTTGATAAATTTGTAAGATCAAATCCATCTTTTTTATATTTATCAATATAAAAAATCTCCCATATTTGCCATTCCTCTATTAAAACTTCATCTATTATTTCTATTAAAGGTTTTTTATTATTATCAAGTAATGATTTAATCCAGTTATTTTTATGGGTTGGTGATTTTCTACAATTAAAAATATGATTATATAACCGCTTATTTGGATTATTTGATTTACCAATATATCTTACTAATTTAGTATCTGGGTCTAATAAACCATAAATAAAAGTTTTCATAAAAATATATATTTAGAAAGTTCCGCTCCCTAAGAATAAACTCTCTAAATATATTACTTTTAGCGTTTTACCATGTAGAAGAAACTTGAGTTCGATTGTCCCTTGATCTCTTCCTCCGCTTCTTTTATTTCTTCTTTTCCCTGTGCGGTTATATCTGCGGAATTGATTTTTATGCCACCGGCTAATGTCCAGTCATATCTTCCAGTTAAATTACCATATTGAACTTTAGCCCATCCGGTAACATATTTAACAAAAAGGTCATCTTTAAAAAGATATTCTGGTGGAATATTCGCATAACCTTCTATAATCACATTATGTTTAACATTAGTCATTATTTGAAGTCTATGATGTAATTGATTAAAATGATATTTTAATGTATATTTATTTAATTGATTTAACATATCTGACATAGAATCTAGAATTGTTTTATAAACACCCAATTCTCCAATTGTAGTAACATATGATGATAAATAAGGTTGATTTGTAACACCTAGATTTACTGATAAATTTGGTGTATTTATTCCTAATTGCATAAGACTACCACCTCGAACTTCATATAAATATGTGACAGATTGTATTTCACATGGAACATTAACATATCTATATTTGGTAAATTCTTCAGTATGAAAAGCATCTTGATGTATAAAGAAATACATTTTTTGAACAGCATATTGATAATTACGATAAAAATATGGAAGAGCTCTTGTTTCTATAATTCTTCTAATTTCAGAATCTGGTAAAGTTTTTGGTAATGCACAACCAATTGTTATTTCATTTTGAATAAAATCTATCAGTTCTTCAATAGTTAAACCATTTTGGTCAGGCACATATTCATCTCCATATCCATTCATATTTAATATTATTTTATAGTATATATAAAATCGAACAAACCAATATAGATTAGTAATCTATAAATAATAAAATATATTTATTTAATGAAGACAATTGGACTTTGTATGATAGTAAAAAATGAGGCTCATGTTATCGAGAGATGTATGGAATCACTAAAAAGGCTTTTAGATTATGTTTTAATTGTTGATACTGGTTCAGATGATGGAACCCCTCAAGTAATTAATAATTGGTTGAATAAAAATAATATCCCAGGTGAGGTTATTATAGAGCCTTGGAAAAATTTTGCTTATAATAGAACATTTGCACTTCAAAAATTAAAAGAAAAGGATTTTATTGATTATTCATTAATGATAGATGCTGACGAAATATTAGTGTTTGAAGATGATTTTAATGTTGAAAATTTTAAAAATTCTTTATGTGATGATATATATGATATAGTTACAAATATGGGTGGATTTATTTATAATAGACCCACTTTAACATCAAATAAAAGAGACTCTAAATATGAAGGAGTTATTCATGAATTTCTATCAATGGCTGATGGTGGTAGTAGAGATACTGCAAAAGGGTTTCATAATTTCCCAATTCAAGATAGTGCTAGAAATAAAAGTGATAATAAGTTTTTAAAAGATGCAGAACTATTAGAAGAAGCATTGAAGGGTGATATAACAGATTGGTTTAGATCAAGATACACATTTTATTTAGCACAATCATATCGAGATGGTGGGAAACCAGAATTATCATTAGAAAAATACCTGGAAAGAGCTGATCAAGGATTCTGGGCTGAGGAAGTTTATATGAGTTTATATAGCGCAGGTAATTTGATGAAAGGATTAAATTACCCTAAAGAGCAAATTTTACAAACTTTTATGAGGGCACAAGAAAATCTACCATATAGATCTGAAGCTTTACATGCCGCTATAAACTATTGTAGAGTTAATGGATTAAATCAACAAGGTTATATTCTTGGTAAACACGCAATAACAATTGGATTACCAAGTGGATCTTTATTTGTAGAGAAATGGATTTATGATTATGGTATTTTAGATGAATTTTCTATTGTTGCTTATTGGGCAGGACATTTTGAAGATTCAAAAATTGCTTGTGAAAGATTATTGTCTGAAAATAAAATACCCGGACATTATATTGACCGGGTAAAATCTAATTTACAATTTGCTATAGATAAACTTATTTGATTATTGAAGTTGTTCTAAAATTTGTTTAATAATTGATTCTTTTGAATTATCAGGATCAATTAAATATACATTTTTATAATCATATTCATTTAAATATTGTGTCCAAATATTACCATTTATCACAGAATTGGGAAGATTTTCCCACCCCATTGATTTTAAGTATTCTTCAATTTTATCATCTGTTAACCAATCTAATTTTTTTGGTTTAATGATTTTCCCAATTTTATATTTCATAGTTAATTAATAATCCTGACACTCTGTAATATCATACACTTTATCAGGTAATGATGGACTCATTACAACTAATGATAAGTAAGAGGAATAATATCCATTATTTGAAGCATATCCTGGAATTTTTACTGAGTATCCAGTAATTGGGACCAATTCTATACCATATCCCTCAATTCTTTTGAAAAAATTATCATTTGTTAAATCAAATTCTAAACCTTCAAAGTCAGACATTGTTAAGTCAGACATTGATAAATAGTGTTCTTCACAACAATCCTTATCATGTTCTGATGTTAAAACGACATCATTATCAAAAACAATAGAGTATGAATCAACTTTTACAACTTTTAACTTTTCCATAATTACAAATATACTATTTTTTTGTTTAAAAAAAGTTTGGAGACTCTTTTAATGTATTTAGTAATTTTTTTTCTTCATTAGTAACATTTTGAGGAATTCTAATATTCATTTTTATAAATAAATCTCCTGTCCTTCCATTTTGATTTAAATCTGGAACTCCTTTTCCTTGTATTCTTAGTGTTTTACCATGTGATGTTCCTGGTGTTACGATAAATTTAATATCACCGTGTGGTGTAGTTAGTTGTATTTCTTTTCCTAAAATTGCATCAATAATAGAAATAGATTGTTCATAAACTAAATTATTACTTTCTCTTTTAAAATTTAAATCCGGCATCTCTTCGATAAGAATAATCAAATCTCCTGGTTGCCCATTTTTAATCCAATTTCCATGTTGTGACATATTAAGATTAACACCATTTACAGCACCTTTTGGTATACTAATATCTATTGTTTCTTCATATGGTGTTGTTCCATGTCCTTTGCAATTATTACAAGTTGTTTTTGTTATTTGTCCTTGCCCACCACAAGAATTACAACTTACAACTTGTTGAATAGTCCCAAATGGTGTTTGTTGAACAACTCTTCTTTGTCCGGTTCCTTGACAAATTCCACAATTTGTCAAGTCTTTTCCACCAAATCCATCACAAGTATTACATTTGACTTGACGAATATATTTTATTTTTTTATCAACCCCATATATAATATCATTTAAGGTGACATTAACTTTTAATCTTAAATCTGATCCTCTACGGACTTGTCTTTGGTTTCCTCCAAATCCTCCAAAAAAATCACCAAATCTAGAAAAAATATCATCCATATTAAATCCACCATTAAATTGATTACCACCAACAGTTCCGAATTGATCATATTGTTGTTTTTTCTGTGGATCTGAAAGAACATCAAATGCTTCAGCACATTCTTTAAATTTCTCCTCAGCTTGTGGGTTATCTGGATTTTTATCTGGATGATATTTCATAGCCATTTTTCTATATGACTTTTTAATTTCATCGGCTGATGAATTTCTATCAACCTCAAGTATTTGATAATAATCTTTACTCATATTATTTTAAATTCTTTTTATTTTTATTTATAACAAATATCATACCACATCAAATATTAAGATGTCTTGACAATTTTATATCTCTTATCTCCGTAGGAATATCAAATGTATTTGTTGATGCAATATAACTAACCTTAGATGCGATATAATCTTCAACTATTAACGTAAGCATCTCAGCATCAGTATCTAAATTTTTAAAATCATCTAATTTATTATGATTATTTTTATACTTTTCAGATAAGATAGTTAAGAACTCAACTAAATTGAATTGAAGTTGATATAGTTCAAGTCTTCTATTCTCTTTTGAACTTGTAAAGATACTTGGCGGAACTATAAAAAATTTAGAATATAGTCTTCTCAAAGTTGGAAGAATATATTCTAAAAGATTATTCCCATCTGGATTATCATCACTTTTATTCTTTTTTTCAGTGAATACTGGGTCATCAAAAAGATGATAGTGTAAACAGGTTGTATCTTTAAATAAATCTTTTAAATGTGATACATCATCTGGATGATTTATGCCTTTACATAGTATATCATAAAGATTATTATCATCAAGTTCTTTAAGAGATTTAGCATCTTTATAATTCATTACTTAGATAGAATTATTTTAGGATATCTAAATGGTTTTCCATTTATAGAGTAACCTTTTGATATAACATCTATTATTTTTTCTTCACCTGTTTCCAAAACAGAAATAACTTCATGTAAATCAGAATCATATGATTCTGTTTGAACCTCTTCAATACCGTGAGATTTTAAAAAACTATGAACTTTATTTAGAATAATGTTTATTCCTTCTGAATCACCGATTGATTTTTTAGCAATATGTAAATCATTATCTAAATCTAGAATAGAATTCAACATTTTAGTTTTAGTATTTAAAACAAGTTCTTCTTTTTCTTTTTGATTTCTTTTTTTATAATTTTCAAAATCAGCATATAGTCTTAAATACTGATCTTTATAATCAATATTGTTTTCAATTAAAGTTTCGACAGTTGTTTGAATCGATGAGTTTTTAGCTGACATAGGATGTTCTTCTTTTACTTTTTCAAAGTCTGTTGGGTTATTAAATCTTTTTGTATTCATAATTAGTAATTAAATGATAGTTGTTTTTTAACATTGTTTGATACTACAAATTCATAGGTTCCAAATTGATCAGATACTTTATGTATCTCTAATTTTTCAATTTTTATTTTAAATTCTTCAATATAATCAACAAGTTCTGATAAAGAATTTTTATAAACAGCATTGGGGATCCAATAGTCTGGAAATTTATCCAGAAATTTATCAACACATATTTCCAAAGCCTTTTTTCTAATAAGAACTTGTGAATTATTATTTATTGATTTATTAGATAAGAAATCAACTATATAGGTATTATATTTGTGTATCAAATTATCTGTCTCAATTACTTTGAGTAATCCAATTACAAGAGCTTCTTTTTCGGTTACTTCAAACTCTTTATTTTCTTTTAAAATCTTCTCAGCCTCTTTATCCGATCCGACTATGTAATATACATAGTGATCCCAAAGGCATCTACGCACTAAATCTTCTGGTGTTACAGTTATTCTCATTAAAAAATTATAATTTATTAGTTATAACTTAAAAATATGAAAAAGTTGAAAATCGAAAGTTATATATAAACATATTTTTTAATACGAAAAACTAAATTTTAAATGAATTGAAAGATCTTATCCAAACTGAAATTGAAACACCAAATGGTGTCGGTGTCCTTGAAAAAATTTATATAACTGAATTAGGACATGTGATGGTTAAAATTTATTACAGATCTAAAGGAATCTGGATAAATAAAAAAATAACATCATTAGATAATTTTCTTGATGGAAGTGGTTTAAAATCTAAGGGAGATTATAAGATAAAAAAAAATAAAGATTGAATGTTAATTCTTATATTTTATATATAAGAATAAATATTATTTATCAATATGTTTAATTATTTTGATTTTTTATTAGAAAAAAAATTAGAAAAACTATTTGAATCTAAAATTGGATTTTCTAAAAGATTTTATAGTGCATTGAGTTCTATAAAATCCCCTCTTTCTAACCAAATTATGTCTTTACAAGATGTAGATATTGATACTCAATATAATTATATTGATACAACTGATGAAAATGATACTGTTAGTTTTATACCTGATAGAAAAGCTAAAGAGTTGATAGGTGACAAAGAAGAATTATATAAAGTTATTGATAGTGGAAGATATTTAACAGGATCTGAAAGAAATCAAAGAATATATGATAATTTAAATCATACAAGAACTCAGGATGTCTATCAACCCGAATTTGGAACAGTTGGTAAAATACTTGGGACAACAGTAGGTTCAAGTGGTAAGATATACTGTTTATTCGAATGTACTCTATCGATCCATGGGGAAGAAGAAGATAAAGGAAAAAGAACTATTATTAATAAGGAAGCTCTTGAAGAGTATGATTCTTCTTTTCAAAAAGTTTGGACTACTAATAGGAATAAAATAAAAATAGGAAGAATAATTAGAGCTCTTATTAGGGCAACTAAAATTAATGCTAATGATTCTGATATTGAGAAATTTGTAAATCAATATAAATCTACAATTGATATTATAAATGATTCTTTTAATAGATTTAATATTGTTAAAGGTGATGATATAACTTATTGGTATAATTTAGATAATTATTATGATCAGGACAATGGCACTTTAGCAAATTCTTGTATGTCGGAAGTTCCTGGTAGTTATTTATACATATATTCTGCTAATCCAGATGTTTGTCAATTAGTTATATTATATGATGAAAATGGTGAGATTTTAAACGGTAAATACACATCAAATAAAATAGTTGGAAGAGCATTACTTTGGAAAACAAGAGATGATTATTATTTTATGGATAGAATTTATACAACTAAAGATAATGATATTGATTTATTCCGAAAATTTGCAGAAAAAAATGGATGGTGGTATAGAAAATCTAAAAATTATGGATCAGATTTTACAATTGAAAACGGATCGGATACAAAAAATAATCAAACTATTATAGTTGATTTACAAAAATGGGAAGATGAATTTCCATATTTAGATTCATTAATGTATTTAAATTCTGAAACTGGTGAATTATCCAATAAAGGTAGTGCAATTAAAGCCAATTATGAACTTCAGAGTACTGGTGGAGGGTATGATGAGATTGATCCTTACGATGAATAAATAAAAAAACCCCACTCAATTTGAGTGGGGTTTTTTTATTACTTAACCTCTTCAAAGTTAATATCTTCAGCCGGGGCACCATCACCAGCTTCTTCTGAATTAGTTTGTGAATATAAATTTGTACTAATTCGTGACCAAGTTTCATTTAATTTATTCATTTCAGAATCAATTTTATCAATTTCTTGATCTTTATGAGCGGTTCTTAATTCATTAAGAATATTATTTAGGTCTGTTTTATCAGCCTCAGTTAATTTCTCATCAAACTCTTTAATTTGTTTTTCTGTTTGAAAAATCATATTATCTGCTTGATTCAATTTATCTACTTTTTCTTTTTCAAGTTTATCAGACTCAGCATTTGCTTCAGCTTCAGCTTTCATTCTTTCAATTTCTTCTTTAGAAAGTTGTGATCCTCCTTCAATTCGTATTTTATTTTCTTTCCCTGTTGCTTGATCCTTAGCGGTTACTGAAAGTATTCCATTAGCATCAATATCAATAGTACATTCAATTTTTGGAATTCCTCGTGGTGCTGACATAATACCATCTAAATGGAATCTACCAAGTGATCTGTTATCACGAGCCATTGGTCTTTCACCTTGAAGAACGTGAATTTCAACCGATGGTTGGTTATCTGATGCAGTTGAGAATGTTTCTGATTTTCTTGTTGGAATTGTTGTATTTGCTTCAATCAATTTTGTGAATACACCACCCATTGTTTCAATACCTAATGAAAGTGGGGTAACATCAAGAAGTAAAACGTCTGTAATACTACCATTTAAAACAGCTCCTTGAATAGCTGCACCTATAGCTACAACTTCATCCGGATTTACTGATTTATTTGGTTTTTTATTAAAATTCTTTTCAATTGCTTCTTGAATTGATGGAATTCTTGTAGATCCACCTACTAAAATGATTTCATCAATATCTGATGCTTTAATTCCAGCATTTTTTAATGCAGTTTTAGCACAGGCAATAGCTCTATCGACAAGAGATGATGTTAATTGATCAAATTTAGAACGAGTCAATTTTTTAACAAAGTGTAATGGCATTCCATCTTTTGCAATTATATAAGGAAGATTAATCTCACTCTCACTTGTTGAACTCAATTCAATTTTAGCTTTTTCAGCAGCTTCTTTTAATCTTTGAAGAGCCATAGGATCTTTGGATAAATCCATAGAATTTTCTGATTTAAACTCATTAACCATCCAAGTGATAATTGCATTATCAAAATCATCACCACCTAAATGAACATCACCATCAGTAGATTTAACTTCAAAAACCCCATCTCCAATCTCAAGAACTGATACATCATGTGTACCACCACCACAGTCAAATACTAAAATTTTAGCATCTTTATTTTTTTTATCAAGTCCATATGCCAAAGCTGCTGCTGTTGGTTCATTAATAATACGTTCAACTTCAAGTCCGGCAATTTTACCGGCTTCTATTGTTGCGGTTCTCTCAGCATCTCCAAAATAAGCTGGTACTGTAATAACAGCTCGTTTTACTTCATATCCAAGATAATCTTCAGCCGTTTTTTTCATTTTTTGAAGAATCATTGCTGAAATTTCTTGTGGTGTATATTTTCTATCATCTATCTGAACTGATGGAACATTTGATCCATTATTCACAACTTTGTAAGGAACTCTTGTAATTTCATCAGAGCACTTACTAAAGTCTTTACCGATAAATCTTTTGATAGAATAGATTGTTTTTGTTGGATTTATAACTGCTTGTCTTTTAGCAGGATCACCTACTTTTCTATCATTTTCTGTGAATCCAACGATTGAAGGTGTTGTTCTTTTACCTTCTGAATTTGTGATTACAATGGGTTCTCCGTTTTCTATAACAGCAACTGCTGAGTTAGTTGTACCTAGATCAATCCCAATTATTACGTTTTTGCTCATATATTATATTATTTTTAAAATTATATTTACAAATTGTATGCCAAAATATTAAAATAGTTTTCTATATATTATTTGACATATTAAATGACAAGTTGTCATTTATGTGGTTTATTAGTATTGTATTAATAAAAAATAAAAAGTTTTTATGAATCTAAATTTTCCTCATTTGGTTCTTGGAAGAAAAGACTTGGATCTTTTTTCTTTAAAAAATCTCTAGCTAACATTAATCTTTTAGTATTATCTCTTAGCCAATCTTTAGCCAATTCGTAAATATCCATACCTTTAGCAACACCCATTACATAAGAAAAGTTTGGCTCTTTTCTATAATACTTCAAAGAATATTCTTTATTATTAGAACCCATATCTAGATAAACTTGATATGATTTTTTAATATCAGCAACTTTTTCATCAATTACTTTTTTAACAATTTGAATAATTTTATTTATTCTCAAGTGTGCTTCTTTTTCATCTTCTGGTATTTGTCCAAGAATATCATCAATTTTATCATCTAAGATATAACCAATTATGATATGTTCTCTATAAATATCATTAGTCAATAGACCGTGACGTTCACAGTACCAAGGAGTTTTAATTTTAAAGAAAAAGTCTCTACCATATTTATCTTCTGTTTGAACAATAACGCCTTCTTTATCAACTTCTTTAGCAATAACTTCCACCAAAGAGTCTAAATCTTTGTTATCATCTTCAAATGGTGCGATTCTGATAGTATCAATTTTATCTAAATAGTCTTTGATGTTTAGGTGTTTACCAGTTCTATTATCTCTCATTCTTAAAAGAATAAGATCTTCTTCTAAATATCTTAGAACAATACGATTTGCTGGTGATACATACTCAAAAATAGATGTAATATCATTATCCAAACACCAATCAACAAATATTTTTATATCTTTTCTAGTTCTATAAATTCTATTTATACCATTGGCTTGTTCGTTATCAAATCCCATTTTGGATTTACCTAATATTTTACCATTGGGTAATTTTATATAAGAAGCAATAGAGCCATCTTCTTTATTATTGACAAATTTAATTTTGTAATCCTTGACAATAGAATACATGGATTCTGGAACTTGATTAATGTTGAAAAACTTTTCAAGCAATAAAAATCTCTTAAATAATGAACCATCTTCATTAAATACAAATGTCAATCCTCTCATTTCGTATGCTTTGACTTCTGGTCTATTTTCTAAAGGTGTTACAAAGTCTTTATATTGAGCGAGACGATAGTTAAATACTGAGATGTTATAACCATCAATAGTAAATTTTGACTCATAGAAAGCAGATTCTTCTTTTGTGCACATTTCCAAACAATCTTCATAAGATGGAAGATAATGTGTTGATAAATCGTTAGATTCTGTGATAAATTGTAAGTAGTTAAATATTTTCATTTTCTATGAATTCAAATTTTGGATGCAAATATAAGGAAAAATCTTTTTCAATTATATCAAAATCTTTACTAATCATTTCCAATGCTTCTCTTTTAAACTGATACCATCCGTTTGTTGCTATTCCTTTTACATCACTAGGCATATTTAATTTAATACCATCATCATATAATCCGATAGAAATTTTACCATTAAATTTAATATTAAATATTCTACAAATATTAGTAAATTTTACAATATTTTTAATATTAAATTCATCTTGAATAATTGTAATTGTTTGTTCGCTTCCAAATCCATTTTCGACAGTGACTTTATCTTCATCAACTTCAATTTCATCACAGAAGCTAGATAACGATCCTAAAAAATCTTGTTGAAATTCTTTATATTCTCTAAAATTTAAAATATCATTATTAGGTTTATTGATAGATATTGTAATTAATTTATTACATTTTGCTTCTTCCGCTTTATTAGTATTTGTAAAACTTTTCAAAGCTTGTGAGATTGTATTTCCGGATTCACCATTCCCATCTTTATGAACAACATAAATGGTTTTATTAAGCCTTAAAAGCCATCCATTATCAATCAAATCAATAAATGCGTCTTTTAATAATTCTTCTGTTATCTTTTTCATTATTTTATATATTATAAATAAATTTTAAAATAAATAAGCATTGTGATCTTATTTAAGTCCTATCATTAATATATAATATATGAATTATAAAATCAGTATTATACCAATAGTTAAGTGGCTTGCGATAGATTTATTCGAAGTTGTTATAGATATTCAACTGGTTAATGGTTTATTATTCAATACAATTGAATGGAGAAAAGATAAAGATAAGATCTATCTTCACAAAATTGTTGATGATTTAGATTATCAATTTGATTTTGATGATTTTGATGATGAGACTAAAAAAGAAATATATTATTTTCTTGTGAGAAATTTTCTCAACTAGTATATCTATTTTTAGCTTTCTCAGCTAAATACGCTTTAAGATCTTCATAAGATACCATCCCTGGATTTTCTTTTAAAATATCAGCATTTCCTTCTTTTTTCACTTCAATCTTCTTTTCTTCAGCTGCTTTAATTCTTTCCTCATATTGAGTTTCGACAGTTTTTAAAAGGTGTCCTAGATAGAATTCTATACCTTTTTCTTTGATCATATTAGGGTCAAAATTAAATACAAATTCTTCTTGATTATAATATAATGCCAAAACTTCTTCCTGAATATAGTAATCTAAATAGACAACAATGTCTCCAAGATTACCCTGCATTTGAATATTTGTTTTATATGTTGTGTTATAGAAAAAGCTGAATTTATCTTTCTCGTTATATCGTCTTTGACCATTATGTTCTATGGTTGTTACTAGTCCGAGACTTTGTCTATAATATTTTGACTTTTTAATCTCGTTGATTATTGATGGTTTAGTTACAATATTATACATACTCTATTTATTAGAGTGAATATGTTTCCTATTCAGTTTCTATTTCTAATTTTTCATCACCATCACCATATTCATCATCTAATTGAATTTTAAGATCAATTAAAAGATTTTCATCTATTGAACTTATTTCCACATTTTTATTAATTTGACCAATTAATTCAACATTATTTTTCATGTCATATTTTTTAAATTTAATATAACATTTTTTAATATCAGTGTCTGTAAAATCTTTATCAGTGTCTGTTACTTTTGCCTCATCTAATGGAATTATAATTGTTAAATCATATCTAAAATCTTCATCAGACATTATAAATTTAATACTATCATTTAAAGATGAATATTTACTTAATTCTGAGCTTTCTAACTTTAAACCTAACTCTGCAAAAGATATTTCAGATTTTTTCTTTTCTTCTTCTTTTCCTTTTTTCAAGGCATCACTCATAGTTATAAACTTTTCCTCTTCTTCACCTTCTGGTTTAGCAACCTCAAAAAAAGATTCAATTTTCTTTTTTAATTTACTTAGAGCAATTTTAATATATTCCTCTGGTGTGTCGTGTAAATTCTCGTTTATAAAATCAATAAATTTAATTACTTTCATTTCTTATATATTAAGATTCTTAATTGAAAAACATTTTTATAACGAACCCAAATGGATTTAATATATAAAATATGAAAACTTGTAATATATGTAAAATAGAAAAAAAATTGTCTGAATTTTCAATTAGAAAAGAAGGAAATTATCGAAATGATTGTAAAAGATGTAGAATTTTATATTTGAGGGAATATAGGAAAGGTAATAAAGATAATCCATATAAATTAGAACCTAAAACCACTAAGGTGTGTAGGGTTTGTAATAACGAAAAGTTAGTCGAGGACTTTGTTAAAAGTAAAAGAATATGTTTTATTTGTCAGAAAGAATATTTGAAAAAAAGATATTCAGAGAAAAAAGAATCTGAGTCACAAAAATCTAAAATCAGATATGAATTAAATAAAGAAGAAATTAAAAAGAGAAATAGTGAATACTCAAAAAATAACAGAGAAAAAATAAATCAAAGAGCTAAAAGATATAAAAAGGATGTTCTTAAAAACGATCCTTTATATTTAATAAAAAATAGAATAAGTGGTGGTATAAGAAGAATACTTAAATCAAAAAGGATAATGAAAAAATTCAGCACTAATAGTCAATGGTATGAAATAGTTGGATGCAGCGCTTCTGAATTAAGAACATATATAGAATCTCAATTTTTAGACGGAATGAGTTGGGAAAAAAGAGAATTGTGGCATGTTGATCATATAATCCCAATATCTTTTGCAAAAAATGAAAAAGAAATAATAATGTTAAGTCACTATTCCAATCTAAGACCTATGTGGTCAAAAGATAATATAATAAAATCTGATAAAATTGATGAAAATAATGAGTTGTATATTAAAATCTTAGATTTAAGATGTGAAACTACCTCTTGAAATAATGTTTTATTTTATCATTATAAATACTCAAAACTATATTTCGAACTTCTGAAATGGGATTATATCCCGAAAATATAAAGTAGAGTCCAAAGCAAAATGCCGCAAGGCAATATAACGCCAAATTCGCACCAAATAAGGAACCGGTCAATTTTATTAGAATATACTGAACTGCGTCGAAGCCTAGAGGTGAAAAAAACATTCCTAAAAGTAGGAATAGTGTCGCCAGCTTCTTTCTGTTTATCTCCTTCATTTTCGCTTTTATAACAACTCTCAGAGTCCATAATTTTTTTAAGTTTTGAAACCTAACCTCTCACTCACAAATCAAAAACACTTGATTAGATTTTAATTGATTTATATATTAAATAATAGAACTAATCTTTTTATCTCTTATCTCTTCTTTTGTAGATATATCTTTATATCTTAAGTTCCAATAAGATTGTAGAGTTCTAACATCTAAGTATTTAACAAGACTAAAAACTGCTAAAGAACCAAATTCAGACATATGTTCAAAAAAATTAATTAAATCTTGATCTGTTGAAAAAGTAATTTGATCTGATGAATAGTTTTGACAAACTAATTGACCACCCTCAATTCTAACTAATTGAAAAACTGGTGATTCAACAACCATTTTTATTTTACTATTTAAAAGCTCAAAATGATCTCCGAACCAAATATCTGGATGTATAGTTGCTATCTGAATATTACTATTACTATCCCCACCCATTCTGATGCAGTTATCATAGAATAGCTTCATTGATGAAATATCAAGTTCACTATTAAAATGTGCCTGAAATTCTTTTTTCTCTAATTGTGAAAATAAACTGACATCAAATTTCATTTTAAATTGTTATTTTTTCTACTTGAACTCCAGAATTTATTAAAAATTCTACACCCTCAAGGTCTTTATAATTTTCAGCATATACAACCCTTTTTATTCCAGATTGCAATATGGATTTTGAACAATCCTTACAAGGTGAGTGAGTTAAATACAAAGTAGCACCTTCACAAGAATGACCCCATCTAGCACATTTTAAAATCGCATTTGATTCGGCGTGTATAGTATACCAATGTGTTTCCCAATTGTCATTTTCGCAACAATTATCATATCCAGATGGTGTACCATTATACCCATCAGAAATAATCATCCCGTTTTTAACTATTAAAGCTCCTACTTTTTTTCTATCACAGTGTGATAAGTTTGACCAAGTTTTAGCCATTTCTAAATATGTAATATCATATCTTAATTGTTTATCACTCATACTTAATAAGTCGTTTATTTTTTTATCTCGTTCTTCTCTGATTTTACTATTATTAAATACTTCATCAAATTTTGCTGTCAATTTTGCAGAAGCGATAATCCAACTAGCACCGGATCCTCTAGATTTTAAAGCAATTATATTAGATGCTTTAGTTATTTTATCTAAAATTTTTTTATCCGTTTCTCTCATTCTCATTCTACTGACCAGTTTTTTGGTAAATATTTACATTCATTATTTTCTATGAAATGTTTTCTCCAAGATTTCATAAAACTATCGATATTATCAATTTTATTAACAACTAATTCACCGTGTGTTCTATTTATAATCTTAAACTCTATGTTCATTAAATTCTCAAGTCTTTTTATATGAAGTCTTTTTAAACCAAAATATGTTTTAATTTCATTTTTAACTTCAGTGATTCTATACTTAGGCATTTGATGTATATTATTAACTAAGCAACTAGCTAACTTTCTAACTTTTATTAAGTCTTTATTATCAAATAAGTCTCCATTAATTGGTGCATTATAAATTTCAGATAATTTTATTTTAAAATCAGTTGCTTTTTTTTCATAATTTTCATGACAATCAATACAAAGTGAAAGAACATCGTGAAAATTATGAGACTTTATTGATTCTGGAAAGAATTTTCGATAGCAATATGGAACAACGTGATGTCTGGTTAAGTATTCATCTGTACCACAGACAACACATTTGTTTAACATTTCTGTTAAACCATACTTTTTTTGGTGATTCCCGAGACCATTAGGTTGAAATTTTAGTTGAACAATTTTTGGATTATCTTGAACTATCTCACCTAAATCACGCTTAACATACCACATAGCTTTTTTTTCACCACAACGAAACATAAGAATTCCTTCTGGTGATTTTACTTGCCAGTTTCCATATATTTTTCTTTCTTTTGGAATTACATTTCCAAAACTTCCCATATTTATACCCTTTCTACTTGAAGAAAATCTAATTCAACCATTGTTGGTCTACTAAAAATTAAGACTTCAACTTTAATTTTTTTCTTATCCTCGTCAATACTTTTTACACTACCTTTGAATGTGGTAAAAGCTCCATCAATGACTTTAATTTCTTCACCAACTGAAAACAAATTACCATAAGTAATAATATTATCATTACTTTCCTGATCCTTTAACATTCTTTTTACTTCAAATTCTTTAAGAGGATTTATATCACCACTTTTAGTTCTTACAAACCCTGCTGATCCATTAATTCCTTTTAAAAAATTATTAATTTCACCTATATGTGAAATTTCAATAAAAATATATCCTGGATAAAGAATTTTTTCTTTAGCAATTCTTTTCCCATTTTTAACACTATAGACTTTTTCGGTTGGAATAATATGTCTTCCCATTATATCTGTCAATCCTGATCTTGATAATTCAAGATTAAGTTTTTCTAAAACACTTTTTTCTCTATTATTTTGTGTTCTAATTGCGTACCATTGCTTTGATTCTGCCATAATTTATTTTTTTGTTTTATAAAATTTCAATTCTTCTTGAATAATATCTGGATATTTCTCTAATAAATATATTAAATCTTGTTCTTTATTAAGTCCTAGTTTAAGAAAAAGTAATTTAAAATCGATATCTGATATATCGGATTTTTCAAATTTTGGACTCTTAGACCAAAACCAATCAGGATATCCTTTATCCAACATAAAATAATACCATAAATCTAAGGCACTACTTTTATCTATATTCTTATTATTCAATATTTGTGACTTTGTTGGATATTTTTTGGAAAAATATCGATTAAAGATAAAAAAGTACTTTTCTTTATCTAAATCGGTTATATTTTTCCAATTTTTCTTGTTTCTAAACATAGCATTCGCAACATCTATGAGTTCAGCCATATCAAATATTATTATAAACTTTTATCATGGTATTGACAATTTCATCCGGAAAGTTGTCAATTCTTAAATCAATTAATTTCATATTATCTTGAATTCTACCCACTATATTTTCAATGTTTGTTTTAGAAATCTTTTTCTTTTCACAAATTAAATCAGCAATATTTTCAAAAAGGTCTGGATCCTGTAAAGATGGGTCTCCAAATTCTGAAATATATGATTCATAGATAGAATAAGCACCTTTCGGTCCTATTCCTCTAACTTTACCAGATTTATTTGTCTGATATACAGATTGTATATTATCACTAGTATCTCCAGAAATAATTTTAATCAATAATGATTCTAAATTAGAAATCTCAGATAGTTGATATCTATTTACAAATCGATTCATTAATGATAAAAACTCACTATTATCATTTAGATCAAAAATGTCATTATTATTTTTTTGGCTAATTTTATTTAAAAAAATTTGATAATTTTTTGGTAGAAAAATCTTTTCTTGATTATACATTTCATTACTCATAAAATTAATCCACTCAGAATCGAGATTGAATTTTATAAGTTGTTTAATATCATGATCATTTGAGACAATAAAATTAGATTGATTCATATCATTAGTTTTTTGAACTAAAAATGATATCCAATCATCACCTTCAATAGTAGGTGATTCAAGTAATTTTGTTCCTTTTAAATTCTGTTTAAATTCATCATAAGCTTTATAAACAAAAGCCCAGTCAATATCTGAATCTTTCTTACGATTAGCTTTGTAATTAGAATTTAAAGATTTTCTCCAAGATTTTTCTTTTGAATCCGAAACCAAATAGACATTTGAAAATGGATATAGTTTTTTGTAGTTTGTTATAGTATTTTCTAATGATTGTGTAAGCGCACCATATAATAGATTATTTTTATGTAGTGTGAATACTAATCTTGAAAGTATATAATTTCCGTCAATTATGCAATTTAATACCATTAGATATTTTTATTTTATTGTTATAGTCTTCAAATTAAATTTAGTTTTTATTTGTAGATATAGACTTTAATATATAGATTATGCCTAAGATAATAAAATTTGATAAGTTTTTTGAAGAAGCCGAACTGACTCTTGCTGAGCTTGGTAAAACCAAAGATGGTCAATTTAGAGGGAATGTTTTAATTAAAAAATTAAAAAATCATGAGCCAATAACTACTATAAAGGATAAGAATGTCACGATTGACAAAATGAAAGATGATGGTGTTTGGGTTGAACCAGAAGACGCAATTGATAACATAACTGATACAGAAGGTAATTATGATATTGATAAAGCTCAATCTTATTTTAAAAAAGGTAAGGGAAAAGGAAGATTTATAAAAGTTTTCATGGATGAAGAAGAAGAAGAATATCAACTAAATCAGTTTAAAAAAACTAAAGAATTTGGGTCTAAGGGTTCTGGTAGATTGACAAGACAATTTGAATCTATACAATGTTTATTTTTAGCTATAAAACAAGCTTATCCTGATAAATTAATAAATCGAAATAATATATTTAACTTTTTCAGAAAGTATAAAGAAATATCTGAAAATGGAACATTATTAAAATTGAATTCCGAAATAAGAATAGATGAAGAACTTTTAGAAGACTTTCTTCAAGATGAAAATTGGTTGTCTACTTTTTATAGAATACCAAATAAGTTATGGTCTAAAAGATATAATTATTTAGATCATAATGAATTATATACCATATATCACGTTGGTAATAAAGATGTTGATTCTATTTATGTAACTTTAGCTAATCAATATAAGAAATTATCAGTAGCTGGTCGATTTAAAGATATTAACATAACAAAATGGTGTCCTGCTGATGTCTATATGGTATCGTTTATCAGTAAAGATGATATAATTAAAGATATTAAATCTACTACTAATATAGTAGAATTAAATTCGGTTATGGATAGATACTTTGATTCAAGGAAATTATTACCTATATCATTGAAAAAGATTGATAAAAGTGCAGACTTTAAAATAATAACAAATCGTGAGGCTGATAAGGAATTACCTGAGTTTGAAATATCAACTTTAATGACAAATAATAACCCTTTAAAAGGAATTGGATCAAAAATATCTACTTTTTCTACTTGGAAATATAGAAATAATAAGGATGTGGATCATAAATCTAGAATTTTGAATTTAGATTCATCTGATACTTCAAAGAAACAAGATATTGATGGTGAAGTTGAAGGTTCTTCTTCAAGACATGGTAAAATTTCATTTGCTGCGATGAAAAGAATAATTGATTCTGTTAGAAGTCAATTAACTTTCCAAGAAATACAAACTACTACTCAATTATCAACTTTAGAATCTTCTGAATTGGAAACTATTGCTTCAGATTTAAAAGTAAAGATTGATGAAATAACACCAGATACTTTATTATTAAATACATCATCACCTAGATCTACTAATATTGGTGGTAATAAAAATAAACTAATTTCTAAAATACAATCTTTACAAATTGTAGTAGCAATGTCACAAATTTATAGTCAAGATCCAGACATTGCTAATAATACTATTACAAAAATTATGAGATACGCTTTATCAATTCAAACTGATAAATTTGATACTCCGAGATATTTAAGAGTTATTTAGGCCAGAATTTTCCTAAATTATTATCAGTATCTTCTAAATCTTCATTTAGTATTTGATCGATTTTATGTTGTCTTTTAACTGATTGTGGTATTTCTTCTGACCAGTCGACCAATCCATTTTCTAATCTATCGTATGATATATAATAATCCATGTGATAATCAAAATTACTCTCATTTTCATAGTCAAAATCCCAGACCCAATAATCTTGTTCTTCTAATATTTCTCTTTGCTTATGATTCATTATCTTAATATTTGTTGTAATTGTATATCTCTATATAATTGATTAAATGTTTCTCTTATATCTTCACGTTTATGTTTAAAAAGTTTTTCATTAGTGTAGTAATTATAAACTTTCATTTGAACATCTTTATTAATTATTAGGTATATATCTTTTACTAATTCAATACAATTTTCTTTTTTACAATATTCAATCAAATTTCCAATAAAATCGAATTCTATTTTCTCAAATCCATCATAAAATTGAGATTTAGAATATCCTCTAAGATAGTTATTAATATTCTCCTCGTTGAAATCTCCTTTAAATCCTGGATCTGAAAATAAAGGTGATATAAAATAAAATTCTATATCTGTTTTTTGTAAGTTCTTAACTAATTTTAGAATGTCTTTAGATATTCTAACATCAAGAAAAATATGTATTAAATTATCATCAATTATATCAAATACTGGAATCCAAGCAATATTTTTCTTAAAACCTCTATTTTTAGAGACTCTCCATTCACCATTATTTGGTATGATGTTATTTAAGTCCATTTTCTTTAAGTATTTTTAAGAATTGTATTTTATCCGATTCACGAGTTCCTAAGGAGTCTCCACGCTTTTTTTTATCTCTATAATATGAATATTTACGATTAGGTGAGTATTTAATTTCATATCTACTATCACATCTTCTTGTTACTCCGGTTTTATAAAAAAAAGAATCTTGTGATCCAATTTCATCAGACCAAATAGGAGATTTAATTTTATCACCATTAGGTGTCCAATAAGACCAGTTTCTGGACCCAGAGCTAAACTTTTTAAGTCTTCTCCTAACAATAATCTCTAACTTATATCTTCTCCACGAGCGAGTTCTCATAACTCACAAATATAATAAATTATATTAAACCTTTCAATTTATAATCTCTTTGTATAGACTTTATATAAGACTCACAAACTGGAACGTCGATTTCCTCACAAGATAAATTATCTAATTCTAACTTTACTTCTAATATTTTAGAATCGTTATGTGAAAAATTTATTTCAGATTTTATGAACTTAACACCTATCAAAAATTGAGCAATAGTCTCACCATTCTTAGAATGTGAGACGTGTATGACATATTTTATATCTTTTAGAAAATTATCAAAATTTAAATGTTTAAAATTTGTTGTGTCAATTAGAAAACTAATATGAATTTTATTTTCATCAATAGTATTAACATATGATAGTTCATAAGTTAATTCTTTCATATGAAAATTCTCTGTAATTAATATGAATTCAAAAAGGTTTGAATAAATCGGTTCTTTAATTTTTGCAAAATTCGGAAGTGCCATTAGTTCAATATTTGATTTTTTCTAAGTTCTGAGTTTTTACCAAACCAGATATCTAAATACTCATCTGATAACTCATCCTTAGTAATCTTTGTTAATTTTGGATTATTTATAATTTCTTGATATTCATCATCAACAAGTGCCGCAAGACCTTTTTTATATTTAATCTCCCAAAGTTTTAAATCTTCTTTTAATGACCAATCATTATATTCTGTTTGTGTATAGAATAATAACTTTTTCTTTGATTTCTTGTTTATTGTTACAACGATAGGAGTTTCAACTTTATAGACCATATTTCGGTCAAATAAATCAGGCCAATACTTATTAAAGAAGTTTAAAAGAAGTCCAGCAATTGAATTACCATCGACATCAGCATCAACATAAAAAAGTATTTTACCATATCTTAAATCTCTTAAATCAGGCTTTTGCCCTAACTTTAAACCTAAAGCTGCCATTAAATTAACAACTTCGTTATTTTGAACCAACTTTTGATTTGTTAGTTCTGATACATTTGTAAATTTACCTTTAAGTGCGAAGGCTCCCATAAACTGAGGTTCTCTATACTTTCTAAATGCAGATATAGCTGAATCACCTTCGAATATACCCATTGAGCATTTCCATCTATCTTTATTTTTAGCATCAATTAACTTTTCAACTTTAATTTTTGATAGATTTTTATTTAATTCACGAGCTAATTTATTATCATCTGCATTTTTCTTTTGTTGAACCCAATCTAATATAGAATCAACTATTTCAGATTTTAAAATTGATTTAATTAGTTTTTCTGGTACTTGATATGTATATCCAAAGTCTTTAACCTCGGTGATTAGCTTTTCTTTTGTTTGTGATGAAAAACTAGGATTAACAACCGTTGAATTAATAAAGATCGAAATGTGATTCTTAAACTCAGATGGTTTAACATCTACTTTATGTTTCTTCTGAAAGAATTCTCTCATCTCAGAAATTATTTGATTTAATATGTAATCAACGTGAGATCCACCATCATAAGTATCAGTTGAATTAACAAATGATATTTGTTGAAATCCTTCAGATGTTGGTGCAATAGCTATTGACCAAGATTTATCTTTATTTGTTTCATAAAAGTATGTTGGTTTATAAAACTTGACATAATCTTCAAATGATTTCAAAGTTATTAAATCATTATTAAAATAAACTTTAATACCTGGATTACATCCAGCAATATCAATAACTCTTTTTTGAATCATTTTAGAGTGTGATTCATCTAATCCATTTAATCCAAATTTTTCATAATCTGGTGTGTAATAAATTTCTGTAAAGTTTTTTGTTGATTTTTTTATCTTAATATCACCCTTTTCTCTCATATTGTTCTTGAAAGTTTGTGTGAATAGATTTTTACCATCACAAGTTGATATTGAGAACTCATTTGAGTAAATATTAGTTAGTGTTGAACCAACACCATTAGTACCTGCTCCGGTTCTACTCTCATCATCATTGAAATTAGATCCTGCTTTAAGATTTGAGAATATCATCTCTGGGATCCACTCACCGTGTTCTTCGTGTTTTACAACTGGTATTCCTCCATTATCCCAAACTGATATGATATTATCAGTTAATGTCACCTTAATTATATTAAGCTTTGAACCTTCTCTTTTGTGTTCGTCAACAGAATTGGTAATAATTTCATCAAATATTTTGAGAAAACCTGGATTATAGGTTATCTCTTTTTGAATCATCTTTCCTTCATCAAACAGATATTTCTTTGCTGTGTGTGGTTTGATAGAACCAATATACATACCAGGTCTAAGCAAAACGTGTGAAACATCGTCTAATTTTCTAAATTTCTTTTCTATACTCATGATAGTTATATATATGTATGTTTTTAAACCTTGTTTTAAACAAATCAAAATTTACGATTATATATACTGAATAAAAAACTAAAAAAATATAATGATTGAAAAATCAATAACAGAATTCTTATCTAATGAATACAAAGAGTTTGCACTTTATTCTATTGAAGGAAGAGCTATACCATCGGTCATAGATGGTTTTAAGCCTACTCAAAGGAAAATTATTCATATATCCAATCTTGTTTGGAAAACAGGAACTGAGAAAAATTTAAAAGTTTTTCAATTATCTGGTAAAGTTGCTTCTGATGCTTTTTATCATCATGGTGATATGTCTTTATCAAACGCTATTATTAATTTAGCACAGAAATTTAAAAACAATGCTCCACTCTTAGAAGAAGATGGTCAATTCGGATCTTTAAGATCTCCACAAGCTGGTGCTCCAAGATATATTGGTACTAAATTAAGTCCTAATTTTAGACTTATGTATAAAGATTTTGAATTACTTGAATATAAAGAAGAAGAAGGTGAAAAAATTGAACCCAAATTCTTTTTACCTATTATTCCAACGGTTTTAATAAATGGTGGTTCTGGTATTGCAGTTGGATTTGCTTCTAATATATTAAATAGAGATGTTAAAGAAATTATAGATGTTTGTGTTAAATACTTAAATGGTAAAAAAATTACTACTGTTAAACCATCTCTAATTGGATTTACAGGTACTTATACACAAGATACTGAAAATAGTAAGAAATGGTATATAAGAGGTAAATTTGAAAGAGCTAATTCCTCTACTGTTAAAATAACAGAACTACCACCTTCAATGACATATGAAAAATATGAAGAAATACTTGATAAATTAGTGGAAAATAAAGATATTGTATCTTATGAAGATAATTGTAAAGATAATGTCGATTACACAATTAAATTTACAAGAGCTGGTTTAGATACACTTTCAGATGATAAACTATTTAACTTACTGAAATTAGTAGAATCAGAGACTGAGAATTTCAATACACTTGATGAAACTGGAAAATTAAAAATATTCGAAAGTGTTGATGATATCATAAAATACTTTGTTGATTTTAGATTATCATATTATCAAATTAGAAAAGATCATCAACTTAATAAGTTACAATATGAGCTTAAAATTTTAGGAAACCGTGGTAAATTTATCAAAGCTATTTTAGATGGTAAGATTATTGTTAATAACAAATCTAAAGAAGAGATTATATCTCAAATAGAATCACTAGCTATTGAAATGATAGATGGATCTTATGATTATCTTTTAAGAATGGCAATCTATTCTTTAACTAAAGAAATGTTTGATAAGTTGAAAGAAGATTTTGCTTCTAAGAAAGAAGAAATTGAAAAACTTAAACTTATAGAACCAAAAGATATGTATATTGATGATTTATCTGAACTTAAAAAGAAATTCAAATGAAAGACCTACCATTTGGTGAATATGTGACTCATCTTGAATACTATGATGATCAATCACTAGTTAAGATAGTGCATCTTATAATTAAGAATGATGATAGATATATGATATTAACAGATTCTTTAGATAAATTCAATGATATTGAGAAAATGCCAGATTATATACAAAAAGATTGGTTGAAATATAATTCTAAAGAAATTACTGAAATTGAATTAATTTATTTAACTGAAAAGTTAAAAAGATGGACATCAAGGACTTTGATGGATCCATCATCACAAATATATGAAGATCATATGGAAAAACTGAATATAATAAAGAATATTCAACGTGATGTGAAAATAAAAAACTTGTTATCTTAGATTTTATTTGTATATTTGTGTTCTAAATAAAAAAATATGTTTGAAGGAACACCTCTAATTAAAAAAATCTTTTGGATCAATGTACTGGCTTTTTCACTCACGCTAATATTAGCTTGTATAAATTTCAGTGTATTTGAATATTTTGCACAATGGTCATATAAAGGTGATAACTTTTATCCTTGGCAACTTATCACACATCAATTTTTACATGCTGGATTTATTCATATTATATTTAATATGTTAGCTCTACTAAGTATAGGTCCATTCGTTGAGAAATTTCTTGGTGAGAAGAAGTTTGTACCATTTTACTTACTATGTGGAATAGGTTCTGCACTATTACATATGTCATTAACAAATAGTGTAAATATACCTATGGTTGGCGCATCTGGTGCTTTATTTGGATTGCTTGTATTATTCTCAATCATTCATCCAAATGAAAAACTATATTTATTCTTTATCCCAATTGGAATCAAAGCAAAATATATGGTTGGTGCATTGATTGTCATAGAAGTATTACTTGGTATGTTTTCAACATCAGATGGTGTAGGACATTGGGCACACGTAGGTGGTGCATTAACTGGGTTTTTACTCTATTTTGTGAATAAAAAGTATTTAAAAAATATATAATAAATGAAACCTCTTTTAATTCTTGATATTGATGAAACTCTAATCCATACTGAAAATGTTCCAGATGAATATGCAGATAAGTATGATTATGATTTTAAGTTTAAAGGAAATGGAAAATCTTTATATTATACTAAAAAACGTCCTTATCTTGATCAGTTTTTAGATTTTGCTTATGAAAATTTTGATGTTGCAATCTGGACTGCAGCAGGAGAAGATTACGCAAAAGAAATTATAAAAAACATCGGAATATTAGAATCATCATTAAAGTTCTTTTATACAAAAGATAAATGTACTATCAAACTTAGTTACGATTACTCGGATTACTATGGCATAAAAAATCTTAATAAATTGAAGAAGAGTGGATATGATTTAAATAATATTTTAATAATTGATGATAAAAAAGAAACCGCTGTTAATAACTATGGTAACTTAATTTTAATAAAGGAATTTACAGATGATTCAGATGATACTGAATTACTTAAACTAATCTCATACTTACAGAAAATAAAAGATGAACCCAATTATAGAAGAATTGAAAAACGAGGATGGTCGGTTTAGAATCAGAAAACTATCTGATTATAAAATACAAATAGACTATAAAGTTCCTATATTTGCTGCTCATGAGGGTTCAATTAGAATAATTGATACTTTAAGAATAAAGGTTAGATATAGAATCGATCCAGATGAGCGTAGACATTCTAATGAGTTACCTACTTATTATCTAATACCTTTTAAGGATCGATTCCTTCAAATATTGTCTCAAAATTGGAAAATTAAGAAAAAATTCATATCTTTGCAAAGAAGAGGTGGTCTTCTTACAATTGATGGTTATTTAATTTCAGGATTGTATAGTGGATTTATCTTTGATGATAAAAGTTGGTCGAGAGACTATTTAATTAGTAAAATATTAGAAAATGAAAGCGGAGACAATTAAAAATCACATTGATAATAACATTTCAAAAATGTTAATCTCAAATGGATATGACGAGACTCGTCAACATTTTTATAATATTGCTAGAAATTTCAAGAATCGAATCCCAGATATCGATCTAAATCTAGAGTCTATTGAGAAAGTAGCAGATTCTCGACAAAGATATAGTGCTTATTATGTTTATTTTGTTGAGAATAGAATAATTGATTTATATAAGATTGAGAAAAAATCTCTGTTTAATAGTTCTAAGTCCTTTAAAATGCTTCTATTAAAAGAGAGACTTGAAAGATGTGAGTCAATACCAGTTAGTTATAATCAAAAATATAAAAACTACATCAAATAATGGAAAAGTTTTATTTATGTTTTTGGATAGGTGATGATGGAGGTGATCGTGAATCATATAGTGTTTACTACTCTAAATTAGTATTAGCTAATAATAGTGAAGAAGCAATCGATAAATATCTAGCATCAGGGAAGAATTTTTCACAAAATGATAACAGAGATTACTATGGAGTAATTGAAATGAATGATATTATCAAATAGTCTTATCGATACTATAACTTAGTTATGATTGTGTCATATAACATATATGACACAATCTAATTCAATTGATATATCAAATTTTACAAACAATAACACATTATCATATATTCAATCACCAAATACTCTTACTATAAATTCACCAAGTAATGAAAAGTTATTAGAAATAACTAATGATGGAGAGGTATTTTTCAGACTTAATGGTGAGTGGAAAAAGATTGACTGTGAGAGTGACGTATCTCTTATGTTTGTTGCTGTTATATCTGAATTGACTGGTGTTTCTTATAAAGATAAAGATGAATTAATTACTAAAATTATCAGTAATTATAGAGAAAACAAGATAGATAAAATTTTGGTTTAGTTGTTCTTTCTCCGTATATTTGTCATATGACAAACACAGAAAGAAATATACTTTGGAATGTATTAACTAAGTATGATAATACATTGACTTCTATGTGTGATTCTTTATCAAACATTCTTCAATCTAATGAAGATAAATCTGATTATGTTAATATTTTAAAAAACTATCGTAAGATGGATATTGAAGATACTAAAATAGTTGATATTGTTCTTGGTAAAAAGATACTTATGGCATTTAACTAAATTTATTATTAATCCAATCCGAGAAATCTCTATACGACTCTTTTAGACTATCTAAGAGAGTCTTTTCTTTTAAGAAGTCTTTATAGTCTTGTTTATATCCTTTTAGACTTTCATCAGTAGGATCAGTCGTCCATTGTCTATTAAATGATAGTTCTTTTGGTGTTTGGAATCCAAAATATTTTAAAACTTCTTTTTCAAGTTCAACAGCATCTTGACCGTTCCAATTATGACCCATTGCTACGATTCCAACTTCTTTATCTTTCAATAAATTAGATTCACCTAATGAAGCGTGTCTATTTTCTAACCAAGTTAATCTTTCAATAAGTTGAGTATAAACTGCATTCATTTTACCCCATCTAATAGATCCAAAAAATACTATGATATCTGATTCATATATTTTGTTAGCAACAATGTACATTTCATCTGTTGGGTTATTAACAGAAGCCCAACATCTGACAATTTTATGTGGATTTTTCTTATCATCTTTTAACATAGCGTCTTTTATACCACAATTATTTCCACCATTTTTAGAAACATTTCCCTCACAAGGAAATATCTTTAATTTTGAAATATCTATAACCTCGCAGTTTTTTAATTTATTTCTTATTTCAATAGCTAATTCCGATGATTTTGGTAGTTCTTTTTCACCTGACCAACGATTTGATGTTGTTAAAAACAATATTTTAGATCCTTTAGAATCTTTACTTTTTAAATAGTTAAAAAATTTCTTGGTAAATATCTTCATATGTTATATATTTATGTTTTAAGGTTATCATGATGTTTCATGAAGTTATAAATATAAATAATGATTAAAGATTCACTACAAATAATGATAGAAAATCTATCAGAACAAACTATAAATGGTCGAGTAATTTGGAAGCCGGTCAATAACGTTTGTATGTCTATTGTGATTGATGATGTTAAATTTGAGTTTTATGTTACTTGGAAATTAGAAATAGATACGGGTTGGACTTTAAGTAAAGGTTGGATAACTCTAAGTTCAAAGGATTTAAATTTGACTATTTATGAACATAATTTTATAGATCCTATGATGAGTATTAGAGAATATTTGTGTAATTTTTATTTTAATTCTTTAAAACCATCAGATCAAAAATCTATAGATAAAATTGACAACATTTCAAAAAAATTATCTATACAAGAATATCGAGATAAAAAAATATCAAATATTTTTGAAAAATAGAGATGAAATAAAACATGAATTTGAAATGCTTAATTGGTTTTGGATCAAATCACAACATACTAATAAATCTGGTCATAAGAATGAAAGAGGACAAAAAAGCTTTGATTTATTTTTAAAAGTATTTTTAACAAAAACTATGAAATACAACGGACAATCAAAAAGTGAAATTCAAAAAAACTTCAAACGAATTGAAGATATAATTTCTAAATCCAACGATCAGGATAAGCAAATTATGTTAGCTCAAACACAAGCCAATCGTATTACAGATGAATTTAAGAGTATAAATAGGGCAATGGCTGCAAAAGAAATGGGGCATGAACATTTATTTGAAGTTTTTTTCAGAAGAGCTTATGAGCTAGGATCTGTTGGGAAACAAGAATATCGAGAATATCAATTAACAAAACTAGGAATATAAATGTACGAAAAAAATGAATTAATAGTATCTCAATTGTTTGTTGAGATTTATAAAAACTTTAATGTTTCTGATCAAAGAGAAAAAATGAAAGAACTTTCAAAAAGTGAGTTATATTTTTTGTTAGAGACTTGTATTGATAATCATGATGAAGAAGATTTAACAGTATGTCAAAATTTTTCTCCATTCATTTATGAAATTAAAAATATTTTAAAAATACATAATGGTTCTTTGCCAAATGAAGATACTGATTTGAATTTTTTTAAAGAAAGACTCAATAATAATCGAGTTACCGATAATGGCGAATCTTTGCCAAAACTTTATACTAAAGATGAAGTCAGAGATTTAAAACTAAACAAAATTTTTGATAAGTAAGATTTTATACCTATATTTGTACTTCTAAAATTCTAATATGAAATTTAAACACTTCGAAACAGAGTCAGGTAAGACTATAAAAACTGCACAATTTGATGGATATTCAGTCGCTGAACGATTACTTGAAGGACTGATGTTTCAAGTAGATATACAAGACGGAAACATGAATGTCTATGTTAAACCTCAGGATCAAGAATTTTTTGATCAGTTTAATACTACAAAATGGCTTGAAAAAGCAAAAGAATTTGCTGAGAAAAATGATATTTTTGAAGATCCAATTACAGGAGAAGATTGTTGGGCGGTTTCTGATGAAGTTAAAACTGATATATTAACAAAGATAACTATTGATGAAATTCTAAGTTCTAAAAATAATTTAGAAAATATTGATAAAGTATCTAATGCACTTGAATTAGATGGTGATGGTTATGTTATTCTTGATGAAAAGAATAAAACTGATGAACAAACTGAGGTGGATAAGGAAGTGGTTATTGGTAAATACAAACCAAAACGAAAATTTTTAAATTTTGTTACTGGTCTTCAAGGGAGAATTCGACTATTGAATAATGTTGCCTTTATTAAAGGAGAACAATTATCCGGTATGTTAGAAGGATCTATTTTTAAAATCACTATTTGTGATGAAGGAACTATCAATTTTGAAGAAATGGATACTACCTTTTCAACCCCAGAAATGATTCAACGTTTCATCGATGATATTGATGATCGTGATGTAACTGGATATACACAAAAGTTTGTTGTGGCTGGTCTTAATTTTCAAGATGAAGATGCTAAGCCTTGTTACCTTGAAGTAGAACACAAAAAACCAATTGATATGTTATTTTCACTATTTGATAAAGAAAATCAGAAACAAACAGATGTTTCTGAATCAGGAATGTCTATCCTTAATGCTCTTTTTAGTTCAGAAACAGATGAAGAATTAAAAAGAGAATTTGAGGGTGAATCTGATGAAGAAATTATAGAATCAATTCCTGAAATAAAAGAAACTGCGTCTCAACGATATATGCGTGAGTCATTTGAAAAAATGAATGCTGAAAAAGTCGAAGAACTAAAAAACCGTATTGAAAAGACCGAGAAAGAAATCTCTAAGTTGAAAATGGATGTTAAACAAGCTGAATCTAGAATCGTATCATCTTCTGATGATTTGAAAGTTCTAAATAGCCGTCTTATTTCATTACAACCAAAAGAATTACCAATTGGTTATGATTTCTTTGTATCAACAGAAAATAAAACTGGTATTGATCCAGATGAAAATTTGGTTGCAGTTGTTGAAAAAATTGCACCTATTTTGAAACTTAATACACCAGTGGTTATTCAAATGTTGACTAAAGGGTATTATACAATTAAGATTCAAAAACAAGGTCAAGTTGATGAATCTAAATCAGTTGACCGAGAAGTTTATCAAAAAATTAATAAAATTGATTTACTGGGTAAAGTAACTATGATTTCACCTACTGAGTTCGAGTATCGTGGTGATATGACTTGGCATCAATTAGTTGATAAGATGATTCGTATGGGATTTGAACAAAATCCAGAATTTGATAGAGTTAGTGGATCTAACTCTTATGAGAGTAAAGAAGAAGAAAAGACACAAGATGTGACAGATATGAAACAGGATATTTTAAAAATGGCTGAAGAAATCGGAATTAAAGATGTTGCAAAACAACATATTGAGAATATTGAAAATGATACAAAGTTTAAGGATTTCATTACCTTTAATGAACCAACAGACATTATTAAATAATTTTTATGACAAAGAAAACAGTTAAAAGATGGTTTATGTATAAATTCTGTAGACTAGCTGTTAGAATTAGAAAATTGTTTAAAACAGCAGCTAAAACTATGGATATAAAGGTGACTATGAATGAGATTCAAAAACCACTTTTTGATATATGTATGAGGATGATAAATGAACCTACTACGGAACTTAGAATAAGTAATATAGATCAAGTTTTTCATATTGAAAATTCAAAATATTTGATTATACTTCGACCAAGTAAATCATCAAATACCGAGACTTATTCTATTTCTTTAGTAGAGTATAAAAATGATAATAAAGAATTATCAGGATTTGTAGAAATTCCTTTTCCAAATGAGTTTACTAAAACAATAGTTACTCGTTTTAATAAAGAGATTCATAAGAGAATGAAGACTAAACAATCGTTGAAAACGATAAAGGTTGCTACACATTTACAATCCATTTTGGATGAAATGAATAATTAATTTTGTTTATTAGTAAGTTATAACTATATTTGTAAAAATAATAAAAGAAAATGATAGTAAAGAATATACATGAGAAATTACTGAATTCAATTCAGACAATGTTGATTGATACAAAGGTTAATCTTCCATATTATGGAGAATTCAACTTACACATTAGTTTTCATGAGCAAGACTCTATTGGAACTTGTGCGGTAAATGTAACCTCAAAGGGTATGAATTTCTTCTACTCTCCAAAGTTCCTTGAGGATATGTCTCAAAAAGAAGTAAACTTCATTACTCTACATGAGGATTTTCACCTTTTGTTTAATCACCCACGTAGAACTATTACTGGTCAGTACGAACATAAATTGTCTAATATTGCTCAAGATATGATTATTAATCATGTTATTTGGGAAGATATTTCACATTCTTTCGTAGAAATCCCTAAGAATAAAGATGGTAAAAACATGGCTTTATTCATTCCAAAAGATTATCCAGGCAAACTTATCTTTGAGGAGTTATATGAGTGGTTGAAAGAAGAGAAAGATAAGTTTCAAAAGAAACAAAAAGAAGGCAAATGTAAGAACTCACAATGCCAAACTTGTAATGGTACTGGTAAAAAAGATAATAAATCGGGTCAAGGTCAACAACCAGGTCAAGGTCAACAACCAGGTCAAGGTCAGGGACAAGGTCAAGGTCAACAACCAGTTCAAGGTCAGGGACAAGGTCAAGGTCAACAACCAGGTCAAGGTCAGGGACAAGGTCAACAACCAGGTCAAGGTCAGGGACAAGGTCAGAACGGTAATGGTGGGGGTGGCCAAGGTGAGTCTTGTCCAGACTGTGGTGGAACTGGTAATGAAGGTGGTAAAGATGCGTCTGGTAAACCATCATATGGGCCTTATGGTAAAAATCCAGCTGGTAAAGGAGATCCTATGGATACTTGGAGTACTGATCAAATCTTCCAAGATTTGGAGAATGGTACTGGCGAATACCTTGATAAACACATTGGAGATGATGTACCCGAAGAAATGCGTGAGGCTATGGTTCGTGACGTAATGGATCGACTTGCATCTCGTGGTCTTTCAGCTGGAAATGTTGAGACAACTCTTAACAAACTTCGTAAACAACGTAAAGATTATTTGAAAGAAATCAAACGTTCTGTTTCTAATATGATTTTTGGACACATCAAACATAAAACAATTGTTAAACCAAATCGTCGTCAAATTCCAGGATTGAAAGGTAATCGTAAGATTAAGAGTAAAGTAAACGTAATTCTTGATACATCAGGATCAATGGGTGGTCAAGGTACATTTGAAAGAGTTCTTTCTTATGTTTATCGTAATGATATTGAAATTAACTTCATTCAAGGTGATACCGAAGTAAAATGGGTTGAGAATTTCAAGAGTAAGAAAAAACTTGAAACTATGAAAATTCATGGTCTTGGAGGTACCGTATTACAACCATCTGTTGATTATGTAGTTGATCATTATAATGATTTCAATACGGTTTTGCTCACGGATGGTTATTGCGATCATCTTGATTTTTCTAAAGTCAAAGGAAGGGTTTTGATTATATCAGTTGGTACAAAAGTACCAATCGGCAGGACTAATAATAAAGTAAAGCAAATCTGTATAGAAAATACACATTAATAGTTCGAAAAAGTTCAGAAATAAAAAACTCGTCTAATTGGACGAGTTTTTTATTTTATCTTGAAATATTAAAATATCAATATTCTTTTTAGAAGAATTTAATCTTCTTTTAGTAACACAAAGATTATCAAAATTAGAAGCTTCTATAGGGGATTTATTTAAATCAAAGCATTTTCTTATTGATATTTTATGATCTATAGAAGGATAATCACCATCGTTTGAATCGAGTAATAAATTATTTTTTATATATTCACCATCATAAAAGTCATATCCATTCCACATTTCCAAAAATTTTAATTTTACTGACTTATAATAATTCCAAGATATTCTATAGAATTCTTTATAAGTTGAATATCTATCATTCTCGTAATCTATCCAATCGCCAGTTTTATTTCTTTTTTCTCTAATTCTATCTCTAATTTCTTTAACCTGGAAAATGTTTACCACACCATACTTTTCTTGGATCACATTATCCCTTTTTTCTGAGAAAATAGTTCCTTTACATAGAACGTTTTCTACACCATATCTAGATAAGCATGTTTCTTTGTTCTTTTCAGGATTTCTAAAATTACTATTTCCATATTTTTTTAGACAAGTATCTTTTTGTTTTTGACTAACCATAGGTGACAATTTAGCACAAGATACTGAACAAAATTTCTTTTCTTTTTTCTTATTTAAATATCCCAAATTTAAATTTTCAAATTTAACAACATTATCACAATTTATACATATATCCTCATCATTAACTTTTAAAAATTCATCATAATAGGTTTTTGATGTCATATTTTGATGTGAATGTAAAATATGAATTGATAAATGTTTCCTGTCTCTAACTTCAAATAAACAAATTTCACAAATCATCCTTTAATTTATTTTTATCTCTTTGCTTATATTTCAATTCATTTCTTTTACATTGAATTTTACAAAACTTTTTATTTGCTCTTCCTTGTATTTCATTTAAACAATTCCTATATTTACACCTTCTCATATTCTATATATTAAAATCTGTCCTTCCTTTTATGAAAAAACTATTATTCATTCTTATTTTATTATTACCATTTTTATCTTATTCACAAGAGAGTAAATTTAAAGAGTGGTTGAAACCGAAAACCGGAAATTATATAGAGAAAGAAAACAATCATTTTTATAGCACATTTTTTAAATATGATTCACTAACAACAATTAATAGGGAAGTTGTAAAATTTCCCATTTCCAATAAAAAAATATTATATCAAAAAATATTGAATCTTGATTCAGTTAAATCAGAAGAAATATATTTAAGATCAAAAATATTTATCACAGAAAACTACAAATCATCTAATGATGTAATTCAATTGGATGATAAAGAAAATGGATTAATAATTGTTAAAGGGGTATATGACTTAGATGGATATTATGAAACAAATGCTATAATCAGACACACTTTAAAAATTTATATTAAAAATGGTAAGTGTAAAATTGATATATCTGATTTTTATTGTGAAATTCGTTCTAGATCAATAAAGTCTAATGATAATTTAGAAACATTTTACAAGTCGGATGTATGGAAAAATAAATTTATATTAAACGTTTATAAAGATGTAGATATAATAACTACTTCACTTATAGACGAATTTATAAAATCAATGTATAAAAAAATATCCAATGATGGATGGTAATAAAATGAAAGGTCGGGTTCTTGGTAGAACTAATAATAAGATAAAACAAATTTGTATAGAAAATACACACTAAGAAAAACCCCAGTTACTTTAACTGGGGTTTTTTATTTTCTATGAGGTTAAAATGGTTTGTTCGTATATTGTTAATATACTTACTTGTCTTTTATCATATAATCCATTCTTTATATCATCATATGATGGTTCTTCAGAAGAAAACCCACCTGTGTTATTTTCGGATACGAAAGCTAATCTAAATATTAAATTATGTTTTTTTATCATATCTAAAAAAGTTAGCACATTATCTTTAATTTCTATAAAATTATATGGAATTTCCACACCGTCTCTAATTCCTTTAGTTATTTGAACATATATCATATCATCGAGACCACTTATATGGTTTTCGATAGAGTATTTATTTTTAATATTACTAAATATATCATTACTTATTTTCAAGAAATTTAGGAAATTAATAATATTTTGAAAATTATATGATTGAAGTCTGTAATTTTTGAAACTATCATTTGTATAAATATTTATTCTTCCAGCATAACTGATATTTTTCCCATTTTTCCTTGTTGAAATTGATAAATACATAACTAGATCCTCTGATTCAATATGTGATTTACAATTTAATATTTCATTTTTAAATTCTTCCAAATCTACATCACTTGTTAAGTGAAAATTATATTTAACTAAAAATAATTTTGAATCACTTTGAATCACATTACCTTGTGATATGTTAATAGTAACACCATTAATATCCTCTAAGGGTGTTACTATATCGTTTATAATATCCTTTGTGGATTTAGAGTCGAATTCATTTTTATTTTTTCTTTTTAGAAAGTTTTTAAATCTATCTATCATTTAATTGAATATATTTTTATCTGAATAATTTAGCAAATTTTGGTAGGATGTATTCAAAATATATGAAATTAATTTTCATACCATTTTTCTTTAAAGAATATTCCAATCTACTAATTGGATAAGACATTCTCTTCATTTCAGAGTTTAGATTGTCCGATTTAAATGTGTTAAATTTAATATCTAATTCTTTAAGTATATTATTTGAAATAGGTTCAAACTCCTCACTTATTAAATAGTTGTTTAAGTGTATTATTGATTGAAAATCATCTGATGATATAAATAATGATTCAATACCATCCGGTCTAAACGGAAATTCCTTACCTTTTATGTTAATTAAGAGTTTATTATTTATAGTGAAAGAAAATCCATAGACGATATCAATATAAAATCCATTATCTTTTAATCCAGATAATATATCATTAACATTATTTAGAATTTCTTCTCTAAATGGATCTCCTTCGAATGGATCGAATGCTTCTAAAAATAACTTCCAGTTCTTAACCATATATATTATTTCTTATTAAATCTTTTCCTTGTCCAATTTGGAAAATATTTCCATCATTAAGATAATCTGGTACATAGTACGCAAAATCAATTCTTACTAAATTATATACTGGTTTTTTATTAAATATGGAATTTTCCATATTTAATAATCTTATTATTTCATTAAGAGAATATTTATATACACCACCTTCTCTTCTTTGAACAATAACATTCAATTCTTTAAACCAGTCTGCCTGGTTAAATCTATTATCTGTTCCTCTTCTAGGTATTGAACATTTAAATTCTTCACTTTCTAAATATGAATTTAAATGTTTTATTACTTGAATTTCTTCTATTCCTATTTTACCTTCTATTATAAAATGAACCTTAACTCTGCCAAATTCTTCTATAAAAGATGGTATATAGACTCTTATAAGGTCACAACTATCATTTAAGGACAACAAAATATCCCTAATATTATCAAGTATTTCTTGATCTCTGTTATTTGATTCTAAAAATAATTTCCAGTCCTTAATCATAATTCAGTTATTGTTTGCTTGCTATTTTTTAATATAGTTCTCAATGTAAATAAATAATCAAATCTCCAATTTTAAAAATATTTCCGTTTTTATCATTATAATATCTAAGATAATCTGGTAGATAGTATTGAAACTCAATTCTAGTCAAGTCAATAACATCTTTATTTACACCGTTTAGCATTGTTAGCAATTTGCTAATAGAATACTGATCAAGTTTCCCACTTTTTCTTTGAACAACAACATCTAATTCATTTATCTTATTAGATTTTGCCTTAGGATCAAACTCTTCGCTTTTTAAATAACTATCCAAGTGTAATATAGTTTGAACTTCTTCTATTCCAATTTTTCCTTCTATTATAAAAGAAACCATAACTTTACCAAACTCTTCTACATAGCTTCTTATTAAAACTCTAATAGAATGATCTACTTTAAGAGATATAAGAATATCCCTAATATTATCAAGTATTTCTTGATCCCTGTTATTTGATTCTAAAAACAATTCCCAACTTTTAATCATTAAAATTCTATTTTTTCAACATTTTTTAATTCAACTTCATATTCTTTTCCATCAATTTCAACCGTAATTAAACCGTCATCATCTACACTCATTGGGTTAATTGCCATATCTGGATCATTATCAGGTAAATTATTAATAATAGTTGCATAAATAAATCCTTTACTTTGAATACAATCTATTATGTCTTGTAGAGTAAAGTTTTTATATTTAAATGCTTCAAAAAATTTCAAGTATCTCATTTTAATATATATTAAAATTCAATTTTATAAACAATGAGGCACTTAAAAAAATTTGAAGAACTTAATATAGAAACTTATATAAATGCTGGTGATAATCTTAAAAAGGTAGGACATCTTGAAAGGGGACAAAAACTAATTGACTGGGCTAAGAAAGGTAAGCTTGGTGATGTTGGTGAATTCAATATTTGGATTAAATGGATGACTTCTTACCCAGCAACAGCAACATCAAGAAAAGGAATAACAAGTGGCATTATTTCTGATACTCCAATAAAAGCTAAACTTAACAAGATTGAACTTAATCTGGATTTGTTAAAAGATGATATTGAATATCATAAAAGTACTAATATTTTACCAGTATCTATTACTATTTCGTTTGAAATAAATGAATCAGAGTTATCTAAAATTAAACCAGAATATATAGATTTATTTAAAGATGAATGCGAACTTAGTTCTTATAAGTTTTGGCCAATGGAATTACATACACATTTTAATCTAAATGAGAATGGTAATATAGATAGAGTTTCTCCGATAACGATTTTTACTTATGGTGAGCTTGGCACTATGTTTAGTGATAGAAAATCTGCTAATAATTTTAGAAATATTCTTAGAAAAGTATTAACTAATGAAATAAAAGTTTATACTGGATATAAAAATGAAGACGATGATAAATATATGACTAATTCAGAAGCTATGTTTGAAATTCTTCCTAATATAATATCTACAATTGAAATATCAGATGTAGAGATGATATTAGATGAATTTAAAAATATTAATACTAATAAATTATATAATGAAGATCCTAAAGAAGCCTTCAAAAGGATTTCCCACTAAAAAAAATTATTTAAAATGAAACATTTAAAAAGATTTAACGAAGAACTCAACTCTTCAACATATATGAGAGCCTCTAGAAAACTACAAAAAATAGTAAAAGATGATCCAAGATTAGCTAGAAGTATTAATGCTGCCGAAAGAGCTGATAAATTAAAATCTCATGCTGGTGATATGGAAATGAGAGAATCGATGGATAAATGGAAAAGAAAAGTAGATAAATATTCTAAATTTGGAACATTTAGATTTGATCTCTATTCACCTGGTTCTGAAGACTCATATAGAGGTGGAAATGTTGAGTTTTACTTAGAAATATGTCCAGAATTTACAGATTTGCAGGAATTCTGGCATGATGAAGAACAAGATAATAGGACAATTTCAATACGATTCTCTGTTGGGTTGATCCCGACTAGTGAAGATGATATCAAAAATATTTCAGATAATTTTGAAGATTTAGATTTTTATAACGGATTTTTCTGGGGATTTTGGTTTAGCGTCGATTATACCGTGGTCAATGGTAAAACCAGTTTCTCAAAAATCCAACTAGATAGTTATGATGATTCGGTAGCCGAGGTTCAAATTTCAGGTATGAAAACTAGACAGCAATTGAAGAAAATATTTATGGATATTTTTGATGAGAATTCAGATTTGAATAAGTCTTCAACTGATAATTCAAATCTATATGAGTTAGTTGAAAAAGAAATTATTCAAGGATTAGAAATATACAGTGATTACGGAATTAGTCAGGATCGTATAGTTACTGATTTGAGAAAAATTCCAGCATCTCATATATTGATTCGTTAATTTTTTGTATATTTACATTATGATAACTAGATACAAACTCTTCTGTGAAAGCCTTAAAAATAGAATATCTACTGATATTCCTTTACCAAATGATATTATAGAAATATCTAATGCTTATATAAAGGCTGGTAAAGATATTTTCTTAGTAGGTGGTGCTGTTAGAGATTTTGTGAAAGGAATTTCTCCTAAAGATTATGATTTAGTGACAAATGCCTTACCAAACGAATCTAAAGAGATATTGAAGGGGTTTAATGTATCTGATGAACAAGGTAAAAACTTTGGAGTATTGAGGGTTTTTACCAAAGATGAACCAACTGGATATGAGATTGCGTCATATAGAAAGGATATCTCAGGTGGAAGAGATACAAAAGGTGATGATCAGAAAGTGGAAATGGGAGATAATGTTACAATAGAAGATGATTGTAATAGAAGAGACTTAACTATTAATGCTTTGTTCTATGATATTAAAAAGAAACAAATTATTGATTTAGTAGGTGGTGTTGATGATATCAAAAATGGTATAATTAGAGCTGTTGGTGACGCTAGTCAAAGATTTATTGAAGATAGACTTAGAATTTTAAGAGTTTTTAGATTTGCTGCTAGAACAGGTGGTAAAATTGAAGATAAAACAGCTGATGCTATTAAAAAAGATAATCGACTTAAAGGAATTGGTCCGAAAGATGATGTTTCTCAAGAAAGAATATGGGAAGAAATGTTGAAAGCTTTTAAACAAGCTAAATCCTACAAACAATATCTTGAATTTTTTAATGAATTTGATATGTGGGAACAAGTATTTCCAGGTTCTAAAATCAATACTAATATTGAAGAGGCTCATAAATTAACATCATATATTGCTAACTTATTTAAGTTTGAAGATACTAAAAATCTTAAGACTAAAATGGTACAATCATATAAAATTGCGGATAAGTATGATACTGCTCCTAAAGTTGTATTTCTATTAGATTTGTTAAAATTAACACCAGAGAATGCTCTTGATTTATATAAGAAAAAAGTAAGATGTCATTGTGAAGTTGATCAAATTATTGATTGGTTGGATACTTGTGGAGTTCATGATAAGATTTTTATTAGATTTATTGACTATATTCCTAGTGTATCTTCCGAAGATTTGATATCTAAAGGTTTTAAAAAAAATAAAGCTTTAGGTGATGAAATCAAGAGATTGGAAATAGAAAAATTTAAACAAATGTTATGATTAAGAAATTTACAGAATCGATAGAAAACGAACACGATAATGACTTTTCCACAGAGTCTGTACAGGATAAGCTTAGAAATAAATTAGGTGCTTTTTGGACTTTATCTAAATTAATTTCAGATAAAGATAATTTTGAAAAACTTTTATCAACAGAAAGTGGTAAAGAAATTATTATAAAAACTGCTAAACAGTGTGAATTAGATAAGGATAGAATTTTAGAACTTATAGAAATGACAGAAAAATAATTTAATTTTGGAAGGAGGTTTGATTTTTCAATATATAATTGGAAAATTAAACCTCTTTTTTATGAAAAAACTTTTATTATTATTATTCGTTTTAATATCTTCTACTGTGTTTTCACAAACACAAGTTTGTCCAGATGTTGTATGTATAAACTCTCAAAATCAAGATTACTTTGTAATCAATACTCCAGGATCAACATATAACTGGACACTATCTGGTGGTGGAACAATTGCATCAGGTCAAGGATCAGCATTGGTAATAATCAATTGGGGTTCTGTTGTGGGTTCATATACTTTACAAGTTACAGAGACAAATGCTCAAGGTTGTGTTGGGTTACCAGTCAATTGTTTAATAGATGTTGTTTCTGGTCCAAATGTGACAATAAATGCAATTGGTCCATTTTGTGCTGGTGATCCAATAGTAAATTTAGTTGGTAATCCTTCAGGTGGTATATTTTCAGGTGTTGGTGTAGTAGGTAATACTTTTAATCCATCAGTTGGTTCTCAAACAGTAACATATACTTATAATGATCCAAATGGATGTTCTGGTGTGGCAACTTATAATATAATTGTAAACCCAACCCCAATTACTTCACCAATTTACAAGCAATAGTATTTTTATTGATTTACCTAGTAATATATACATAAAATATTAGGTAAAGTGATGAAATTGATAGTGACCCTATTCCTTCTTTTTTCATTTAATTTTAATCTTAAATCACAAACAATCAGTTATAATAACTGTGATTCTGTTGATAGGATACAAAAATTCTATGTCGATTTTAATGATGGTTCTACTTATAAGTGGGATTTGAATAATGGTACAATATTATCCCAGGATAATAATAAAGTGACAGTTTTATTCCCAGATACAAATATGAATTTTGTATTAAGTGTTGTTGAGTTTAATCAATATGGATGTCAAGGAGATGTTAGAAAAGTAATAATTGAATCTAAACCTTGTGAATTAATTTGGATACCTTCTGCTTTTACTCCTAATGGTGATAATATAAATGATACATTTAAAATACTTGGAAAAGTAGATTCTAAAGATTTTGTATTAGAAATATTTAATAAATGGGGAGAACGTATATTTATATCAAATGATCCGGATTATGGATGGGATGGAACTTATAAGGGAAGAATGGTTCAAGATGATTTATATGTTTATAAAATAATATGTAAAATAAATTCTAGTTATTTTATTAAATATGGATCAGTAACTTTATTAAAATAATTTTATATATAATCAAAAATATAAAATTAATGATATTTTACTTAACATATTTAAAGGATGCAATTGGTAATAATTATTTAGGGATTAAATTTGATCATAATACCGTTGAACCATTCTTAAACAAATTAAAAGAAGTCTTATCAGAAGAGGATTATAAAATCTATACTGATAATCAACAAAAGAGAGATCATAATGATGGTGGTTATCACATGACTGTCATTAATGTTATGGATTATAATAAACTCTCAAAAGAAATGGGAATTAGTAATTTTATTAATTCGTTGCAATCAATATTTAGTTATGCTATTGATGATTTACAATTGTTAGGATTGGGGACAGCATCTAAAAATGAGAATACTACATATTTTGTTGTAGGTAAATCAGATAAATTACAAGCTATAAGGGATAGGTATAAATTATCAGAACATGATATGCACATCACATTGGGATTTAAATGGAAAGATGTTTTCGGGGTTAGAAAAAATGAAGTTATGCAAATTAAATCAAAGTTTTTACAACTTTTAAAGCAAGAATTTTATAAGAAAGAGAATTTCAATTTTGTTAGAGAAATTTCAAACTTTGAAGAACCTAAAGATTTAGATATTATCCCTATTTCTATTTCAGATGATCTTTTAAAAGTATTGTGTGGTGATATAATAATGGATGTTGGATATTTAGAATCGGAAAATAAATTTTATATTCTTACTAAGTATAAAAAATCTACTGACTTACCTAGATTGCCTCTTACAGAAATTTACAAAATACTAAAATAATTTAATTAAATATATGAGTTCAAAACTTTTTACACGTTATTCATTTGACGAGTGCTCGAATGAGACAAAACTATTTGAAAAACTTGATTTTCTATTGGAAGAAGGAAAAATTGAGTATAATTCAGAAGATCAATATCTTTTTAAAATTAAAGATATTGATTTAACAGATGATGAAATTGAGGATTTATGTCATTTTTTTGATAAATTAGAAGTATATCCTTATATAGATAATCTTGATGATGATGATATAGATGATGATATAGATGATATAGACGATAGTGATGATTATACAGGTCGTCGTTATAGAGGTAATGATTATGATGATGATTATTAAGATTTTTTCCTTATATTTGTAAAACTAAAGAAAGAAACGAAATCAATAAAACTCATCAAAAAATAAAATAAATTTTGGTGGTTTAGAAAAATTTCGTATATTTGTAAAACAAACAAACAACAACGAAACTCAAAAAAATATGGCTAATCTTTTTTCAAAGGCAAAATCAAAAGCAGTTACTAAAACAACTGATAAGAAAGATACTAAAGTTCGTATCAAAATTGAAAATGATTCTTTTTTCAAAAAAGTTCAAAATCTTGAAATTCTTCAAGATCGTATGAAGTCTGATAAAGCTAAAGCTGATATGATTTCTGATGAAATTAAAGATCTTGGTAAAGAGAAATGGTCAGAACTGTATCAAAAAACTGGTAAAAATCCAGGTTCTGTGATGTTAGAAACTGTTGTTGGTGAGGATACTGCACAAGTTATGTTTGTTCCTTCTGATAAATATATTTCACTTTCTCCTGAAAAAGCAGAAGCTCTTCGTGAAGAGTATGGTGATGAAATTGTTGAAGAAAAAACAACTTTCGCTTTCGATAATGAAATGATTGAGAAATATGGTGAAGTTCTTTCAACTTTGATTGAAAACTGTGAAGATATTTCTGATGAAGATAAAGGTAAAATTATCAAAGCTGTGACTGCTTTCTCAGTAGCAAAAGGTACAATTGATGTAATGAAAAATTATGGCTCAGTTGAGAAAGTTATGGAAGAAGTAAAACCAGTTATTTCACTTAAAAACGTAGAAGTAGTTAAAGGATAAAAAATTAATCTCACTTCATAATTCAATGAAGTGAGATTATAAATTCAAAATAATTTGTAATTAGAAAATAATTTTTATATTTGTATAAATAAACAAGAAAACAAAAAATATGGATAATAGTAAAATGATGCCCCAATCATTCTTGGATCTGATTCCAAGTCTAACAAAACGTGAACAGTCTTATCTTCGTATGATGTGGGGTAAGTCTGGTGTACTCTACATCACAGCTAAACCTGGTGTAGCTAAATCTGCGATTGCTCGTTCTATCGCAAAGAAAATGAATTTCCGATATATGGATATTCGTTTATCGATGGTTGATGAAACCGATGTAGGATTATACCCTAATGTGTCAGATGTTGATGGTGTTAAATGTCTTGACTTCGTTGTACCTCGTTGGGCACTTGAGGCGAATAAACAACCTACAATTATCCACTTTGAAGAGTTGAACCGAGCTTCTCAATCTGTTCGTAACGCGGCTCTTCAAATTCTACTTGAACGTCAGATTGGTGTTAACTTTAAGTTCAATGATACTGTATTGATGATGTCTTCTGGTAACCTTGGTGATGAAGATGGTACAGACGTAGAAGAGTTTGACTCAGCGTTGAATAACCGTTTGATTCACGTAAAACACACATTATCTTTCCAAGAGTGGGTTGATGGATTCGCTAAAGATAACGTTCACCGAATGGTTGTATCTTATTTACAAGCTCACCCAGAGAATTTGTATAAAACTGCTGAAGGAGTACAGGCTTACGCTACTCCACGTTCTTGGACGTTCTTGAGTGACTTCATTGTTTCTAACTTCGGTATGGAATCTGGTCCTCGTGAGTTCCTTCCAATTCTTAAAGAAGTAGCAGCAGGATATGTTGGAAACTCAGCGATGAAATTCCTTCAGTATTGTGAAGATATGTTGAATGTCAATATCAATGATGTAATCAATGATTATGATCGTGTAGAGGCTGATTTGAATAAATATAATCGTGATAAGAATTCCGAACTTATTCAATCTCTTAAAGAGATGGATCTTGGTAAGTTTAGTGATAAACAACTTAATAACGTGACTAAATTCCTTAAAAGAGTTGGTCAGGATGAATTAACAGCTTACTTGTTATTTATACTTGATAATAATCTTGATATTTCTAAACCAAAGATTAAATCTTTCTTGTTAGGATTTGAAGATGTTCTACGAGTAATCAAGGATATCAACAAGCCGACTAAGAAATAATCGGAATGTTTTGAATATTTAAAAAGTAAGAGCCTTTGTAAAACAAAGGCTCTTTTTTTTCATAGATAAACTATGAAGATACAAATACAAATAATAAATGAGTATGGTGTTTTTTCTGGTGAAATTTTATCAGTAACAGATATTCAATATAATAATATTGTTGATATGTCAAAAAATTTTCATGAGTCAGGATTTGAAATGACAACTGAGGATGGTGGATTTATTATTATACCACCCGATTTAGTCAAGAAATCAATATTAAAAATAAATATATTATAAAATGTTTAGAAATAGATTTAAACGTTTCGGTGGTGAATACATCGCTGACATCGTAGAGTATTTAAAAGAATATGTAAAAAATGATCCATCAACAACAATCAGTGTTGGGTGTGATTCTATTCAAAAAAGGAAGAGAACAATCTATGCTTGTACTATAATGCTTTATAATACAGATATACGAAATGGTGCGCACGTTGTTTTTTTTAGAGAGAGTATGGATAAAATCCGTGATAATTTTGAACGACTTCAAAGAGAAGCACAGTTCTGTCATGATATTGCTGAATTTTTAAATACCGAACTTAATGGATCATATGAGAGAAAAGATTTAACTGAAATTGAAAGGAAAAAATATAAATTTCATTTACTTAAATCAGATGGACAGTATGATCATTTACAAGCACATCAAGAAGATGCATTTGTTAAAAACTTATCTCTTACAGATTTTGAAAAAAATAATGTTTATAAACTTGTTGATATACACGTAGATTTTAACCCTAGTGAAGGAACTATCAATGAGAGAGGTGTATCTAAAAACAAATCTAACTTAGCTTATAGAGCTTTTGTTCCTTGGTTGAAGGGTATGAATTATAGAGTATGGTCAAAACCATGTGCTTTTTCTGCGACATCAGCAGCTGATCTATTGCTACAAGATTGATGTTTGAAATTAATCTAATTTTATTAAAAAAAATGGGATTGATTATTCATACAATTATAGTATAATATTTAATATATTGAATAATGATGATATTAATGGAATAAAACACATATTCCTTTCACAGGAAAGGAATATGTTTTTTGCTATAAAAGAAATATCTCATGATTCTAAACTTAAAAAAAACAAAAAATATAATGAATATGAATTTATAATTGTAGATTTTTCTAAAAAAAGAAAATATTATTATAAAAAAAGATTGGTTTCTAATATAGAATTATTATATTTGATACGTGAAAATTTAGCTTGTGATATTTCATATCAACGGTTTTTCCAAATTAACTCAATATTAAAATGAAAAGAGAAGTAAAAATAATAGGACTTTCATATTCACAAAGTCAACCTAATGCTTATGTTGTTGTTTTATCAGAAGTAAACGGACATAGAAAATTGCCAATCGTTATCAAGGCTCAAGATGCTCAAACAATAGCAATAAAAATTGAATCATTGAAAATGCCTCGACCATTAACCCATGATGTATTTAAAATACTTGCTGATGGTTATAGAATTGATTGTCAAGAAGCTTGTATTTATCAAGTATTAGAAGGCGTTTTTTATTCACGTATATCGACAAATAACGGAGTAGATGATTTGGAAATTGAAACCACCGTTGGTGATGCTTTAGCCTTGGCACTAACATTTGATTGTCCATTATATGTAACAGAAGATGTACTTGCATCTTGTGGTATACAAACAGATGATACTGGAAATGTGGTTCCTGATAAACCAAAGAAAAAGACTAAAAAGAAAGAAAATCTTATGTCAGTTGATGATCTTCGTAGAATGATGGAAGACGCAATTTCAAATGAAGAGTATGAGGTTGCTGCTGAATTAAGAGATAAAATTAGTAAAATGGAAGAAGGAAAATGAGATACTTATTGATATTCTTCTTATTACTATCAACCTTATCATATTCTCAGGAAATTTTTATTCCGAATTCATTCACTCCAAATAATGATGGAGTGAATGATCATTTTGGTGCTTTCTGTTCTGAAACAGATACACTTTCATATTATGAATTAAGAATATTTAGTAGTGATGGTAAAATGGTATTTACTACTAATAATATTTGTGATAAATGGTTAGGTGGTTATGATTATTACTATTCTACTAAGAGTTTCGTTTATAAAGTTCAATATAAATTCACAACTGATAAATTTATCAAATCGAAGAGTGGATTTGTTTATTTAATACGATAATGACAATATCAACCTCAGCAACTGACTTAGAAATTTTAGAATGTTCACAATCAGTTTATAACTTTCTAGTTATAGATGAATCACATTTAATTAATGTGGTTGGTGGTTTTGATAAGTTACCACATTATAAAGAAATGTTAGAAGTTCTTGAAACCCATAAAATGGGTGATATGGTATCATTCACACATTATCTTAATGATAAATATAAAATATCATCAGATCCTCTTTGGGTACCTGGAAATGCAAAGACCTTTTTTTCAACTGATAAATCTCACAACTTTTATAAACAAATAATTAGAAATTTGAAAATTAATTTATTATTAAAATGAAATATTATTTTATCACTTATCAAGCAAAGTCAAGAAGGTCTTCTATACATGAACATCCATCACTATGGAATCAGGTTATTAAGGGCAGTCCAATGAAATTTATTAAACAAGTTTCAGAAGTAGAAGAAAATGGGAGTAGGAGTTATTATAACTTCGTTATCATAAATACTTGTGAGATTTCAGAGGAGGAATATATTGAATATAATGGTCATTTTTAAGTTAAAAATTTTATTAATTTAATTTATCAATAGATAATAGTTTAAAATCTTTTGAGTATCCACGATTGATTAAATTATCAAAGCTAACCCTATTAGGGCCCTTTAAATTATTATCAATATTAAATTTATTTAAATATTCTTTTAGTTCCAATCTACCTTCAAATGTTAATATCTCACCATTATGTTCTATTCTATATAATTTAGAATTAGGATTATTTTTTCCGGTATTTTTTATTGAAAGTTTATTTTTTAATTCATCGGTGTGTGTTTTTCCAAAAAAGTGATTCTTATCACCAGATACACTTAGTCTTATTTTATCTTTCACATCTTGACTTCTCGCGATTCCTTTTCCATATCCCTCATGTCCCATTAAAGATTTGCTTAGTTTATCTCTATGTTCTTTTGATTTCATTTTATTAACCCACTCAGTATTGGATTTTAGACTATTTGATGTTTTTAATTTACTCTCTTCTCTATGTTTATATCCTGTTTGACCTTCACCACCATCTGTTAGATTTGATAAACTACCTCCTGTATTTTTTCTACCTATTAATTTAATTAATCTAATTTCTTCATCGAATGCCTCTTTTTCGGTTAAATTATTTCTAATAATTATCCATAAAGGATCATATCCAGAGCCAACCAAATTGATCAATTTTTTATAAAAATATGTTCTACCATTTTTAAATTTATAAATATGATTTTTTGGCCTATTACTCCTACCTTTTCCAACGTATATTGGTTCAAAATCAAATTTATATTCGTCATATTTATACTCACCTGGTTTAGATGGGTTTAAAAAAATATATACACAAAAATTGTTATCAAAATTTTCAAATTTTTTCAAAAACATTAAAACTTTTATTTTTGTTTATATATAAAAAGATAAACAACTATTATGATTACAGAAAAGAAAGAAAAGACACACATCAGACCCTACAATCAACCAATGATTAAACCTCTTGACTTTGACAGAATGACACAAAAGTTAAGAGGATTTTTTTTGTCTAGAAATTTTAAGGAAACTTTTCCTCAACCTAGAGTTTCAATTTTAGCAGCTTGTGAGGATCCAAAAACAATTACAAAATATAATTTTTCCGGAACAGATTGGCCGATGATACAGACAAATCAAATGTTTTTAGAACACGATTTAATGAAGGAACCAGAACTTGAAGGAGTTTTTTGTTTGACTACATCTTATAGAGATGAACCAAATCCAATTGAAGGTCGTCATAATAAAATATTCCCAATGTTTGAGGCAGAACATACCGGAGATTATAAAAATCTACTACACACACTTTCCAGCTTATGTGTTCATTTAGGATTTGTTAAAGATATTAAAGACATTAAGTTTTTTACTTATGATGAGCTTTGTGAGAAATATGGTGTTTCTATTTTAGAGTCCGAGCACGAAGAAATGATGTGGAAAGAATATGGTGATGTAGTTGCTATAACACACTTCCCACAACGAACAAGTCCATTTTGGAATATGAGATCAATTGGTCAAAACAAACATGGTGAGAATATATATGCTAAGTGTGATTTTATCATCTGTGGACAAGAAACAATCGGAGCAGCTGAAAGAGATTCTGATGTGGTTAGAATGAGAAATAACTTTCACACTATTAGTAATGGAGAATATGCTGATATTCTTTTTGATAAGTTTGGTGAAGAAAGAGTTGAGGCAGAATTGGAAGACTTCTTTGCACTTAATTTCATTGAAAGATGGGGCTTCGGCTTAGGAATGACAAGACTCCTGAGAGCAATGAAAATTAAGAACTTAATTTAAAGTTACTTAAAACTACTTAAAAGTCAGGATTCGTTAATCCTGACTTTTTTTATTAAAGAATATCCATTGTGGTTTCCAGTTTTTAATAGGATGTTTGAATTGAATTTTCCTTTGCAAAAATCTCTCATTGATATGATTCCAATTATTTCAATAATATCATTATTAGGACTTAATATCTGATATAATGTAGCCATTGGATTTTTTTGACCAGACTTATCTAACTTTTTTAGAGATTCACTTATTTTTAATCTAGTATCATCGCTTAGTTTTTTACCAATTCTATGCTCTCTAATTTTATCTTTTGTCTCTTCTTTATGTTGCTTTCCAAAAAAAGGATTTCTCTCACCAATATTATTAATCCTATTTTTTTCAGCAATCAAAGACTTAGATTCATCTGAGTGTTTCTTTCCATAGAATGGATTTTTAAATCCAGTTCTTTCTTTGCCTAAGTTGCTAAGATTTTTTATAGTTTCTATGCTATGTTTTTTTCCAAAAAATCCATTTTTTTCTCCAGATTGTGAATTACACATCTTTTCTATTATTACCTCATAATTTGGATGATTGCTAATATTGTCTCCACCCGATCCACCGTCACTTATATTAGTCAATGGTCCTTTTCCTGATATAAATTTACCTATTTTATTAATAATACTTATCTCTAAATCAAAAGCCTCAATTTCTGATAAATTTTCAAATATTTTAACTGAGATAATCTCAAACCCCTCGGATAATATTTTATTGACTTTATTTGACTTTAATTTATTTAAAGAGTCAAACATACTTTTATTGATTCTATCATTTATTCCTTTTCCAACATAGAATGGTTCAAAATCAAATTCTATATCATGATAAATGAATTTACCAGATTTTCTAGAGTCTAAATAGACATATATGTAATAATTATTCATATATTATATATTGTAATCAAGTTAGTTCCATATCATATTTTTTTTTGGAATAAAAAATCCTTATATTTGTAATTCGATGAAAAATATATTTATAAAAGCAAAAGTTAAATCCTTATTAGACAATAAGGTAAATTCGGGAGAGATTAAGTTCTATAACCTGAATGAAACAACTCTGCACATTAAAAAATCTAAACGAACTAAGTTTAGTCTTGATATAACTGGGTTATCAGATGATATTCTTGTTAGAATTCTAACCAAGAAGATTCCAGATCCAAGTGTTATCAATGTTTCAGATTTTTATAAGAGAGAGTTGAGAAATCTTAAAATAGAAAAGATAGTTAAATAGTTATGAACAATAAATGGCTTGAACAATTTACCAAAAATTGGGTAGATGTTATTGATTGTCAAATTGATTTTTCAAAATATGAACCTACAAGTGTTGGTAATTCGTTACACGTTATGAGAGAAGAATATTCTATCGATGGTGTTACTTATAGAGTTCTAATACCAATTGGATCAGATATACCTTTAATTCAAAAACTAGAAGAATGATGAATAGTATAGATATCTATCTTGGTAAAAGAGATACCTTTTATTGTGTAGTAATAGAAGATAAATCAGTTGCTCGTGATAATAAACTATCAGAGTTATTTGGTGATCCTGTAAATTTGGTTTATCATAATCCAACTAGATCAACTGAGTATATTTATTGTGCCAAGTTTTGGAAAGATAAAGGATCTGCTTTACATCATATAAAAAATAAACCAAATCGGAGAATTATAGAATTAACTAGAGATGAATTTATAAATTCTATTCCAGATAAAGAATTATTCAATAATCCAATGCTCTTGTTTATTGCTACGGACATAACTTATCTTAAAAACTTAGAGAAAAAGAAAGAAGAGATTGAATATAAGAATATATGGATTGAGTATCGTAAGAAATATAAAGCTATTCCCGCTTATGTTAAAGTTGGAGATCCTCAATGGTGGTTGCCTTGCAAAGATTGTGGACTAATTCCATTGGTTTGGGAGTTCAATAATGGTCGTTCAACGGCTTGTGGGTGTGGTGAAAACGAATATAACCATCATTCAATAGGTGCTGAAAGTATTATGTCTTTTGTAACAAGGAATAATGGAAGCGCTTTGGGATTTAATCAGGCTGAACTCAGAATGAATTGGAACCAATGGGTTAAAACTGGTCAAGATATTTTTAAAGAATTAAGATTAAGAAATGATAAAATTTGGTAAAATGAATAAATTTATACTTACAATATTTTTACTACTATTTGTTAGTTGTAGTAAAAGAGAAACAGATTGTAGACTTTATACAAAGGGAGATTTAAAGTTAGAACGATCTGGAGAATGTTATTATTTAAAGCAAGGTAAAAAAGTCTATCTTGATAAAGAGGATTGTGCTAATTATTGTGATTAAATGATTTCATAATTCTCAAATTCTATTTCTTCTGGTATTTCCATACCTAATTGGTGAAATACTTCTTCCAATCGATCCATAATAACTTTATTACCATCTTGAATTACATCGAATTCATTAATCCATTGAATACAACTCACTGATTCATTAAATAATTCATAGATTTCGAATATCGGGTTATCATAGCAACTAAAACTCCCTTCAAAGAATTCGGATATTCCTTTAAAATCTGTTATTTGATTATTATCACAATCAAAATCTCCTTTGATAGCTTGAGGACACCCATCTAATGATGTTAATTGATTGTCATAACAATTGAAATTACCGCCAACATTTTTTGGACAATATTCTAATGAAGTTAATTGATTTCCACTACAATCAAAATCACCACCAACATTTATGGGACAACCTTCCAATGATGTTATTTTATTATGATCACAAGCAAAATCTCCTCCAACATTTATGGGACAACCTTCTAATGAAGTTAATTTATTGTTATAACAATTAAAATTACCACCAACATTTTTTGGACAATATTCTAATGAAGTTATCTAATGGTATTGAATATAGATATGTAAGTGGTATTTTACTAACTGAAAATAAAAAAGTAGATTTATCTGGAATTGAAATTGATAAGGAATTAAATAAATTATCAACTATCAAACTATTAAAGATGTATAAAAGTTCTTTAAAAAGCGGCAAATATCGGTTGGTATATTTCCTAAATTGTAAACTAAGTTTACATTTTTAATATATAATAAAAAACATATTATATATGGATAAGATAAAAAATTTAGGACAAGTTTATACTCCTGAAAATATAGTTAAATTAATGCTTGAGTTATCAGATAAAAATGAAGATATTTTAGAACCTTCTGCTGGTGATGGTGCTTTTACAAAGTTTATTAAAAATAATTCAAATAGAAATATAACATCTATTGAGATAGATCCGGATAATAATCAACTAGATTTTATAATAATGGATTTTTTCGATTATGATGAAGAAATAAAATATAAAACAATTATCGGCAATCCACCTTATGTCTCTTTTAAGAATATAAGTAAAGATACATTGTCTAAAATACAATCTAAGTCATATTTAAACTCTTATGATAATAGAACAAATTTATATATTCATTTCATAAGAAAGTGTATAGAACACTTAGATAAAAATGGTGAAATGATCCTTATAACACCAAGGGAATTTATAAAAGCTACATCGTCTATAAAATTAAACAATTTTTTATATGAGAATGGGACAATAACCGATTGGTATGAATATGGTGATAGTATTGTATTTAAAGGATATAGTCCAACCGTTGTTATTTGGAGGTTTGAAAAGGATAACTTCTCTAGAAAAACTAAAACAAATGATGGTGTTAAAGATTTTAGAATAAATGATGGTCAAATTAGCTTTTACAATACTGAAAATTTGATAAAATTTAGCGATTTATTCTTTGTAAAAGTGGGTGCTGTGAGTGGTATGGATGAGATATTTACAAGTGATAATGGTAATCAATCATTTGTTTGTTCATTTACAAATAAAACGGGTAAATTGAAAAAGATGTTTTATAACATAAATCATAAAGATCTTTTAATTTTTAAAGATAAACTAATTAATAGGAGAATTAAAAGTTTTAATGAGAATAACTGGTGGCAGTGGGGTCGAGGGTTATATGAGAGTAATTCTGAAAGGATTTATGTAAATTGTAAAACAAGAGATAAAACTCCTTTTTTTATAAATGATTGTAAATATTATGATGGGTCTGTTTTAGCAATATTTCCTAAATTTGATATGGATATAAAAAAGGCAACCGAATATTTAAATAATATAGATTGGAATGAAATAGGGTTCAAAGTTGGAGGTAGATTGTGTTTTACTCAAAAATCTCTAGAAAATATATATCTACCAGATTCTTTTAAAAATTTGTATTAATAATTTTCAAAATTCGTAATAAAAGTGATTATTATTTTTTTGGAAGTTAAAGATTTGTATTATATACATTATCAGAGAAATTTGACTAAAAATAAATAATTAAATTATGAGTGAAAAAGATTGTGAAAATCTAAATATTATGTTAAAATGCTTTAAAAAGGGAGGGCAAGTTGCATCAAATATAGCTTTATATGGGAAAAATGTAACAGATATTAATAGTATAAACGAATCAAAATACTACTTCGATATTTTAGTAAGTGATGGGTATATAAAAAGAACTAATCATAATAAATATTCTGGCATGATAGAACATAGTGGCCGTGAATTTATATCTAAAGGTGGTTATAAATTGGAAAATAAAGTATTTAAATTTATGAGAAAATGGTTAGTAAAATATTTTTGGTATTTAATTATTCCAATTGTTTCAACAATTGTTGCAACAATTATCATATCATTTTTTTAATTTATGGAGACATTAAAAAAACTTACTTCTGATAAGATCAGAATTGGAAATCTAATAGCAAGTAGTGGAAACCCTAAAAATAGGGAAACTTGGACAATTGGTAAGGTTATATCAATTTCCTCATTAGGAGTAGATTTTGAACAAGTAGAAGTTGAAACTAGTGAATCATTTGAATGGTTTTTTAAGGATAATTACTTCTCAATACCGCTTGAACATGAGTGGTTGATTAAATTTGGATTTAAAATTGTTGATGTCACCAAGGAGGGTAATAATATTTGGCGTAAAGAATGGTCTGATGGATATTTTGATTTAGAAGAAATAACATCATTTTTCTTCGGTGGTGATATTTACTCAACTAAGATAGATACCGTAGATCATCTTCAAAATCTTTTCTATTTTATAACAGGAGAAGAATTGATATTTAATTTCTAAGAAGATATTTAATTCTGGATAGGGTTAATAATAAATGTAGATAATAAATTTGGTATTTTCATATTTATTATCTACATTTGTATTTAACTTTTAAAACTAAAAATGAAAAAAAAATATCTTTTTATGTTCTTTATTGCTTTGATTTTATCATCTTGTAATAAAGAACAAGAACCTTGTAATTGTGGTAGTGTCTTAACAAGAGACTCTGTTAATTTTAGTGTAAATTTGGAGAATAATTGTTCTGATAATGTAAAAGTAGTTTTTCTAAAAAAGACAGAATTTGATACACTTAAAAATAACCTTTGTCTATATGGTGATTTTGGTGGTTATATTGTTTGGTAATTAAAAAATAAATTATGAAAACAATTAAAATTATGATGATGGCACTAATGATGTGCTTATTTAATTCTTGTTCAAAGGATGAATCAAATGTTTCAGAATTTATCTCAGCTAAGATAACAAATTCTGAAATATCTTGGGTGGTTTCTAAAGAAACAAATATTTCACATTATTAAATAATTAGGTTAATATATATAATAAAAATCAAATTTATATGAAATATATTAAATCATTCAATCAAATTATTTTAGAATCAAAAATCGGAGACATTATAGATGATAAATGGCTCATAATTGATGTAATTGATACTGGTGATAATCTATTTGATTTAGTTGATGATGAAAATATTTCATTATCCGATGGATATGAAAAATATATTGAGTATATTGCATATAGAATTGATAATAAAAAATATTATTTATTAGATCCATCATATCAAGTTAGTAACGGACCTTGTGATTCTTTAGAAGATTTACATGGTTTATGTGGATTTGAATAACTTGAAAAAAGTTAGAAAATAAATTAAATGTCAAGAAAATCATCTATCAATAAAATTAAAAGAGATAACTCTAAATCTAAAGATATATCAGCAGCTTTTGTAATGTATCTTTATGAAAAATCACATTCACCTATCTCCACAAGATTTACTGGAATGGGTTTATCCGAATGTGATGTTATATCAGTTTCTAAATCAGATTATATTTATGAATATGAAATTAAGATAAGTCGAGGTGATTATAAAAAGGACTTTATAAAAGAAAAACATTCACAAATGGTTAAAGAGAATCATACAATCGTTGGTTCAACAGGTGAAATGATGTATTTATCTCCAAACTATTTTAATTTCATAACACCAAGAGGATTAATAAGTATAGAAGAAGTTCCAGAATATGCGGGGTTAATTTATATTAATGATGATTTCACATTCGATATAATAAAAAAACCAGTTTTAATACACAAAACTAAAGCTAATACACAATTTATAAGAAAATTAGCGCATAATCTTAGTTGTAAATTAGTTTTTAAAAAAATATAATGAATATAGATTTAAGACAAGGTGAGACACTTGTAGAAATGCAAAAAATGGTAAATGAGGGTATTATAGTTGATATGATACTTGCAGATTTACCATATGGAACTACAAGTAATAAATGGGATGCAATAATTCCTTTTGAACCAATGTGGGAACTATATTGGAAATTATTAAAACCTACGGGTGTTATTGTATTAACTGCATCACAACCATTTTCAAGTGCATTGGTTATGAGTCAGCCAAAATACTTTAAACATGAATGGATTTGGATAAAAAATAGAGGCAGTAACTTTGCAAATACAATAAGAGAACCTATGAAAGAGCACGAACAGGTATTAGTCTTTAGTAAAGGAAAATGGACTTATAATAAACAAATGCAAGAAAGAACAGGATCTGGTCTTGATAGAGTAAAATATAATGTTAAATTTGAAAGTAAATCAGAAAATTATAGAGAGTTTGAAGGTAGATCTAAAAATAAATTATCTGATTTAAGAGTTCCATCAAGTTGGCAAAAATTTAATACAGATACAAGTGGATTACATCCAACAATTAAACCGATACCACTTTTTGAGTATTTGGTTAAAACATATACAAATGAAGGTGAATTAGTATTAGATAATACAATGGGTAGCGGAACAACAGCTATTGCTTGTATAAATCTAAACAGAAACTTTATAGGTATTGAATTTGAGGAAAAATATTTTGAATTAGCTAAAAAAAGAGTGGAAAAAGAATTGACTAAATCAACTAATAACAATTAAAAGACCTCTTGTATCTTTAAAATATTGTATCTTATAATCAGTATTTTTAATATCTTCAATATTAACTTTAAATTCATGAATCATACTTTCGATATTTGTAAAATCGAATTCATCATCATTAAATGATAAAACACATATAAAATTACTATTAAATCTTGGTCTGTGATACAAAACCATTTCATAATTATTTTCATCTGATATTCTACCACTTTCATAACCATATTTAATATCATAATTAGTGGTGTCAATATTTTCATCTGAAAAAATATAAAAGAATTCTTTTATTTCCTCTTCGGTTGGTAATTTTTCCATTTTATTATAATAATCTAATTGCCTTTCACATAATTCATAAGCTTCTTGTAGAGTTATAATCTTATTTATATCTAATGCTATAGATTTTTCACCTACATAATCCATAAATGTGTATGTTCCCATATCATCTTCAATATAGAATGTGTGAGTTTTACCATCAGACCTTACTAAAACCATACAATAAAATCCTTTTTTTGATAAAGGTCTTTTATACATTTGATCAGCAGATATACCTTCTTTTTTAGGATCTAATTCTTTCCAAGATAATGGGAAATAAATATTAATTATCGATTCATTAATAAATTGTTTATATGATTTCATAATTCTTGAATTCTATATTTTCTGGTATTTCCAAATTTAATTGGTGAAACACTTCTTCTAATAAATCCATAACCACTTTATTTCCTCGAATGACATCGAATTCATTAATCCATTTAATGCAATTAAAATTTTGTCTAAATAAACCATATATTTCAAATATAGGATTTTCATGACACATAAGATCACCTTCAAAAAATTCGGATATTCCTTTGAAATCTGTTATTTTATTAAAAACACAATGTAATATATCACTACTTTCGGGACAACCTTCTAATGAAGTTAATTGATTATAACCACAATAAAAATTACCACCAACATTTTTAGGACAACCTTCTAATGATGTTAATTTACTATACTTACAAAAAAAATTATAACCAACACTTATTGGACAACCCTCTAATGATATTAAATTATTATGACTACAATTAAAATGACCAGTAACATTTCGAAATTTTAATGGAATCTTTTCTAAGAAACAATTATTTAAATCTACATCACCATCAACATCAATAGATCCATCTTCATTGATAGTATAATTAGTTATACCATATTCTTTACAAATAGATTCAATAGAGTTTTTGGACTCTTTTATAAATTGTTTATATGATTTCATAATTCCTAAATGTTATATTTTTTGGTATTTCAATATTAAATTGATGATAAACTTCTTCCAATCGATCCATAATTATTTTATTCCCCTGTATAACATCATATTCATTAATCCATTTAATGTAACTTGAATGAATAGAACTTTGGCGTGTATGGTTAAATAGACAATGTATTTCATATATTGGATTACCTTGACATATAAGATCACCTTCAAAAAATTCAGATACTCCTTTGAAATCAGTAATTTTATTAGAATTACAATAAAAATTAATACCTATACTACTTTCAGAAATTCCTTCTAATGAAACTATTTGATTATCAGAACAAGAAAAATTACCTACAACTTTTCTAGGACAACCTTGTAATGAAGTTAATTTGTTATAAGAACAATAAAAATTACCTTCAACACTTTGAGGACAATACTCTAATGTAGTTAATTCATTAAATTGACAATAAAAATCACCACCAACATTTCTAAACCTTAATGGTATTTTAGTTAAATTATTATAATTTAAATTAACATCACCATCAACATCAATACTTCCATCAGAATTAATTGTATAGTTTTTTATACCATATTTATCACAAATAGATTCAATAGAGTTTTTGGATTCATTAATAAATTGTTTATATGATTTCATATATTTTCTAATAAAAGTTTATCGAAATTTGTATAATGTTCTTCACCCCATTTCTTTAAAAAAAGAATAGATTCAACTTCTATATGTTCTTTTTTAAGAGCATCTTCGATAAATGAAATTACAACATTATGATCTATTTTATGTTTAGTATTAATTGGATCACCACTCATCAATAATTCTTCTGTATAAAAGTGAATTTTAAAATAAACTAATAAATTATTTAAAGATTCTTTAGTTTCGAAAGTTGATGATTGTCGATTAATAATAACATCTTCAATATTTTGAATTGTTTTTTGTATATAATCATGTTGATTATTTATAAATTCTAATTTTGTCATCCTGTTGAGTCTATAAATTTTATATCCTTTACTGGTATTTTGTCTGGACTTTCATAACTTTTACTACGAGCTCTATGTGTATGAATAAAATATCCATTTTTATCAATACCCATACTAAATCCCGATGGATATCCACCTTTTTCTAACTTATCTATCAAAATTTTAGAAAGATTTAATTCTGTTATCTTAGAATTTCCTGCCTTTGTATATGGTTTTAGTAAAGTTAGAGCTTCTTCTTTTCTTTCTTTTGATATATTCTTTAAATTAAGAATAATATCTTTAATATCTCTATCTTCTCCAATACTCTTGCCTTTACTTTCTAAAAATGTTTTAATATAAATCATTGCATAGGTGATATTTTTATTGAAAATAAAGGATATTTATCTAAAAATCCACTCTCTTTAAGAGATTCATAAAGATCATCAGCAACTTTTTTATGATTATATCCGAAAACTTCAATTTTAAAAAAATCAGCATCTTCTGGTTTTGTTCTAGCAAGATTTGGGTTATTAATTATCCAATTTTTAGACTTATCAATAATAGGATTAGGTTCATTTTTGTATTTATAACTTTCAGTAGTTGCTTCATTTAGTGGTTCTAAATTGTTAAATTTCTTTATATGCATAAATTTATTTATTTTTTAACATTTATCAATGATAATGTATATATAAAACTTTTAATATTTTAATTATATAAATTCGAATGTGAGTTAAAAAGAAAAAATTCAATTAATTAAATAAAAAGACTCAATGGAAGTTAATGAAAAGTTATTGACAAAATTTTTACAAGAATGTCGTTCTTATAACGATCATCATGGTCTTGATACATTTTGTGAATCATTTAAAATTGGTTATGTGTATATCGATATTAAAATAGGAAATCATGGATTTCCTGGCAGTTATTGGTTTGAAATAGTTAAAATTGAGTTATATAAAGAGTGGATTAAAAATAAAAGAGATTTAATAATTGATCAATTATTAGATCAACTTATTTAAAAATAAAAATTATAACTAATAAAATAAATAAATATTATGATTTCACAAGAAGGCGAAATGTCAGAAAAACAAAGCTATTACTATGAAAACAGAAATCTTCTGTTAAAAACAATTATGGATCAATTATCTATTACAGATAGTGACTTAGAAAAAGATACTTCTTGGATTCGAGCAAAAATTAGAGAAGCTAATATCGATAAAGTATTAGAAAATTAAATTAAATTAGACCCATCAATATGATGGGTCTAATATTATTACCAATCCTCTAGTATCAATATAATATTCTATCTCATATTCATTGTTAGTAATATTCTCAATATTAAATTTAAATTCATTTATTAGCGATGAAATATTATCTGGAAATTTGTTTTCATATTTTTCCATAATGAAAGCACATATAAATCCTGCATTGAATTTTCTATAATGCCACTCTACTAAATCAGAGTTATCAGGATCAGATGATTTTTCGTATCTATATCCATATTTTATTTCACCATCTTCATTTAAGTAAATATCCTCATCTTTAAAAACATAAAGTGACTCTTTTATCTCATTTTCTGTTGGGAAAAGCTCTATTTGTTTATAAAAATCCAATTGATCTTTACATATTTCTATCGCATTATTAGAATTTAATTTTCTATAACCTCTATATGAAATAGGTTCCTTATATAGATAATCCATAAAATATCTTCGATCTAATTCTATATCTTCGAAATAAAAAACAAAATCATAAAATCCATTCTGACCCGTCATTCTTACTAAACAATTGAATCTACTAGATATAGGGTATCTCCATATTCGTTTAGCTGATATTCCACTATCTGCAGGATCATATTCCACCCATCTATCATCACCATCGAATTTCTGATTAGATTCTTTAATAAATTGATTTTTCTTACAAATTTGTTTGAATCTTTTTAAATATTTCATATATTTGTTATATATTAAAATAATAAAATATATCGAATAACAACTATTAGTTTATCTTAAATATAATCATAAATGGATCAAAAATATTTTTACTCAAATGGATATGGTATTAGTATAATATCAAATGAATTCTCTTATGGTGGTCTAAATGGTTTATATGAAATCGCTATTTTAATTGGAGAAGAAGAAGATTATGAGATATGTTATGAAACTCCAATAACAAATGATGTTATGGGATATCTAAATCCTGAACAAGTTATTCAAACAATTGAAGATGTTAAAAAACTACCACCAACAACTATTAAAAACAGAGATATTAAAATTAATGATTTATTAAATGATAAAAGTTGAAAAAATTAAATTAACTTATATTGATAATCAAAATTTAGAATATTCTGTATTCAAAGTTATTTCCGATTACTTATATCTAAGTAACGCATATATACTAGATAGACCTTGTGAAGAAAATAATTTTAAATGTCCGAATGAGAATGAAATTAGAGATGTATTAGTATCAGATTTTAAAAAATCCAATTATGGTAAAATAGATGGATATATTTATAATAATAGTGATTTAACAGGAACTTGGTTAAAAATTCTCACATTAGAAAGAGAATATAAAATAGATTTTTTGATAGAATGAATAATTTTTTAGAAGTGTTTTTTAATTTACTAAAAAGTGATAATATACCTTTTATAGATCTTAGTAATTTTGATTTTGAAAATATTGATGATGAATCCAGAATTATAGAACTTATAAAAGTTTATAAACTATTCCCTTTTACTAAAAAGAACAAACTTTATTCACATTATGAACTACTTTGCACGACAATTATGAAAAAGTATCTAAAACAATATCAATTTATTAGAAGTTCGGAAAAAATTATATGCTCTACAAATCCGTTTTTTACAAAATCAAATGTCGATTCTATAATTCATCCAGATTTATCAGATGTTTTTGAAAATTATAAGAAATTCAATAAAATAAAAGAATTATATAATGACTATAAATCTAGTAAATAAAACGGAACATTTTGAATTTGAATACTCAATTGAAAACACATCAATTAGACCATACAATACACAAAGAGTCGAATATAAAAATGGTGAGGTTGTTTGGTTTGGTATATCAGTGAATTGGAAGAGAATAGATAACAAATGGTATGTATTAGGAACTAACTATAATGCCAAACCTCTTGAAAAGTATTTACCAGAGATAGTTTATGGCAGTGATAGAACAATTTGGATAGAATGTGACATTCCTGAATATGAAAAACTATATCTCTATTATAATAGAGATATTATCAGATCCCAAAAAATACATAGTTTATGTGGGTAGTTTGTATTAATAATGGTGTTTGTGATGGTGCATCAAGTGATATAGTTAATTTAACAATCGGTGAGAAATATTTTGTTTCGAAAAATATTGATTCTATAAAAGATTTAAAAGAGTATTTAATAACTAATGATGTTGGAGAATCTTTCTATTATTGTTCAAATAGATTTTTAAGTTTGACTGAATATAGAGATAAAAAGTTGTCAATTTTAATTTAATTCCAATTATTCATATGCCATTCTAATGCTTTCATTAATTCATTATACTTTTCTCTAACAGATTTTACAACATCTTTATCCCAATTTATATTAGAATTTTTAATATTTTCTACTGATTTTTTAATATTTTCTCTATTATCATAAGCAATATTACCAAGTAAGGCTGCATGTAGATTACCAAGAAGTTGATCAGCTTCTTTTCTTATTTCGCCTCTGCTTTTAAAATTTTCAAATTTCATTAGATTCATATTTGTTATATATTAAAATTTTAACTATATTTGAAAAAAATTAAATATGAATATAGAAGTAATAGTTAGGAATACATCTAAAGAATCTTTTGAACAAGCGTTTCGTCTTATTTTTTTAGATCAAATAGATCAAAAATGTGATGGATATAAAATAAAAAATAACGAACTATTTTTATCCAAATATTCTGATAAATGTGAAAAATTTCCCTATAAATTTAATATTCAACAAACTATTGATTTTGCTTGGGGATGGTGGGAAAATAACAAAGTTCCAAATGGTATCGAACCAGATACTGATGGTTCTACAAAAGTAGCTTTTGAAATATCAACCGAAAGATGTGGGGTAGGTAGCGAGGATTGGGGAATGTTTGCATCAGTAAAGCCAATTTGGTTTGTTTATGGTAAATAAAATAACTTAAAGATATATAAAATGGAAATGGAAATATATAAATACCTTTTAGAACGAAAAGCTTTTTTTGAATCTATAAAAGAAAAAACAAAATATCAGGAAGGTCAATTAGCTGAAATAAAACTCATTATACTTAAAATTTTAGATGTTTTTTTATCAGATTCAAAAGTTGATTGATGTCAGAAGAAGTCAAATATTGTCATATTTGTTATTCACTTAATATCTTTGAAGATGTTTGTGATAAATGTGAAGAATATTATTGTGAAGATTGTTCATATACATTTACATTTCATTATCAACATGAAGGTAATAGATGTTTTTGGTGTTCTGATCAAAAAAGGTTAAAACCTTTAACAAAAGAAATGATAAGAGATAATAAATTTAAAATAATACTCTCAAATGAATATAAAAGCTAATAAATTTCCGACACCACCCATACCATCCAAACCTAATACAGGTATTACAGGTATGCCAAGTCCATCAAGAGACGAAATTGAATCAGAACTTTTTGAGGTGATTTTTAATTTAATTAAAGATTGGGATATTAATGCTTCAGAGTATTATTCTGGATATACTAGTGGAAATGGCAGTCATGTTAAACTTATTTTAGATAAAATTAATCCTGTTATAAGAGATTATAAAATTAATAAAATTTTAAATGAGGATAGATGATAAACTAAAAAATATGGGATTTGATGAAGGGTTTATCAAAAATACACTATCAAAGACCAAGTTAAAAGATAAAGAAATTATTGAGGCTATGTATTTTCATCAAAATTATAATGAATCATTTACAATAAAATTAGTTTTGAATCATAAGTCTAGGACATTAGCAACATATACATATTCGAGAATAAAATTTGAAAGAGAAATTCGTGACTATAAACTTAATAAAATTTTAAATGATAGTAATATCGAAAAAACAAACAGATAACCTAACAAAGGGTAAATCATATGAAGTTCTTGAAGTAAAGCCTTGTAGATATAAAATAGTTTCGGATAGAAATAAGATCATTACAACAGATTTTAATAATTTCTATGATATAGATGAATATAGAGAAATATCACTTAATAACATATTAAATAATGAATAAATCACTATTTCTTATTTCGGTTGGAGTTTTAAATTTACTACACGGAATAACACATATTATTCAATTTGTCCAATCTATGTTTTTAATAACATATTCAATGGAATCTCATGAACATCAATCTTGGATTGATGAATTAATGCATAATCCGATTTTGGCTTTTATCTGGGCTATAATTGGAATCACATCTTTAGTAATTGGTATTAGAGATTATAGACACCATAAAAAATGTAATCATGAACATTAAGGATATAATACACGAACAATATCCTGGCACTAGTATTAGTAAGATAAAATTTTCTAAATTACTAGATGATAGATTTATTTATGTTGAATTCTATGATGGAGATGTTGTTTTTTATGAAATGAACCAAAATAGACTTTATTCTTATAAAAGACATGAGATAATTGGACTATCTGATAATAAAAAATTTACTCAAATTTTTCGAGAAGCCAAACTAAAAAACATATTAAATGAAGAATAAAATGAAAAATGAAAAACTAAAAGACTTATTAACAACAGTTTATCAATCCGTTATTTCTTTTGAAGATGATATGTGGATCAGACCGGATAATATATCATCTATTAAGTATATTCACCCACAGTATAGTGAATCCACATTTGAAGGTAGAATTGTTAAATATAGTTTTGATATTAGAAAAAAAGACATGCAATTTAAGTTCCATGTCGATATTTTTAAAAAGGCGGAAACATCACTTTGGGGATATGAGTCAGATAAATATTTAACAAAAATGATAATTTCTCATGATACTAATTATTACACAAGAGAAGTAGATTCTTTTTATTTTATTAGTTGGGTTGATGAATCAAAAAGTATTCAAAAAGATATATTCGACTTTTTAGAAAAAAGAAATAAATATTTCTCAGAAAAAGAATTAAATGATAAATATGATAATTATATCACGCAGTTGAAAAAAACTGTTAGCAAGGCAGCAACTCGAGACGGTAAAATAGATGATATACTTGAAGATAAATAAGATTAAATATATTGGTGAAGATATTTATGCTAAAGAATCATCAATATTCTTTGGTAAGAAGTTGCTTACCAAAAATAAAATATACAATCTAGCATTTATATGGACTGGAACATTTCTTAATGATCACTGGGTATTTTATATATTCGATGATTTAGATGATGGTGATTATAGAGGATATGAACTACACAAAGATGATATTATGGATCTTCGTGAGTTAAATTTATCAATTCTAGGTATCTAATATATACTTAATGAAAATATCTAAATTTGTTCAATTTATTAAAGAATCTAATGAAGAATATATTATACAAGAATGTAAATTAATATTATCAGATTTTTTTGATTTAGGAACAGGGAAATTAAATATTATAAACTATTTGTGGGATTCTAAAAAATCCAAAACTAAGAATTCATATGTTGATATTACCTTTATAGACTTCACACATAAAGAACTTAGATTATTATTACCTTTACTTGATCATTTAAATTCATTTTTAGAAGATGAGGGATATTTCTTATCAGAGGTTCCTGGTGAATATGGAGATGATTATGATAATTTTAATTGGGACGGTGTTAATTTATTAGATGAAGTAAAAAAAGCATTGACTACAAATCAAGTATTGGAACTAGGACTTTGGTATGAGAAAAAACCTTTATCTGAGAAAATAACTATCGATGTTGAAGTTGGAGATACTGTATATATGGGACGATTTAAAAATAAGAAAACTGTTATCAAGAAGATTGACAAAGATGAAACAGGAATGCCAACAATAAATGGTAAAAAAGTTGTCACATTTAGATTAAAAGAACCTAAAAAGAATCCTAATTTCAAAGGATATAGAAGTCGATTCAAAAAGAAGAAGAAAGAAGACTAAACAATTACCATTATTTCAACTAAAAGTTAAAAATATTATATCAAAATGATTGATATAGAGTTCATAGAATTTTTTATAAAGAAGAAATATAGTCAGAGTATAGATAATTATTTTGATGTGTCTAGACCAGTTCTTTCGGTTTGGAGAAAGAAAGGAATTCCTCAAGGAAGATTAGACGAATTTATGAGAAGAGAAAAATCTTTTGATGTTTTTGAACTTTTAGAGAGAATTTACAAGAGGGAAAACTAACAATTTAATATATAAATATAAAAATGTTAGTTTTATGAAAACTTGTAGTAAATGTAAGATAAAAAAAGATTTTAACGAGTTTCACAAATTTAAAAGTTCGAAAGATGGATTAAAATCACAATGTAAATCCTGTATTCTTATTAAAGAAAAAGAGAGAAGATCGACTGATGAATATAAACAAAAAAATAAAGAAAGGAATAAATTAATTCCAAAGGATGTTAAGAGAGATAGAAGAATAAAAAATTACTTAAAAAATAAAGATTATATTTTAGAAAAAAATAAAAAATGGAGAGATAATAATAAAGATTATATGTCTGAATATAATAAAAAATATAGAGAGGATAATATAGAATCTTTAAAAGAATATTATAAAAAATATAAAGAGGAAAATAAGGAATATAATAAAATTTGGAGAGAAAATAATTCAGATAAAATAAAAGAGTATAGAAAAAGATATTCTAAATCAGAATCTTCTAAGAAACACAGAAAAAATTGGTATAAATCAATTAAAAAAAGATGTCCTCATATTTTAGCATGGAGAACAATATTAACAAATACACTAAAAAGATTTGGTAAGAAGAAAGATGATGAGACAATTAAACTTCTTGGATATTCATCAATAGAATTAAAAGAGTATATTGAAAGCTTATTTGTGGAAGGTATGAGTTGGGATAATTATGGAGAATGGCATATTGATCATATAAAACCAGTTTCATCTTATGATCCGGAAACTCCAGTTGATATTGTAAATTCTCTTAAAAATTTACAACCGTTATGGGCATTTGATAATTTGAGTAAAGGAAATAAAATATAAAATAATTAAATAGATGATAAGTTACATGGGTGCCAAAGGTGGCTCAATGGGTAAGTGGATTGTAGATTTTATCCCAAAAGATATAAAAGTATTTTCTGAACCATTTAGTGGTATGTTTAATGTTTATTTAACTATGGATTTAGATAAATATCCTGATTTAGAGAAAGTAATCTATAATGATTTTAATGTTCTAAATGCTAATATATTTGCTTGTGCTAGAAAATATAAAGAGTTTTATACATTCTTGGAAAGTCAAGAATGTCAGCAGAGAAGAAAAGATGGATCCCCAACCGATCCGAAATTTAAAAAATGGTTTGATGAATATCAAAAAGATATTTTTAAAAACCAACCAAAATTAGATATGGATAATCCAGATTATCAAAATGCAGTTAAATATTCATATGTATTATCACAAGTTTTTTCTGGATCTAAGCCAGAAACTAGTTCTTTTATAGATTTGAAGGGTAAATATAACTGTAAGTTTGAATCATTTAGAAAAAAAATGAATGGTTCTAATCATGGTAAGAATATATTAAATCACCTAGATAAAATTACAAATGTTGAGAGTATAGATTTTGAGAATTTAATGTTAAAATATGATAGTCCAGAAACATATTTCTATTTAGATCCTCCATACTATAACTGTGAAAAGTATTATAGTAATCATGAATTTGGATTAGAAACACATAAGAGATTAGCTGATTGTATTAAAAAATTAGAAGCAAAGTGGTCATTATCATACTATTATTTTCCAGAGTTAGAGGAATGGTTTCCAAGAGACCAATTTCATTGGGAGGAAAAGGAATTTAATAAGATATCAGGAGCTAAGAAAGGCCAAGAAACTACTAAAGGAACTGAACTATTAATAATGAACTATAATGTATCGACCACTACCAACTAATTTAACAATTAGTGATTCAAAAATTGAAGGATTAGGATTATTTTCAACTGATTTTATTCCATCTGAAACAGACCTTGGAATGACACACATCTACGATGAAAGATTTCCAGATAACTATATAAGATTACCACTTGGTGGTTTTTTTAATCATTCAATTACTCCAAACTGTGAAATAATTGAATCTATTGATAATGAAATAAAACAATTAAGATTAAAAACACTTATAGATATTAATCCAGGTGATGAATTAACAGCATATTATACTATCTATCAACCATGAATGAAATTAAAGATTTAATTAAAAAAGTTAAAGAAGCTAAGAATAATAAAAAACCTTTTTTGAAGAGTATAAGTATTCAAGCTATAGGTAGATCAATTAGATCCGAATGGACAGCCGCAATGGCTAATGATATTAGTTCGCTTTCAGGTATTGATACAATATCATTAATTGAAAAACAATTAATAAAAGAAATAAATGATATAAATGATAGAGACACCATTTAACTACACTGGTTCGAAGTTTAAACTACTTGAACAACTATTACCCGAATTTGATTATACAAAACCTTATTTTGTTGATCTTTTTTGTGGTGGTGGTTCTGTTTATACAAATGTTGTAGATAAATATGATAAATTAATTGCTAATGATGTTATTAAAGATTTAATTGGCATTCATCAAGCATTATTACATTCTGATGATATAATAACTGAAACTAAATCTATTTGTCAAAACTTAAAAATAAGCCAAAAAGACTTTATTGAGTTAAGAGATAGTTACAATTTGAACCCTACTCCTTCTAAATTATGGGCTTTGATGTTAAGTTGTAATTCTAACTTGATTAGATTCAATCAAAGGGGTAAATTTAATCAAACTTGGGGTAAAAGATCTTGGAATTCCAACACCGAGACAAAAGTCTCAAAATTTATTCAACATATCAGAAAATTCTCTGATAAAATAACTTTTTCATCAAAAAATTTTAATGAAATGATTATTACTAGAGATACATTTTACTATATGGATCCACCTTACGGATATATTAAAAACACAGATGGAAATATTGGTGATAAACAAATATCTGAAGCTGGATATAATAATTTTTATTATAAAAATGATGATATTAATTTATATGATTTTTGTCATAAAATTAACAAATTAAATTCATCTTTTATGATATCTGGTGTAATAGAACATGGTGGTAAAAAAACTTGGATTCTAGATAAACTTATTTCAGATGGATTTAATTATAAAGAGCTAAATTTCAACTATGAAAAGATAAATAAAAGTGGTAGTAAAAAAGAAACCAAAGAAATTATAATATTTAATTATTAATTTTTTGGAAAAAATTCATCAATCCACCCATTAAGCTTTGATTCCTTATAAGCTCTTCCAAATTTTTTTGAAAACTCATATCTACCTTTACATAATAAAGATTTTTCTTTACATGTGTCATAATTCCACTTTTTTACACCTCCTCCTAATCCACCTGTTTTATTTTTATTTAGAGGAATCAACCCATCCTTTTTAAATTTATCTAAAAAATATTTCTCTTTAATAACAGATTCATTAACGTCTATATAATCAGTTAAATCAATATATTTAAATTTTGATTTGGTCTTATTGATATGATTGTAAACTGATGTATTTGTTTTTAAATGCTCTTCCTTTCTTCTTTCTTTATTACAGGTTAAACCAACATAAAAAAATTTATCCTCAAAAATATAAACATAGACCATTCTTTTATATAAATTACCAATAGATTTCATGTGTACACATATATCATCTATCCATCCATTATCATAAGCTCTTCGATACACATTGTAATTTTTCTTTTGAAATTCAGATTTACTGTTATATTTAATTGCTTCTAATTTACATTTATCATATCCAGGTTCCTGGTGGAGTTTGATTATAATCCATATGTTTACATATTTCTTCTAACCATCCATTTTTACTAGCGGTTGTATAAGCAACTTTATATTCCTTATAAAAGTTCATTCTTCTATTAAATAGAGATGCCAATTCTTTACATCTTTGGTATGTCCAAGTTCCCCTCTTATTCATAACTTTTTAATTTATTTTTATATAATTATATATAAAAATAAATTTTCTCCCTATGGAAAAAAATCAAAACTATATTTTACAGAAAAAAGAATATAACTCAAAACTATCTACATTTCAAATTTCAAAAGAAATTCATAAAAAAGTAAAGGATTATTGTGGTAGAGAAAAAATAAAGGTAAGAGATTTTATAGAAAATTTATTGATAAATAATTTATCATAATTAATAACCTTTTGAATTCATATTCTATATTATTGAAAAAATCTAAAATTTAGACTCACAAGTTCCATATTTTCAATTTCACTTATATTATTGAGTTTATATCCAATTCCAACTGATTGTGGATAAACAGGTTCTATTATATAATCAAAGTCTTCTGATAACATATAACTAATTAAAGATCCACTCATCTCTTTAAAATATTTATAATTTAATGATCCTTCATAATATTTTTTATTAATAGATATTTCTATAATTTCAGTAATATCATAATTATTATATAGAAACTCAAGATGTTTTTTAACTACATTGAAATAAAGAACACCAATATCTTCTTTACAAGATTGAACTTTTATATTATAATCATCTAAATCAGAAAAAATATCATAGATATAATTTTTTATTTCATCTGTATTAATATATGATTCATTAAATCTTCTAAGATGTTTCATTATACTTATATTTTTTGTAAACCTATTACTATTGAAGTTGAATCAAAATCTATAAAAAAATAATCTTCTAAAATTTCAACATTAAACATTTCCATTTTACCATTTAATGATTTAAGAGTATTAAATGTTTTGATATATGTATTGCATAAGTCATTAAAATCAGAATAATCATAATCATATGGAATATAAATTTTAAAAGATGTGGTTATACCATGATCTATTTCAGATAATTCACCTAAAAATGTAGAGGGATCCGAACCATACGAATCTATATCTGGATATATGATTATATCATCAACTTCTTCAATATCAAAAGAATCGGCGAATTCATTTATAATATCACCTATTTCATCTCTTTTGAAGATATTTTCTTCTTGTGTGTTTTCAAATTTTTTTAAATGTCTCATTAATATTTAGTCCAATTTTTTATATAGAAAATACCACCAATCTTTTTTACAAGATTAACAAGTGATTGAAATGATATAAATTCTTCATATAACTTTACATTCTTCATTAGTTAAGATAATATTTTCATTGCAACTTTTTCCACAAAGTCTTGCATGTCTTTTGGATCAATTGTATCTAAGCTGTCTTTCATTGAATGGCAATTATAAAGAATAGAAAAATCAAGTGGTGTTCCATCATATGATAAAACTTCTGGAGATCTTCTTAAAAAAGACCTAATTTCACTTTCTTCTTTACTCAATGGTGGTAATGGATTTATTACCGTTGATATAATTCCATTATTATTGAATATAACTGAATCATTAAATGGTGTATGAACTACCGGACAATTAAATAAAGATTTAATATGATCATTTAAAATATTTTTATTATTTCCAATAAAAAAATGATGACCACCTTTTCCAGTTAATTCAAAATTTAAAATCCAATCACAATTACCATATTCACCAGCATTTATTTTTTCAGATGCTCTTTGTGACCCTTTACCACCAATCTCTTCACCATCTAAAAGAATTACAGTTGTAGATGGTAAATTTATTTTAGTCATTATTGCATTAATAACAGAAGCTGAATTATCATTAGCATTATCAGATGCTGGATTAACTATATCATGATGAGCTGTGACAAATTTACCAGAACTACCTGGTAAAATTATATTATAAAATTTATTACTAACTGAACCCCATTCATCAATAATATATTCAATATTATTAGATTCTAATAATTTAACTATCCATTGAACACGAGGAGTTTGTTCGAGTCCATTTTTATAAGCTAAACCGGTATTTTTAACTTTACAAAAGTCGTATATTTTTGAATACATTATGTTAAATTATAGTTTTTAAAATTAAAAGAGCTTGGTATTTCCAAATCTAATATATGGTAAATTTCAATTAGTCTATCCTCAATAATATTTTTACCTTGTATTACATCAAATTCATTAATTAAATGAATTATTTTCTCATTCTCAGTATCAAAAATTCCAGATCCCTTATATACAGATCTTATATTAAATAAATTTAAAATTTCCTCAACTGGACAATCCCTGAATGAAAAATTACCTTTTAGAAAATCTGGAAAATCAATAAGATCCATTAAATTATCATTAAACCCTAAATTTAATGAAATATCATGTAGATGTTGATGAGGATTATTTCTAGAGTATAATTCTGATATATTATTTGATATACCTTTCAAAGATTTAATATTACATGAAGTTGCATTATACTTACCACCTACAAATTTAGGCGATCCTTCAAGAGATTCTAAATTTTTATTACTTAAACAATCAAAATTTCCTTCTACATGTGTAGGGCAACCTTCCAATGTTTTTAAAAAACACCCACTTATATTAAAGTTTCCATTAACTTTTCCAAATTTAATAGGTAATTTATCTCTAAACCATCTTTTTCCTTTTTTATCGTCCCAAGAATAATTAGCAGAATTTCTAGTCCAAGAATCAGTCAAATTAACAGATTCATTCACATCAATTGAATTATCTTTATTAATTTTATAGTCTTTTATTCCTAAAAGAAAACAATATTTTTTTATTCTAAATTTATTGAACCCTAATATCATTAACTATATATTAATCTGTAGATTTAGGTTCTTTCTTTTTATCATATTGATATTTTCTCCATCTTTCTAAATCTGATTCCATTAATTTTCTAAGTCTTTTAGACATTGTAAATGAATTTTCCTCACAGAATTTTTTATACTCTTCAATTAAAATCTCAGGCATTCTGAGACTCATCATTTTATCTTTTGCCATAAATTAATTTTATATACATGTATATATTTGTATTACATACAAAAGTTGATAAACTATGTAGGCTTTTTTTCATATGATAAATATATGAAAGGTATTTTAAGTAGAAATCACTCTGAGATTTATTATAGAATAAGAAAGATGAATGAGATGAAATCCTTTGGTAAATTATATTGTCCGAAATGTCTTTCTCTTTCCGGTAATGTTTATTCTACTTTAAATGGTGACCCTACTTGTGGTGACTGTCATTCAAAATTTGATTTTAAAGATCTTTTAAGTAAAGATGAAGTTAGAGATTTAAAAATTGATAATATTTTATCATGAAATTAGATGTTCAACAAATAAATCATAATCACATAACTCGTATGGTTATCTTTTCTATATTTTTATTTAAAAAGTATAGAAAAGAGGAAAATGTTTATTATCAAATGATTAATAATTTTTTAAGAAGAAAAGTTGGATATTCCATTGATTTAAAAATTGAATGCGGTCCAAAATTTTCAATTGAAGATCAAAGAGAATTAGTTATTGATAATTTATTAAATCAAGAAGAATTTGATCATATGAATTTAGTAGTTGCTCAATTTAAAACTGCCTTAAAGGAAGTCAATATTCAAATTGATTTAAATCAAGAGGAAAAATATGAAAGTTATTTGTATAGTTAAATAATAGACGTACTATTGATATTATAATTAGGTGATAACGATGATGTGACGTTATTAAATCCTCTATTTGTAGCTGTATAAACTATTTTAACACTAGTAGATGATGGAGCAGATATAGAATATTGTCCAGAATCTGCAAGTAATTTACATCTCTCAATTACTGCGCTAGAATTAATATTATTAATTACTGTTATCCCTTTCCCTCTACAATCGAATTCACAATTTATTAATTTTCCTTTAAAATCTACACCGGTATAAATACCACCGTTAGAATTAATATAACTCATTGTTGATGAAATGTTATTTGCATAAAATGAGTAAGTTGGATTAGTAGATACATTGATATAATTTATTATTCCGGTGATATCACCATTAGCAAAAAATGGAAAATTATAAATAATACCCATATTAACATTGGATATTTGACTCGATATGTCAAGATTAGAATAGAATCCACTATTACAATTTCCTGCATTTATATAGCTTATTTCTCCTGATATATCCTTGGTAGCATAAAATATTTGTTCAGTAACATTACCAATATTAACATTAGTTATTATTCCTGATAATGTATCAAAAAAGAAAGCGGTACCCAAAACATTACCTATTTTAATATTAGATACTTTACCTGATATATCACCTCCATGAAACCCATCACTACTCACCGTCGCCATAATAATATTAGCTACTATTCCAGTTAATGAATTAAATGTGAATGATGTATTTACATCACCCATAATAATATCAGTTATTGTTCCTGAAATTAGATTAGAAATATTAAATGTGGTATTCTGTACATCATTCGTATTGATATTTTTAATATTTCCAGATACATCGATACTTTGAAATGTATAATGAGTAGTACCAATTGTAACATCAATTATATTTCCAGATATATCCCCCGAAGTAATAAAAGCATTGCCGCTAATAGATCCCATATTTATGTTAGTTATATTCCCTGAAATATTCCCTGTCTCCGCATAAAATGCAATATCACCATCACCCATAATAATATTAGTTATTGTTCCAGATATATTACCTGTTGAGTGAAATCCATTTCCGAATCCTACCATTTTGATATTATCAATGGCTCCTGATATATCACCAGTGGTTGTTAGAAATGATGTACTAGTTGTTCCCATAATTACATCACTTATTTTACCTGAGATATCAGATCCAGAAAAGGCATTGGTGCTAATACCCATTATGATATTAGTTATTGTTCCTGATATATCACCTGATATATCAAATGGACTATCACAATCTCCCATTATTATATTAGATATTGATCCTGACATATCACCTGATGTATTAAATACCGACGCTGAAACGCCACACATACTAATATTACTTATTACACCTGATATATTTGCAAGGTTACTATTAAATGCTGTAATAGAAACATTATTCATAATGATATCAGTTATTGTTCCTGATATATCACCATTATTGCTAAGAAAAGCATAATTATTAACATCACCCATTATAACATCACCTATTATACCAGATATTGTACCACTATCTGTTCTAAATGCATAATCAACATTACCCATAGTAATATTAGTAATTGTTCCTGATATATCACCAGTATAAGACCAAAATGCCTTACTATTAACATCACCCATTGTGATATTGTTTATTTTTCCAGATATATCACCTTCACTAGTATAGAATGTATAAGTGCTAACATCACCCATAGTAATATTAGTTATTGTTCCGGAAATACTTCCTGGAGAGAAGAATGCTACACTAACACTACCCATTATGATATCAGTTATTATTCCAGATATATCACCATTTTGAGATCGAAAGGCATAAATAGAATGACCCATCGTAATATTAGATATTTTACCTGACATATTACCAATAGATCTAAATCCATAACTAACATCACCCATCATAATATCAGTTATTGTTCCTGAAAAAGTACCAATATTAAATGTATAGGTGCCAGTAACATTTCCTATATTAATATTACTTATTTTCCCTGATATTTCATTAATAATATTGAATGCACTAGTACTAACAGTTCCAATTGTAACATTATTTATTGTGCCAGAAAAATCATTTGCGTAAAATGAACTACTAACAGTTCCCATAATAACACTAGTTATTGTTCCAGATATATCATTAGCAGCAGAAAATGCGTTTGTAGAACTACCCATTTTAATATAACTCATAGTTCCTGATATGAAATTTCCAGAAAAACCGTTAAGAACATTACCCATTGAAATATTAGTTATTATTCCAGAAATATTAGCATCATTAGCTAAAAATGCAGTGGTAACATCACCTATAATAACATCAGTTATTTTTGCAGATATATCACCATCAGTATTGAAGGCATAATTAGTAATATCACCCATAGTAATATTGCTAATTATACCTTCAATACCATAGAGTGCAGAAAATGCGCTAGAAAAATTACCCATTGTAATATTAGATATTACTCCTGAAATTATACCAAGTGAGTAAAATGAAATATCACCATCACCCATAATAACATCACTTATTGTTCCAGATATATCACCAGAAGGTGTGTTAAACGCATATCCAACATCACCCATAGTAATATGATTAATTTTTCCAGATATATTATCACTATTAGATTCAAATACAGATTTGCCTGTAACATTCCCTATATTAATATTTGTTATTTCGGCTGTTATAGAAGCACCGGATCGGAATGCAATTCCAGTAATATCACCCATTGTTATATTACTCATAGTTCCTGATATTTTATTAACAGCATAAAATGCATTATTACCACTACCCATAGTAATATTTGTTATCTTCGCCGATATATCACCAGTATTAGCACGAAATCCGTTACCAACAAAATTACCCATTATAACATCACTTATTAATCCTGATATATTACCAGTTTGAGAACGAAATGCTGTACCGCTGACATTTCCCATTATGACATCTGTTATTATCCCAGAAAAAGTACCAGTAGCATAAAATGCTCCTGTACTAACCTCACCAATTCTGACATTATTTATCTTTCCTGAGATATTACCACTTGAACCTATTGCATAATTAATAACATCACCAATCTTAATATTGGTTAATTTTCCTGAGATATCTGATGAAGAATAAAATCCTGAGCTAACATTACCAATAATAACATTAGTTATTGTCCCTGATATATCCCCATTATTTGAAACAAATCCAATATTAACAGTATTCATTCTAATATTACTAATAGTTCCTGATATATTATCTAAAGCATAAAATCCGAAACTAACATCACCCATTTTAACATCAGTTATTGTTGCTGATATATCTTGATTAGATGAAAATGCGTAATTAATCCCACTAATCCACTCACAATTGTCATATTTACCAATCAAATTATTAAATCCAAAATTAAATAATGAATTAACAAGCATATTCTCACTTCCAAAATAAACATTTTCAATAATAGGAAATGATGTATCATCACCTCCTAACATTATTGCATCATTTGCAACATCAGCAATCAATTCAACATTTTGTAATCCAGCAGTTATACCTGATCCAAAATAGATATGGTTTTGATTTGTTGCCATCGAATCTGCGGTAATAATAGTATCTCTACGATTAGTGGATATACCAACTATATTGGTAAAATCAATCATAGTGATTGTCTGATCAACTAAGTTATAAGTTCCAGGCATTAATAATAGACTACCCATACTATTTAAAGATCGAGTACCCCAGTCGAGAGAATTTAATTGGATTAACCCATTTAATAATCTATTACCATTAGTTACTCCATCCGTAGCAGGAACTCCAGTATTAACCGATTCTACTATAACATAGTTTTGTCCGGAAAAAGTTAAACCTCCACCTCCACCACTCCCGGCATAATCAAATATTTTTGGATAATGAGACATTTATGAATTTTTATTATTATTCAAATATATATTATAGAAGATAATCTACCCACATTTGTTATATGTCTGAATTATAATTAGTCACAGGTACTGTAATCAAAGGATCTATTCCTTCATTTGTAATCGTATAAAGTATTTGAGCAGAAATAGATGCTGATGCTGAAATAGAATAAAATCCTGTATCTGATAATAATTTTGAATTCTCAATTATTGCATTAGATCCTAAATTATTAATTACTGTTATCCCTTTCCCTCTACAATCGAATTCACAATTTATTAATTTTCCAGTAAAGCTACCACCTGTATTAATAGATCCATTAGATTCAACATAACTCATTGTTGATGAAATGTTATTTGCATAAAATGAATAAGTACTTGTAATATTACTCATTTTAATATTATTTATTGTTCCTGATATATTACCAATAGCATAAAATGCCAAAGTAGCACTACCGATTATAACATCATTTATTATTCCTGAAATATTACTGGTCGCACGAAATGGTTGTTCTCCATCACCCATTTTAATATTAGTTATAGTTCCGGAAATATTACCAATAGAATAAAATATAGATTCGACATCACCTACAATAATATTACTTATTGTTCCGGATATATCACCAGCTTGAGTATGAAAAATATATCTACCATCATTACCAATAATTATATTATTTATTACACCCGAAATGTTACTAGAAATACTGATAAATACATTACCAGGATCTAAACTAGGATTAATAATATCAGACATGATAATATCACTTATTATTCCTGATATATCACCATGAGCATGAAATGCATTATAAACATTACCCATCGTTATATTAGTTATATTTCCTGAGATATTACCAGTATTAGCATAGAATGCATACTTAATCACATTACCCATTTTAACATTCATTATTGTAGATGAGATGTTATTAGCGTAGAATGTAGTTGAAACATCACCCATCGTAACATGATTTATAGTTCCGGAAATATTACCAGTATTAGCATAAAATGGATAATTGGCATTATTCATTGTGATATTATCTATTTTTCCAGAAATATTACCATCAGCATAAAATAGATAACCAACATCACCCATCGTAATATTAGTTATAGTTCCGGAAATATTACCAGTATTAGAATGGAATGCATAAAATGAAACATTACCCATAATAACATCACTTATTGTTCCAGATATATCACCAACTACATAATAAGCATAATTACCACTAACATTTTTCATCACAACACTAGTTATTACTCCTGATATGTTGTCAGCATTAAATGCTTCATTATAGATGTTACCCATTCTAATATTATTTATAGTTCCTGAGATTGAATTACTAGAATAGAATGCAATATTACTGATATTACCCATAGTAATATCAGTAATTGTACCTGTTATATTAACAGAGAAAAATGAGCTAGTAACCTCACCCATTTTGATATTAGTTATATTTCCAGATATATCTCCAATAATAGATTGGAAAGCATAATTGACATCATACATAATAACATCGGTGATTGTCCCTGAAATAGAATTATATGAATAGAATGCAGTATTACCAACGTCACCCATTGTAATACTACTTATTGTTCCTAACATACTACCATTGGGTGCGTAAAATACATACTCAATAGCATTACCTATAGTAATATCTCTTATTACTCCTGATATATCACCTCCAGTATAAAACACACTATTATCAACATCACCCATAACAACATTATTTATCGTTCCTAAAATATTGTTAGATCGAAATACAAAACCAGTAACATTACCAATTATAATATCAGATATTGACCCTAATAAATCACCACCAGTGACATAGAATGCATAATTACTAACTGTACCCATTGTTATATTAGTTATAGTCCCTGATAATAAATTATCACAAATGAATGCATTATAAACACCATTCATTTTAACATCAGATATTTTTCCTGATATAGAATTAGAAGAATAGAATGCAGCATTATTGACTTCTCCTATTATAATATTAGTTATTTCTCCTGAAATGTTATAAGATTTAAATGCTCTATAAACATTTCCAATTGTTATATTACATATTTTACCTGATATATCCCCAGATCCAAAAACATAAAATACATATTGTGAAATATCACCAATAATAATATTAGTTATTGTCCCTGATATTGAAGAATTAGATCGAAATACTGACTGAGCATTACCAATTATAATATTATTTATTATTCCTGAGAGTGAGTTATCAATGTAAAAAGCATAATCTGTAACATTACCCATTTTAACATCAGATATTATTCCTGACATATTTCCACCAGTCCAGAATGCCCTATTTGTGACATTACCCATAATAACACTATTTATTGAACCAGATATCTCATTAACAGAAAAGAATGTATTACTAACACTACCTATAATAATATCTCTTATTGATCCAGAAATATTACTACCAGCATAGAATGCATATTCTCCTAAAACATCACCCATTATAATATTAGTTATTGTCCCAGATATATCGTTATTGGCTTGGAATGATCTACCAGTTGGAACATTACCCATCAAAATATTAGATATTGATCCAGAAATATCGGTATAAGCATAAAATCCATTATTAGTAATATCACCCATTGTAACATTGGTTATTATTCCTGAGATACTACCGTTGGCTGTAAAAGATGATGTACCATAAATAGTACCTATTTTGATATCAGTTATTTTTCCTGAGATATCACCATATTGAGCATAGAATCCTTCGTAACTAACATTACCCATTACTACATTAGTAATTGTACCTGATATATTATCTTGAGCGTGAAATGATTTACCAGAAACATTACCCATTTTAATATCGGTTAGTATTCCTGTTATACTTCCAGATGTATGAAACGCATTTGATACATCCCCTATTAATATATTAGTTATTTTTCCTGACATATCACCAAGAACATCATATACAGAACTTGTAACATCACCCATCGTAATATTAGCTATTGTTCCTGACATAGTGCCTACAATATAGAAAGCGTTATTCGCAATATTACCCATTATAATATCAGTTATATTTCCTGATATATTACCTGTATTAAATGTATCTTCAGAAACATTACCAATAATAATATTACTAATCATTCCTGATATATTACCATTTACTGTGAATGCAAAATAAACATCATTCATAATAACATCAGTTATTATCCCTGACATTTCACCACCAATAGAAAATAATGATGAAGAAGCATTACCTACTTTAATATTATTTATTGTTCCAGAAATATCACCTCCAGTATAAAACGAGTTATTGACATCACCCATAGTAATGTTACTAACTGTTCCGGATATATTACCAGTCACACAATAGAAAGCAATATTCGTATTACCCATTATAATATTAGTTATTGTTGCTAATATATTTTCCGCAACAAACGCATAATTAATCCCAGTTGCCCACTCACAATTGTTCCAAATACCAACTAGATCACTAAATCCATAGGATCCGAACAAATTAAAACACATATTTTCACTTCCAAGATAAACATTTTCAATAATAGGAAATGATAATTCTCTTCCTCTTAACATTATTGCATCATTTGCAACATCAGCAATTAATTCGACATTTTGTAATCCAGCAGTTATTCCATTTCCCCAATAAATGTGGTTTTGGCTTGATGTCATTGAATCTGCGGTAATAATAGTATCTCTACGATTAGTGGATATACCAACTATATTGATGAAATCAATCATAGTGATTGTCTGATCAACTAAGTTATAGATTCCAGGCATTAATAATAAACTACCCATATTATCTAAAGATCGCGTGCCCCAATCAAGTAAATCTAATTGAGCTAATCCATTTAATAAAGCAGTTCCATTAGTTACTCCATCTGTAGCAGGAACTCCAGTATTAACTGATTCTACTATGACATAATTTTGTCCAGAAAAAGTTAAACCAGCACTTCCTCCAGTACCTACAAAATCTAATATTTTTGGATAATGAGACATTTCAATATATATTATGTAAGATTACTTCCCAAATTTTTACCAAGTACTTAGATTATAATTAGTAGCTGGTATTGGTGTGATATTAGTAGTTCCATTATTAATAATTGTGTAAAGTATTTGAACATTAACAGATGTTGATGAATAAATAGTTGGGACAGCATCAGATAGTAATTTACATCGTTCAATTATTGCGGTAGAACCAACTTCATTTATTACGGTTGTAGCTTTTCCAAGACAATCAAATTCACAGTTTAATAATTCTCCTGTAAAACTTCCAGCCGTAACAATACTACCATTTGATTTGACATAGTGTATTTTACCTGTGATAGATCCACTATCACTTTTGAATGAATTACCACAATTACCCATGGTAACATTAGATATTGATCCAGATATATCAATATTATTAGCATTAAATGCTATATCGACATCACCCATTTTAACATTATTAATTATTCCTGAGATAGAACCAACACCTCGAAATGCTATATAAACATCACCAATACTGACATTATTTATTATTCCAGATATATCACCGCTACTAGCCCAGAATGCTTCGGAATTACAATTACCCATAGTAACATTAGTTATTATTCCAGATATATCACTACCTGAAGGAGCTCCTTTTCCTGTATAAAATGCAGCTAATCCTGCAACATTACCCATAGTAACATTAGTTATTGTACCAGATATATCACCATCTTCAGTTTGAAATCCATAATCAACATCACCCATCGTAACATCAGTTATTGTTCCAGATATATTACCACTAGAAATAACACTAAATGCACTAGTAGCAGTTCTCATATTAACATGACTAATTGTTCCCGAAATACTACCACCAGTAGTAGAAAATCCTAATCCAACCTCACCCATGGTAATATTATTTATTATTCCTGATAATTCACCAACAGTGATATAAAATCCTTTAGAAACATTACCCATTATAACATCAGTTATTGTTCCAGATATATCACCAGATATAAATGCATTACTAACAGTGCCCATAATTATAATATTATTTATTATCCCAGATATACTGTAGGCTATTTGAAATGTATTAGTTGTATTACTAATTTTTATATCACTTACTACTCCGGATATATTTTCAGAAAATATTCCTGTAGCAAAATTACCCATCGTAATATTCGTTATTTTTCCGGAGATGTCACCACCCTCTACATAGAATCCAATATTTCCATCACCTATAATAATGTCAGTTATTGTTCCGGAAATACCATCAAAATTAATTACAAAACCAGAACTAACATTACCCATCGTAATATTAGTTATTGTTCCGTCAATTCCACCATTAGCCAAAAATGCAGTATCAATAACATTACCTATTTTAATATTAGTTATTGTTCCGGAAATACTATTAAATTTTGAACGGAATGCATAATTTGTAACATCACCCATCGTAACATTAGTTATTATTCCACCAATAAATCCTAGATAATCAGCATAAAATGCTATGTTACTAACATCACCCATTGTGATGTTACTTATTGATCCGGCAATATCACCAGCACTAGCTAAAAATGCGTTAGCGACATTACCCATAATGACATCAGTTATTTTCCCAGCTAGATTACCTCCTGTTTGAAATGCATAATTGACATTACCCATTGTAATATTGCTTATTATTGCAGATTTCCTAATATCAACAATTGAATGGAATGCATAATTTGGAGCATTACCCATTGTAATATTGATTATTGTTGCTGAGTTAGAAATATCGGTATAGAAAGCATTATTACTAATAGTGCCCATAATAACATCGGTTATTATTCCTGACATATTACCAGTAGAATAGAATGCATTACTAACATCACCCATCGTAACATTAGTTATTATTCCATCCAAATTATTACTAAAAAACGCATAGGTAGTAACATTACCCATAATAACATTATTTATTGTTCCTAAAATTTCACTGGTGTAAAATCCGTTAGTAATATTTCCCATGCTAATACCAGTTATTGTTCCTGAAAAAGTACCAGTATTAAAAGTATTACCAGAAACATTGCCTATACTAATATTAGTTATTGTTCCTGATATCTCATCACCATTAAAAGCATTAGAACTAACATTATTCATGTTGATATTACTTATCGTTCCTGAAATAATACCATCAAATGATGTTTGAATATCACCCATATTAATATTAGTTATTGTTCCTGATATATTATCAGCATCGAATGATTTATTAGAAACATTACCCATCGTAACATCAGTTATTGTTCCTGATATATTACCACCACTATAAAATGCTATAATAGTGTTACCTAAAATAATATTAGTTATTGTTCCCGATATATCACCACTAGTAGAAACCATGTAATTAACATTACCAATCACAACATCAGTTATTGTTCCTGTTATGTTATCAGCAGTGAATGCATAGTTATCAATATTACCCATCGTAACATCAGTTATTGTTCCTGATATATCACCACTTACTGAAAAGGCGTAACTAGAGTTACCCATCGTAACATCAGTTATTGTTCCTGATATACCACCAGAAGTTAGGAATGATGAATTAACATCACCCATCTTAATATTAGTTATTGTCCCTGATATATCTCCATTACTAAAAAACCCGTAATTTATAACATTTCCTATTGTGACATCAGATATTTTCCCTGAAATTGTACTAGTAAAACGAAAGGCGAAATTAACATCTCCCATCGTAACATCTATTATTGTTCCTGAAAAAGTAGCACTATTAAATATATAATTACTAGAAACTTCACCGATTATAATATTAGTTATTATTCCTGATATATTATTAGCATAAAATACATCACTACTAGCATTATCAATGATAATATCATTTATAGTTCCGGAAAGATTATTACTTACATAGAATGCATTAGAACTATTACTTATAGTAATATTATTTATTGTTCCTGATATATTACCAGCGTCGAATGCCTGAGATCCAACATTACCCAATACAACGTCATTTACTATTCCAGAAATATCATTAATAGCAGAGAATATTGCAAAACTACTAGTATCTATACTAATATTAGTTATTTTTCCAGAAATATAAATAGCAAAGAATCCAACATAAACACCACCCGCGATGATATTATCAATTTTTCCCGAGATTGATAAACCAGCATAACATATATAACCACTTGAATTATTTATTTTAACATTACTTATTGATCCGGATATATCACCATCAGCATAGAATACAAACCCGACATCTTGTATTGTGATATTATTTATTGTTCCTGAGATATCAATGCCAGCTATAAATGCATTACTAACATTTGACATTTTAATATTAGTTATTGTTGCTGATATATTTTCATTTGCTATAAATGCGTAATTAATTCCATTAATCCATTCACAATTATCATATATCCCAACTAAATTATTAAATCCATAATTTGAATTGTAAAATATATTTTCACTTCCAAAATAAACATTTCTAACTATAGGAAATGATGTATCATCACCACCTAACATTATTGCGCTATGACTAATATCAGCAATTAATTCGACATTTTGCAATCCAGCAGTTATTACATTTCCCCAATAAATGTGGTTTTGATTTGATGTCATTGAATCTGCGGTAATAATAGTATCTCTACGATTAGTGGATATACCAACTATATTGATGAAATCAATCATAGTAATTGTTTGATCAACTAAGTTATAAATACCGGGAGTTAATAGTAATGATCCCATATTATCTAAAGATCGCGTGCCCCAATCAAGTAAATCTAATTGAGCTAATCCATTTAATAAAGCAGTTCCATTAGTTACCCCATCCGTAGCAGGAACTCCTGTATTAACCGACCTTACTATGACATAATTTTGTCCAGAAAAAGTTAATCCTGGACCAACCCCAGAACCACCAGTACCTACGAAATCGAATATTTTTGGATAATGTGACATAATTGATATTTTTTCAGAAAAAATTAGGGATTCCGATGAACTTATACCGAACCCTTAGGTAGGCATATGAGCGTTTCGATATCCGTAGATATTTTGATGAACTGCGGAATCCCTTAATTTTTTCATCTATTATATATATATTTTATGGGATATTACTTACCCAATCACATTTCAATTCTTTATAAGAATCAGGCCAGTCAGTTGTCCAATTAGTACTTATATCACAGACTGGTACTCCAAATTCAGCACTTTTAACATAATTTGTTTGAAATGGGAAATTAAATCCAGTTACTTTAATAATTTTTGAAAGAGGTCCGGATACTATCTGTCCTCTACCACCGTTTGCACTTGGTACCCATTGTATATATCTAAATGCACAATAATATGGTGTATAATAAGGAGAATAGGAATATCTACTGGTTGGTAAATTTTTACCTCCTTTACTTTTTCCTGAAGCGGGTATTAATGTATAAAGATCTTGAACAGCATTTGTTACATCCCTATATTTAACATTATAAAATTCAAACCTACCTGTAAAATATTCCCATATATTATATGTGCTCATAGTATAACTCGTTATTTCATAATGATTAGGTCTATCTATTCCAATTTTTGCAGGTACTAATAAAGAGTTATTCCAATTAGAATCTCCAACTCTTGACCAAAACCCACCAGCTACCCATGGAAGACTTGTGTCCTGACCTATATCAGCTATTTGCTTAGCTGGTACTACATAAGATTTTCCATTAGATTTTGTTCCAATTGGCAACATTTCCCCATCATAAATAACTTTTTTAGTTTTTCTTTTATAATGAACCATTTCAATAAAAATTCTATTTTCTGGATTACTAAAATGCTCACTAGTGAAATCCATATTTATTAAAACTGGATAATTGTGTACAATAGCCTGGGTTGCAAAAATTCCGTTAATAGATGAGTCATACACATCAATCGATTGAGTATCTTTCATTAAATTTATTTTAGGAACTGGTAGAGGTAAGAATGAGTTTGTTGAACTAGCTGAACCACTAGATACACTTGGTGATCCTATATAATTAGTTCCTGAAATACTATTAAATGATGCTTCATCAACTATATAAGGAACCATACATTTTATAAATGTATTAGCCTCTAAGGATCCACCATCAATTGATATTACAACCATGGCAGGCTCATTAAGTCTTATTATACCAACTGGTGAATTTGTGTAATAAACACTTCCTGTTACAAAGTCACCTAATGATCTTTCAGGGAAAAGAATTTTTCTACTATCAGAAACACCAAAGGATGATAATGATGGACTCCAACTTGATATTGATGCTCCGTAGGATCCTCCAAGTGTTGGTTGTGATAAACCAAAGGAAATTGTCACACCTGGTGTTGTTGTAGTTTGAGCTTCACAATAAACAAAAACTTCATTTACAAAAATTATAGAACCTCTAGGGAATACAGTAGAACCACCTATTCCTGGTGAAGATATTGAATTTACTGTACCGAACCATCCCATCATTCTTTTAACACTAGTAAAATCTTTACCAAATGCTGATCCAGTTGTTTGAAAATCATCACGAGGTTCTTCTAACATATACTTAGCTAATGAATATTCACCTTCAGGAACGCTACTTGTAGACCATAAGAAATCTAAAACATGCGGTTCAACTCTACCTTCAACATACTCAACAAGCCTTGTCCCATTATAAGCAACAGACCAAGTATATCCATTTTCAACTCTACCACCATTTCCAAGAATAAGTTTAAAACTTCTATTTAAACCAGGAATTGCAGTTGCTGGATTTAAAGAAACAACTATATCTCCTTGTGGTGAATCATAACTATTACTATTATAAAAAAATATTGTGTTTGGGTCTTGCCCAGCAGTTAACCCCCAAGATGATAATTGATCATTTTGCCAAGCAACCTTTTTAACACTTACATCAACAATACCTGTTGGTCCTTGATAGCCAGTTGGTCCTGTAAATCCTTGAGGTCCAGTTATACCCTGAACACCAGTTGGTCCAGTTCTACCCTGTGGTCCTGTAACAGAAGGACCTGTGATACCTTGAGCACCTGTAATACCTTGAGGACCTGTAAATCCTTGAATGCCTGTTGGTCCTGCAAGACCTTGAGGACCTGTGATACCTTGTGATCCTGTAAATCCTTGAGGGCCTGTATTTCCCTGAGGACCAGTTTTACCTTGTGATCCTGTTGATCCTGTTGGTCCGATACCACCATCACTACCATCACTACCAGCATTACCTTGAGGTCCAGTTATACCCTGAACACCAGTTGGTCCTGTAATTCCTTGAGGTCCAGTAACAGATGGTCCTGTGACTCCTTGATTTCCAGTATTTCCTTGAGGTCCAGTTATACCCTGAACACCAGTTGGTCCAGTAATACCTTGTGGTCCAGTTCCTTGAGGACCAGTTGGTCCTTGAGGACCAGTAACACCTTGACCAGTAACACCTTGATTACCTTGAGGTCCAGTAACACCCTGAACACCAGTTGGTCCAGTAATACCTTGAGGTCCAGTTCCTTGAGGACCTGTAACTCCTTGAGGACCAGTTGGTCCTGTATAGTTATAAATATATGTCACATCCCCCGTAGGTCCCTGAGGACCACTAACTCCTTGAGCTCCACCTGGATCACCTTTTGGTCCGCTTGGACCTTGACTACCAGTATTACCATAAGGTCCAATTATACCTTGAGGACCTGTAATACCTTGTGGTCCTGTTGTTCCTTGATTACCTGTATTTCCTTGTGGTCCTGTTGTTCCTTGACCTGTATTTCCTTGTGATCCTGTATTTCCTTGTGACCCTGTTGGTCCTTGTGATCCTGTTGTTCCTCTTGGTAACATAAATGATATACCAATTTCAGATATATCAGCTATATTAGGATTTGTTCCATTAGATCCACCAATGTAAGTAACATTTTCAATTCTAAGTCTTGTTGAAAATATACTAACATTAGTCGAATTGAAAGTACAAGAATAGAAGTAACTTCTAGAGCTTGATTTTAAATCAAATATTTTAATATTTAAAGTTTCACCATTTATCAATGATACTATCTCGGTAAATATACCAGACAAAACATTACCCCATTTATCATTAGGGTTTAAATAAATTTGATTGACATTACCAAAAGTAGTAGCAATACTTGATGAATTTAAAAAAGATATCAATCCACTAGCTGGTGAGGTTGCACCATCTACTGTTGTATATTCTAAAGTCCAACCACCAACTTGTCCAGTTGGTCCTTGAACACCAGTCGGTCCTGTGACACCTTGTGGTCCTGTGACAGAGATACCTGTTGGTCCTTGTGATCCAGTATTACCTTGAACACCGGTTGGTCCTTGATTACCAGTTGGTCCTGTTCTACCTTGTGGTCCCGTATTACCTTGAGCACCTGTATTACCTTGAGAGCCAGTTGGTCCTTGTGCTCCAGTACTACCTGATCCTTGTGGTCCTGTATTACCTTGATTACCAGTAACCCCTTGATTACCAGTTGGCCCTTGTGACCCAGTTGGTCCAGTTCTACCTTGAACCCCAGTATTACCCTGTGATCCTGTATTGCCTTGAGAACCAGTTGGTCCTTGTGATCCAGTACTACCTGATCCCTGAGGTCCAGTTCTACCTTGTGATCCTGTATTTCCTTGACTACCGGTTGGTCCTTGGGAGCCTTGAGACCCTGTTGGTCCGGTTTTACCTTGAACCCCTGTATTTCCTTGTGATCCTGTATTTCCTTGTGATCCAGTTGGTCCTTGTGGTCCAGTTTTACCTTGTGGTCCCGTATTACCTTGTGATCCTGTATTACCTTGACTACCGGTTGGTCCTTGTGATCCAGTACTACCTGATCCTTGAGGTCCAGTTCTACCTTGAACCCCAGTATTACCTTGGCTACCGGTTGGTCCTTGAAATCCAGTAAATCCTTGAGGTCCAGTTGGTCCAGTTCTACCTTGTGGTCCTGTATTACCTTGACTACCGGTTGGTCCTTGTGATCCAGTACTACCTTGTGATCCAGTACTACCTTGAACCCCAGTATTACCTTGACTGCCGGTTGGTCCTTGTGATCCAGTAAATCCTTGAGGTCCAGTTCTACCTTGAACCCCAGTATTTCCTTGGGATCCAGTATTTCCTTGACTACCAGTTGGTCCTTGAAATCCAGTAAATCCTTGAGGTCCAGTTCTACCTTGAACCCCAGTATTACCCTGAGGTCCAGTATTTCCTTGAGGTCCAGTTCTACCTTGAGATCCAGTTGGTCCACTAACTCCTTGAGCTCCAGTTTTACCTTGAGGTCCAGTAAATCCTTGAGAACCTGTTGCTCCTGTATAATTATATATGTAAGTTACATCACCAGTTGGTCCTTGAGGACCACTAACACCTTGAGGACCACCTGGATCACCTTTAGGACCTGATGGTCCTTGGTATCCTTGAGGACCACTAACTCCTTGACGACCAGTTGGTCCTTGAGGACCTGTTACAGATGACCCAGTTGATCCAGATATATCTAATACCGCCCAATCTGAAATTATAGATCCCCTAGTTAAATAATTAGCAGGTGTATCAATTAAATAGTAAAATCTTTTTACAGATCTTACAAATACAACCATATTTCTATAATTATAAGAAGGTATTAGTGTAGTTAGAGCTGTTTGACCAGATGACGGACTATCCGTAACATCAACGATCAATCTACCTTCTATTTCAAAAGGAGCTCTAATATCAAAGTTTACATTAAATATACTAGCCATTATTAAATCTATATATTAAAATAATTTATCACGTTATGATGGTAGTGCAGTCGTTTGAATAGTCCATGGACCTTGAGTGGCAGTAGAATATGTGAAGAAATAAACACTATAAGTATGAGATAATCCATTATAAGAAACATTACTAACTATAAATGGTGATCCATTAAATAAAGTTCCTGGTATATTTTCTTTATTATTTGTATTTACCGAATCTATCCAACTTAAATAAGTTGCTGTTGTTTGTGATCCTTCTGATTGAGGTATCGCAAAAAATCCTTTTTCCGTTGCAATCGTTCCAAAATTAACACTAATATTAGCATTAGATTGTGCCAATATTGCAGTACCATATGTTATTACATCAGATGATGTAATATTTGTAAATGTCTGATCAACTTTACCAACAAAATATGGCCAAATTGTTTGAACTGATACACTAGTTGGTGAACTAACCATACTACTAACTGCACCAACCGAAATTGGTATAGGAGTTGGATTTCCATAAGTATCATATTTTTGTGGACCACTTATATGAGAATTAGTTCCAGTCCATGTAAATGTTGTTGGTATTGTTGTGTGTAAGGTTTGTGATATTGTCGAAGTATTTGATATAGATATAGTTGAAGATAAAGGTGTTAAAGCAGGAGATGGGGAAGTTCTATTAAATGTATATCCACTAGCAGTTCCACTATCATTCTTAGTATATGTTAAAGTTAATACTGGTGTAAATGTTGCACCAACAGCTCTTAATGAACTATCATTGATTGATAATACTAAAATAGGTGGTGTGTATGATGCAGGAACTGGTGGGAAAAGAATCATATTTAAAACTTGAACAATATTTAAATGACTAAAATAACCAGCGGTTAATCCAACCAACCAAGTTAATGGATTCGGAACAGTTGTTGAACTTCCATATGAATCTGGTACTGTGGATGGTACCACCATAGTAGATGGTATATAATCTGAATTACCATAATAATCTACATGACTTTGTGAAGATGTATTTATATTATAAATTGTTCCATAAGTAACACCAGAATTTGTAAGACCAGCAAATAAATCAAGAAATATTTGAGTACCTGACGGACCAGTAGCACCTTGTGCACCTGTAAACCCCTGAGGTCCCGTAAATCCTTGAACACCTGTTGGTCCTGTTCTACCTTGAGGTCCTGTTAATCCTTGAACACCTTGAGTACCTTGACTACCGGTTGGTCCAGTTGGACCAGTTCTACCTTGAGGTCCTGTGATTCCCTGAACACCTTGAGACCCTGTTGGTCCTGTTCTACCTTGAGGTCCTGTTAATCCTTGAACACCTGTTGGTCCTTGAACACCTTGAACACCAGTTGGTCCAGTTCTACCTTGAGGTCCTGTTAATCCTTGAACACCTGTTGGTCCTTGAACACCTGTTGGTCCAGTTGATCCAAATCCTTGAGGACCTGTTAATCCTTGAACACCAGTTGGTCCTTGAACACCAGTTGGTCCTTGAACACCTTGAGGTCCAGTTCTACCTTGAGGACCTGTTAATCCTTGAACACCAGTTGGTCCTTGAACACCTTGAGACCCTGTTGGTCCTGTTATACCTTGAGGTCCTGTTAATCCTTGAACCCCAGTAGGCCCTTGAACACCTTGAGACCCTGTTGGTCCTGTTATACCTTGAGGACCTGTTAATCCTTGAATTCCGGTTGGTCCTTGAACACCTTGATATCCTGTTGGTCCAATGTCACCATCATTACCATCATTACCAGCAACACCCTGAGTACCAGTTGGCCCTTGTGATCCAGTATTTCCTTTTGGCCCACTTAATCCCTGCGCACCAGTACCTGCTGGTCCTGTTATACCTTGTGGTCCTGTCATACCCTGAGTACCAATAGGTCCTGTTATACCTTGAGCACCAGTAACAGATATACCTGTTGGTCCTTGTGATCCAGTATTTCCTTGAACCCCAGTAGGTCCTGTTATACCTTGAGCACCGGTAACGGATATACCTGTTGGTCCTTGTGATCCAGTGTTTCCTTGAACACCTGTTGGTCCCTCTATACCTTGAGCACCTGTTTGACCAGTAGCTCCTAATCTTCCAGAGCCTTGTGGTCCAGTAAATCCTTGAGGTCCACTATTTCCTTGAGGTCCACTATTTCCTTGGAAACCAGTATTACCTAATGACCCAGTATTACCTTGTGATCCTGTATTACCTGTATCACCAATGGGCCCTGTTATACCTTGTGGTCCGGTAGGCCCATATCCAGTAGCTCCCTGAGGACCAATACTACCAGTTCCACCAGTATTACCAACATATAATACTGGACCTTCTGGACCTGTTGGTCCTTGATCTCCTTTTGGACCACCATAGAAAGTCCCACCTTGTGGTCCAATTAGTCCAGCTGGACTAACATGAGATCCTATTGGAATTCCTGTTCCTGGAGCAACATTTCCTGGATATCCTAAATTTGTTAAATTTAATGTTGTTGTTGTTGGTACTGAATTTACTAAAAAGTATCCGGCATTTTCAACATAAACAATCTGACCAACACCAGCCCATGTTGAATCTTGTACAGCAAATGAAACAATTGCTGAACCTACTAAAGGCATCGCATCAGGTTGTGTTGTATATGTAAACGCGTTTGATCCTGTTGTTCCTTGTGGTCCTTGAACACCAGTTGGTCCTGTTATACCTTGAGGACCAGTCGGTCCTGTTAATCCTTGAACACCAGTTGGTCCTTGAACACCTTGAGGACCTGTAATTCCTTGCCATCCTTGTGGTCCAGTTGGGCCTTGTACTCCAGTATTTCCACTACCTTGCCATCCTTGAGTACCTTGCCATCCTTGTGGACCAGTTGGTCCTTCTAATCCAGCCCCGCCTATATCACCTTTTGCACCTGTTGGTCCAGCCGGTCCAGTATTTCCTTGAGAACCTTGATATCCAGTTGGACCAAAATAACCCTGATTACCTTGAGGTCCAGTAAGACCTTGAGGTCCTGTTCCTTGAGGTCCAGTTGGACCTTGAACCCCTGTTGGTCCTGTGAATCCATTAGGATCTCCTAAATCTCCTTTTTGTCCTTGTGGTCCAGTAATGCCTTGAGTGCCTTGCCATCCTTGTGGTCCTTCTTTACCTTGAACACCTTGTGGTCCAGTTTTACCTTGATAACCTATTTCCCCTTTATTACCTTGTGGACCAGTAATACCTTGAATACCTTGAACACCAGTTGGTCCGGAAGAACCTGCATTAGATAAAGCTATTCCAACTAAATTCCAAAGAGTCCATAATGGATCTCTGACATCTTTAGCTAAAATTTGATTGCCACTATTATCAGGAAGTCTTAAAGCTACATCTGCCCAACCTTTATAGACCTGTCCATCATCCCACTTAAATTCACTTTCAAATATAGTACTAGGTTGATATGTTGATAAATATGGTCCACCAGTTGGTAATGATACTGTTCCACTAATTGGCATAATTAAAAATTTTTAATTTCTTTTATATATTAAATGAGAAGCTTTCGAAAAGTAGTTTAGGAATAATTTGTCAAAATAAAATTTTATAGTTACATTTGTCTAAACAAAAAATATGAGAAGAAGCTTTTTAAACTACAATAAACAAGAGTTAATTGATAAGATTAATCTTATATCGATTGAACAAGTTGGTAGCCAAGTTGTTACTAAATATCGAGACACAGTTACATCAATTAGTGATGTCTCTAATAGATATGAAATTTTTGATATCATATCTTACTTAAAAGATAAAATTGATACAATTGAACGTAATTTTAATATTACTAAATATCATTTTAGAATCACTAAAGGAATACAAGAATTAACTCTTTTGAGTGATTCAATTGAAATTGAAGGAGTTAGCTTTCATAAATCATTTTTTATACTAAATTCCTCTGATAAATCTCGTAGATTAAGCTTTAATGCTGGTCTTTATTGTGATGCTAAAAATTATTATTTAGTATCATCTATTAAAAATCTTGGCTTAACTAAAAAACATCTTCGAGGTGTTACACAAGCTGCTGAAATCGCTTCAACTGGACTTAATGGTGAAACATTCAACGAACAAATTGAATCGATTAAATCATTAGTTGGTCATAAAATTTCACTATCTAATCTTCAAAAATGTATTATTAAAGATATTGAAGTTAAATCAGATCATCTAAAATTTGATTCACTTAAAAATTCTATTATTCACTACGCATCAGAAGGTAGACTTAAATTAACGGACTCTCAATATTTAACACTCAGAACACAATCAGATAAACTTGTTATTAATAACACTAATGATTTCTATTTAGATGCTTTTTGGGTTTTCCAAACATATTTAAGAATATTTAGTAAACAAGATTCTCATGTTGTTAAACGTGAGACTGAAAGAATTATGTCAATAACACAATGCTCAGTTAGAAACCAAATACTAGAAGAACTTGGATTATGATACTAACAGATTATGAAATAACTGGGTTTGTTAATTTCCCTAATCAAAATAATCGTTCAATCAAGATGATCGATTCTGGAAAAACTATGGTGTATCTTGTTGCTCATGGGGAAGTAGATGCGAATGTTCAACTACCTATTATTGGTAATTTTTGTGGTGATGATATTACTCCTAATAAAAATATTCTAACTTCAAATAAAAATATTGAGGATGTTATAAATGATCTATCACAAGATTTTGAAACAAAAGAATATTTTAATGGTCAAAATTTTCCACTTGTTACGAGTATATTATTAGGATGGTCATTATATTCTTATGAATATAATGATAGAATCAACCCCTGGTGTTGTGGATTTAGAGAATTGACAAATGAAGGTAAGAAGCTTTATTATTCATTAAAAAAGCTTCATAATGATTGTGAACTGAGAATATTAACATTTAATAACATTAAATAACATTATAATGCAAAACGTAAAAAATATATTGATATCTGACAGCTTGAGAGAAATCCTCTCTCATTTTAAAAATGAGTCAATTGTTGCCGATCTACTTCTATCAGAATATATTAGAGAAGATTTTCTTGTTGGTGAACCAGTTAGTTTTTTATCTATATCTGATTCAGATTTAAGTAAGATATCGTATCTAACTAGAGACCGTGCAACAAAAATTCCAAGTGAAGAATTTTGGGTTTCTTCTAAAAGATTTCACGGTAAACCAGGAACAGTTATTAATAAAATATTTCGTGATATTTCTGAAAAAGAAATAGAAAAATTCTCAACTTTATTTAGATCATTTTCTTGTATGAAAGAATTTAATTTTGAAGTAGTTCGTGGTAGAGATATAGTAAAATATTATGGCCAAAATACATATTCATCAGGTGGAGGATCACTTGGTAATTCTTGTATGAAATATGATAGATGCCAAAGATTTTTGGATTTTTATAAAGATAATGATGCGATATCCATGTTAATTATGAAAAATAATGAAAATTATTTAATTGGTCGTGCATTACTCTGGGATTTTAATGATAATAAAATCATGGATAGAATCTATACGACAAATGATGAGGATTACCAATTTTATTTTAAAAAATGGGCAAAAAATAATGGATATTCATATAAAATGAAACAAAATTGGGCAAATACAATCCAATTGGTTAATAATTCTGAAAATTTTGATGGTAATTTTGAAATACAATTGAATAGTTGGAATTATGAATACTATCCATATTTAGATACTTTTAAATGGTTAGATACTAAAAATGGTAAATTGTATAATTATAAACCATCACATTTTGAAAACCATCAAAATGATTATAAAGTACTTATGAGTCCAGATGGTAGATATGCTACAGCTGAATGTCTTGAATTTGATTCAATATCAAAAGATTGGCACCACCAAGGAAGTCTACAATTTATTCCTGAACACAATCTCTATACAAATAGAGATAATCTTAATTATTCAGAAACTTTGGATAAATGGTTACTAAAAACCGAATCTAAGTATGATGAAGATTTAAGGGATTATATTTATAACGATATTGAAAAAGTTGATATAAAACTTTTAAATGATAGAAAAGATTTTATAAATAGACTATTAGAAAATGAAAAAAGACAAGAAGAGATTCGACTTAAAAACATGATAGGGAGAAGTGGTGGTAGAAGTTTGAGAAATCCTTACTATGATATTTATTCTACTCTTGAGAATGTTATAACTCGATATAATAATGAGGATGGTGTATCAGAACATCCGATGGTTGATAGTGAAACATTTTAATTAGATTTTAAACCAAATGATAATCATCACATATAATATGTGATGATTTCTAAATTAATTGATAGCTTTAAATGTTTTAAAGATCCTAATTTTAAGTTTGATCCAAAATACCATCGATATACTTATGGTGGTAAGCAATATACATCAGTAACAACTTTTCTTAAAAATTTTCACAAACCATTTGAAGAAGATTTTTGGTCAAAGAAAAAAGCTGAAGAAGCTGGTGTGCCACAAGAATGGATTTTAAAAGAATGGAAAGATAAAAATGATAGAGCAAATTTTGTCGGTCATTCAACACATGAATGGATTGAGAATTATTATAATCAAATACCACAATGGATTCCAGATGATTTGGATATTGTTGACAGGATTAATAAGTTCAATATTATCTATGCTAAACATTTATTTAAATTAACTCCAGTTAAATTCGAATTACGGATTTTTTCAAAAATATATCCACTAGCTGGTACAATAGATTCTATTTTCCTTTATAAAGGAAAATTATTCATTGTCGATTGGAAAAGTAATTCAGAGTTTAAAACAGATGATCATAAAAGTGGTCGATATAATAAACTCTTATCACCATTTGAAGATTTATATCAAAACCATTTAAATGAATATTCAATTCAGGTTTCTCTTTATTCGTTGATATTGAGAGAATGGGGATTTAACATAAGAGGATCCTATTTGGTACATATAGGTCCATCTCAAGAAGCTATAATACATAAATCACTTGATCTAGTGGATACTTTAGATAATTATCTTAAAGATTACAATTGGGAATAACCATTTGTTAATATATACATAATGAGAAAGAAATTAACTGAGAAAGAAATTGACTTTATTTTAGAAAATTATACACAAAAGGGTGCCAAATATTGTTCTGATGAGCTTTCTATTAAAAAATCAACGGTAATATCATTCGCTTTTAGAAATAAATTAAAAGTTAATAAAGATATAATTGAAAATAGTAGATTTAAAAATAAAAATATTATAACAGTTTCTGATTATATAGATGTTAAAAATCCAAAAATAGCTTATATACTCGGGGTAATTTGGACTGACGGACATGTTGCCTTCTCTAATAATAAAAATAAAACAAAAGTAGTTAAACATTCTTGTGTAGAATATGACTCTTTTATTTTTACCAATTTATTTAAAGAACTTAATTGGAGACATTTTAATAGTGAGAATAAAAAGTCTATTGGAAAAAATACAATGTCAACACACTGGATTTCTTCTGATGATTTAGGTAGTTATCTTATATCTAATAATTACAGAGAAAAAGAAAATGGAACCTCAATTTATAATAGATTTAATAATCTTAAAAGTCATTTTCTTAGGGGATTATTTGATGGTGATGGGTGTATAACAATTTCAAATTCTGGTAAAAACTATAGACAAACTGCAGTTTATTTCTCATCTTCTAGCGGACAAAATTGGAATTTTTTATCAAATATTTTAGATGAAATAAATGTGAGATATAAAATTAGAATAGTTGTTGATAAGTTGGGAAAATCTTCACAACTATGCATTCATGACTCGGAATCTATTTACAATTTGTGTGAGTTTATGTATAAGGATTCTGAAAATATTAGATTAGAAAGAAAACATGATAAGTATAATGAATTTATAGAATATAAAAAGAAATATAAAAGAAATAACACTCTAAATAAAATTTTAGATCTAAAAACTTTCTAAACTTATTAATTAATAAACATATAAAAAATAAAAAATTTATGAAGACTTATATTTTAGACTTTGAAGAAGTATTAAAAAATTTTGAACCTTATCATCAATCATTAAAATCTATTCAAAAAGACAAACAAGAATTCTCAAATTTAGTTGATTCTATTAAAAAAGAAATGGAAGGAATTGTTAATAGTTCTAAATCTCTAATTTTAGATGATGCAACTCATCAAAAAAATCAAAATAGATTTAGAGATTTGCAAAATAATGCTGTTCAAGCAGAATCTGACTTCCGTGCTAATATTATGACGAAACAAAATGAAGAGTTGGAAAAAAACTTCAATCAAATTATTGCATTGGTTAATGATTGGTCTTCTGAAAATGATATAGATTTAGTTCTTAATAAGAATACAGTTGTATTTGTTAAACCTGAATTCGAAATAACAACTACAATCATTAATCTAATAAAAGAAAAAGGAATGTATCAGGAATACATCGATGGTATGTATGAAGTTTCAGTTGATTAATTTAAATTGACTATATCATAATTAATTTCGTATATTTATAGTATGAAACTTAAGACTGATCCTTCATATACAACAATAAAGTATTACTACCGTGACAAGACTTGTAGTGATACTTTTGTTTTTAAGAAGAATTATAAAGAATCAATGATACTTGGTAGTTTAGTTTTAACTGAGGATGGTAGAGTTTACTTTACTGCCTCTGGTGGTAAACCAATTCTACCAGATTCATTAGTAGATAATGGTATTTATCCATATAATTGGATGAATATAAATGAGATAGAATATTGTATCAAGTATCAACCTTATGAATTTGTGGATGAGTGGTGGAAAGCACATGCAATGTATTCCAAAGATTTTTGGAAAATATTAATTTCAGATATGAGAGATGCTAAAATAAAGTTCTTACAAGAAGATTTAAAAGATTTAAAATGGACACACGCAGATTAAAAAAAAGACTTTATATAGATATGGATGGGGTTTTATGTGACTTTAGAAAGTTATATAATAGTGAAAGAGAATTAAATCCTTCACAAATCTACCCACAATCACAATTTGGTTTTTTTTTAAATCTAGAACCTATGCCATTAGCTATAGATTCTATAAATCATTTACAAAATTATTTTGACGTTTGGATTCTAACTAGACCATCTGTTCATAATTTATCTTGTTATACTGAAAAAGCACAATGGATTAGAACACATCTTGGATTTGACATGCAAGCTAAAACTATTATGTGTGTTGATAAATCACTTTTAAAAGGAGATTTTTTAGTCGATGATCAAATTGAACATGGTCAAACTGAATTTGAAGGAAAACACATACACTTCGGATCTGATCATTTTAAAGGATGGGAAGAAGTTGTTGAATATCTTATGTTAAATAGAGATATTTTTGTACAAAGAAATATTGACGGTTTTTTTGGATGTTAAGATAATAGATAATTTACAGCTTGTGTATAGAGTGATGATATATTCTTATCATATGAATAATTTGTATTCCAACTAGAAAAAGTTGCACTAAAAGTATATCCATCTTTAGTTGCTGTTAAATATGTTGTTTTATTTCCTATTAACCTTTGGTATAGATCTTTTGTAAATTTATTTGAAACATCAACTAAATATTCATCACTTTCTTCAATTTTACCAAGTCTTAGAGTCATATTGTGTCCGGACCCTGTTGCTAATATTTGTGCTGAATATACTTTACCTGCTCTTATTATTGGAATCGCTGATGCTGTAACATGACCCCCTGTTATTACAATTGAGGCAGATGCAGAATATCCACTACCAGTTCGGATTACTGAAATAGAAGTAACTGACCCACTTTGAATAATTGGATTTAATTCAGCACCTTTACCTGTTAAATCAATTACTCTCGCTGATGTTGTTGGAATATCTTTATAATAATATAAACCAGATTGATACATAACTTTAGACTTCAAAAGATTCCTTTTAAAATCTTGAAATGATGAATTTGTTCTAAAAAGAATTTCTTTCCAAGATTCTTTTTTAGCACTGAGAATATCCATAAAGGATATATCATACTCATATTTATATTCAAGGCATTCTTTTAAATATGAATATTTACCTTTTTTTATTAAATCATCAAATAGAATATAATATTCTAGAAAATTATCATTTCCTTTTTTGGCAATTTTATCAATCTTTTTATAGATTTTGTCTATTTCTAATTTAGTTAGATTTATCATAATTTATTTATACTCCAGATTCCGGTGTTTTCTGTTCTTTTTTAGATTCTTCAGATTTCTTTTTATTATATGAATCTGAACTTATAATAGAACCTTTATTAATTTCGGGTTGTCCAGTTGCAGTTTTAACAACTATTCTTTCTTTATCACCTTTTGTCCCTTGTATTTCAACAACAGTAGCATCTGTTCCATCATACCCAGATTTATTAGCTAAGTAATTTGTTTTTGAAAAATATTTAACTTTTTCACCTTTCTCAAATGTGTGTTGCATCAAAGGTGATTCTTTCCAAATATAAACCTCATCTTTATCAGCTGATTTCTTAGCGGCTTCCATGTCAAATCCAGTTTCTTTTTCTTGTTTAGATTCTAATTCTTTCTTTTGTTGTTCAGCTAATTTTTGAGCACTTGTTGCTTTATCTTGAATTTCTTTTAACATTTTTTGAAAATTTGGATCATCTTTAACATCTTCTTCTTTAAGACCAGCTTCTGATAATAAAGAATTAGTTTCTGAATTAAGTAAATCTTGTTGCATTTCAATTTTTTTAAGATTTATATAATTTTGTATTTTTGGATTTTTTTCTTCATCTACAATTTCCTTGAATTTAATATCAAATTTCTTTTTAATTAATTCAATTTGTTGATCATAATTTTTATCAGCTGTTTCAATATTACCCATTAATGTTTTTAACTGGTTTTCATCTTTTTCACCACCATCTTTTACACTTTTAACATATTGTCCATATGCTTTTAAGGCTATTTTCTTTTTAGATTGAACTGATAATATTTCTTTTTTATATTCTTCGATAGTCGAATCTGCTTTCTTAGCATTTCCAAAATCTTTAGAAAATGCAAGAGATATTTTATTTTTAAGGTTTTTAAAAAGACCACCAATAAATTCCTCATTTATTGCTTTAGTTTTTTTATCTTTAAATGATTCAAAGGTTTTTACATATTTCATTTTGAAAATTAATTTTAATTATATATTAAAAATCAACAGACTTAATTTTTAATCCTATAAGAAATAAAAATATTAATATGAATTGGTCAGAATATTTAGAATTATCTGAAAAAACACTATCCACACAATTCCATTGTGATGAAAGAGAACAAAGAATACTACATGCTGTTATAGGAGTATTAACTGAAGTTGAAGAACTGCTTGATAATCATATTGGTGATGAGCAAGATTTTACAAATATGTTAGAAGAAGCTGGTGATATTACATGGTACTTGGCAATTATAGGTAGAGAAATGAACCTAGATTATCCACAATTAATTGTTAAAACAAAGAATGATAATCCAATGAAATTGGTTTTAAAAATTGTTAAAAATACTTGTAAGTTATTAGATATGATGAAGAAAAAACTTTATTATAATAAACCAATTGATGAGAATTTGTTTAAAACAATCACAAATTTAGTAATGTTAGATGTATCAGATTATATGAATACATATGATATCGATATTGAGAAATCTTTTGATGTTAATATTGATAAATTGAAGGCAAGATATGGTGATAAGTTTTCTTCTGAAAGAGCAATTAATCGAGATTTAGAGACAGAAAGAAATATTTTGGAAGGTAAGAATTAATAATTATATTTGTAAGAAATGGTACTCCCTAATTTTAATTTTAATCATATGACTTGGTTCGATGGTGGATCTTATCTTTCAACAAGTATTGAAGATCCTCAAAAATTTAAAAATGAGTTTGAATCTTTTAAAAGAAGATTGGGAAAACACACATATTGGTTCGATGCTCTTGATAGTAAGAGTCAATGGGATCTTCTTTTCGCTTGGAAAAGACAAAAGCATCTTGCAAAAACAACAAATACTCAAGTGTCTTTAAAAAAGTTTTTATATGGTAAGAGAAAGTCTAGGCAATTTTTTGTTCCTAAACAAAAACTTAGAGAAAGCGCACTAAATAATTTATTTAACTAATATGAAAATATTTTCAGGATTAAATGATGTAAGACTTACACAAGAAATTTGTAAAGTTCTAACTAATGAATTAAAAAAGTTCTCTTCTTTCGGTATAAATGAAGAAGAAGAAATTACAACAGGTAAGCTACAAGTTGATAAATTTTCTGATGGTGAGATTCTACCACTTTTTAAAGAATCTGTTCGTGATGAAGATGTATTCTTTGTAAATACTACAAACTCATCAGATTCAATTATGGAAACACTTCTCGTAATTGATGCTGCCAAAAGAGCCGGATGTAAATCATTCACACTAATTGCTCCATTTCAAGGATACTCAAGACAAGATAAAACAGACCATTTAAGATCATCAATTGGTTCTAAAATGATGGCAGATATTCTTGAGACAGTAGGAATGTCTAGAATTATAACTATTGATTTACATGCTTCTTCTATACAAGGATTTTATAATGTTCCAGTTATTCACTTAAACGGTAATAAAGTATTTATTGACTATATTAAATCACTTAAACTAGAAAACCTTTGTATTGTTGCTCCTGATCAAGGAGCTGTTAAAAGAGCATCAGATTTCTGTAAAGCTTTCCCAGAATCATCATTCGCGATGATTAATAAAAAACGTATTAAACCAAATGAAATCCATTCAATGGAACTAGTTGGTGATGTGATGGGTAAAAATGTTATCATTGTTGATGATATGGCTGATACATTAGGAACAATGAAAAAAGCTGCTGAACTTGTTATGTCAATGGGTGCTAGATCTGTCAGGGCAGTTGCTACACACGGTATTCTAAGTGGTAAGGCATTTGAAAATCTTGAGACTTCAATGTTTGAGGAGTTGATTGTGTCTGATTCAATTCCACAAACAATTCATCCTAAATTGAGAGTGGCATCTTGTGCCAAACTAATTGGTAAAACAATTTGGGCTCTTACACAGAAAGTAAGTATTCATGAATTAAACGCAATCTAATGGATATATGATAATATGTAACAGAAGGTATAGATATAATTAATATATATTTAATGATATGTAATTTATGTAATAAATCCTTTGGTCGCCAAGGTGGATCATTTAATAAGCATCTATTGAAAGAACATAATATAATTGACTATTTATCTTATATTATACAAACTGAATATGATAATAAACATCCTCTTTGTTCTTGTGGGTGTGGTGAAAAAACAATTTTTCATAATAATGAATTTAAAAAATTTATTCATGGTCATAATATTTATTTATTAAGTAAAAAAATAAAAGAATCAAGACCGATAAGTGAAATAGTTGAGTTATATAATGAGGGTAAAACCGGTGATGAAATATCTCAAATATTTAATATAGATAGGAGCTACATATTCAAAATATTGAGTGAACATTCTATTATAAGGGACCAGAGTAAAAGAAAAATAAAATATAAAATAGATGATTCAATATTTGAAAGAATAGATAATGAAGAGAAGGCATATTGGTTCGGGTTTTTATTTGCAGATGGTTATATAAATTATAAAAAAAATTCAATAACATTATGTCTTTCTAATAAAGATTTTAATATTTTGGAGAATTTCAAATTATTCCTAAAAACTGAAAAAGAAATAAGAAAAAATAACAAATTTTCAAGTAAAGTAGTAATAGAAAATAAAAAAATAGCAAATGATTTAAAAATTAATGGATTGTTACAAGCTAAAACACACATATTAAAATTTCCGAAAATAAAAAAAAGTCTTATAAGACATTTTATTAGAGGATATTTTGATGGTGATGGTTGTGTAACATATGGAAAAAAATTGAACAAAAATTGTTCTATCTCAATAACTTCAACTTTAAATTTTTTAAAAGAAATTGATAAATATATTGATATTCACTTTTGTTACTCTAAAAGACATAAAGGAAGAGATAATGAAATTTATACAATTAATTCAGGAGGAATTGGTAATTTAATGAAATTCTACATCTATCTATATAAGAATTCAAACTTCTATATGGATAGAAAAAAAATTAAATTTGAAAATTGGTTTAAATACTACTTTGATAATTTTAAACCAAATAAGAAAACAATAGAAATGAAAAATAATTTAGGATTATGAAAAGAATATTTTTAATAGACGTGGATGGTACCTGTTGTGATGATATTAAAAATGAAGATTCACATTTATACTCAAGTGCGAAAGTAATAGAAGGTTCATTAGAACAAATTAATAAATGGTATGAAGAAGGTAATAATATTACTTTCTTCACAGCTAGAGAAGAAAAAGATAGGTTAGTAACTATTAAATGGTTAGATGATAATGGATTTAAATATCACGGATTAATTATGAATAAGCCAAGATGTATTAATAAAGATGATGAATATGTTTGGGTTGATAATAGAAAGGTTCGTGGTGTCACTTACAATGCTATTTGGGGTGATTTTAAAAAAGTAAATAAAGATATTTTAACATTTGGTGACTAAGGTTTAATATCTAAAAATAAAAAAACTTATATAATATCATAGTATATAAATAAAAATATTAAAAATTTTAATGGCTAAATTAGTTTTAACACAAATTATGAAGAATGAAGCACACGTTATTACACGTATGCTTGACTCAATAAAAACTATTGTAGATATTGTATGTCTAGTTGATACTGGTTCAACTGATAATACTATTGAGGTGGTAAAAAATTGGGGAATACAAAACAATATTGAAACACATGTTTTTGAAAGAGCATTTGATAATTTCGAGAACTCTCGTAACTATTCAATACAAGTAGCTCGTGGAGTTACCAAAGATAGAGGTAATGATTATTGGGGATTTTGGCTAGATGCTGATGAAACAATTGAAATATTACCAACTTTCAATAAAGCAGGAATTAACAAAGATTTATATATGTTCAACACATATATAAATGTAATGAAATACACTCGTAATGAGTGTTATAAACTTGATAAACCATTTAGATTTTATGGTCCTGTTCATGAGTTTATTGTATGTGATGATAAAAATATCACATCAGGATTGATGGATGGAATTAATGTAAGAGTTCAGATGGATGGTGGTTCTTGGAAAGGAAATATTCCTGAGAAATATAAATCACACGCATTTGTACTTGAAAAGTATATTGATGATAATCGTCAAGATCCTCGTTGGATATTCTATACAGCACAATCATACCATGATTCTGCATGTCTTCCAGATAATCGTGAAGAAAATGAAGAACGTCTCCGTAGAAGTATGAAATATTATAAAGAAAGAATTTCTCGCAATGACGGATATCCAGAAGAAACATTTTACTCACAATATCGGGTTGGAACTATAATGAGAGCTTTAGAAGAACCATGGATTTTAACTTTAAATGAGTTTTTAAAAGCTTATTCAATGGATCCATTAAGAGCTGAACCAATTAAGGCAATTATTGATTATTATCTAGCAGTTGGTGAATGGCATAACGCATATTTATTTTCTAAATTTGCTAAGATTAATTTCCACCAAAGAAATCCATATCCTCAAAGATTATTGTTTGTGGATGAATCTCTTTATATTTGGAAATTACTTGAAGTACATGCCGCATCCTGTTTCTATACAGGAAGAAAGGATGAAGCAAAACAATCCTATCAAGAAATGGTTAAAATTTCTAAAGAACAGCCACAGTACTTCACACCAGAGGATATGCAGAAAATTATGATGAACGCTCAATTCTTTTCTTAAAAAGAATTTATTTTCATATATTTGTAGTATGTCAAAATATAACCGAACATATCACCTATTTTGGTCACCTGGTTCTACCAATGATGATAGAATATCTAGTAGTGTTGATTCACTTTTAGGTAAAGAAATTGTTATTACCGAAAAACTAGATGGTGAAAATTGTGGAATGACTGATCATGGTGTTTATGCTAGAAGTCATGCAGCATTTACCATATCTCCTTGGTCTAGAGAAGTTAGATCACTTCATAAATTTTCAGTTGAAGATGAATTGGGTGATGGTGTTTATCTATTTGGTGAAAATATGGAAGGTATTCATTCAATTGAATATACTAACTTAACATCATATTTTTATATTTTCGGAATTAGAGATAATAACATTTGGGTTCCTTGGGAAAAAGTAGAAGAATATTCATATCTTCTTGATATACCAACAGTTCCTGTTTTATTTAAAGGTGTGGTAAATACCCAAAAAGAACTTAAAGAACTTACTGAGAAACTCGCATCCCAACCATCAGAATTGGGTGGTGTAAGAGAAGGAATTGTTGTTAGAAATGCGGATCTGTTTCATAATGATGATTTTGCGGAAAACGTGATGAAGTGGGTTAGGAAAGGGCACGTTCAGACGGATGAACATTGGACTCGTAATTGGAAAAAAGCAAAAATTAATTAATATGCAAAATATTTTACTACTTTTATCAATCACACCTCTTGTGCTTTTAGCTGTTATTTTTGTTTTATTTTTAGATAGAAAAAATCTTAAATCACAAATCAAAGAACTAAAAGAGAAAATTACTTCAGAAAATAAAAGTGTTGATTTTTATATTGGCGCTAAAGCACTTTTAAATAATTATGGATTAACACATACATCAAATACTGGAGATAAAAAAGACTTTCATGTTGATTATGAAATTGAAATTGTGGATATATCTGAAAATAGTATTAAAGTAAGGGCAATTGATTTTAAAGGATATGATTCTCTTACTAGAGATCCTTCTATGAGGGGTGGTATTTTAGGATTCTTACAAGATAGATGGGTTCCAAAAGAATCAGCTGAGATTATTTTAGATGATTCACATAATCGTCATGTTAAATTAGAAGAATTAGGTATATGAATATACAAAATCATCCACTTCCAGGTCGTATTTATAGATTAGAGAGAGTCTATATAGGAGATCATACTTCAAGATTTGAGTATGGTAAATTATACACAACATTCTCTTTTACGGTTTCTGATAAACATATTACAACTTTTTTAGATAAAGATAATATTCCTGCTGAATTCAATACTGATACTTTACACTTACACTTTATAACTTTATCTGAATTCAAAGCGTTACATAGAGATAGAAAAATAAATGAAATACTAAAATGATAAACATTATAGTCGCTTATGATAAAAATCGAGGAATAGGTAAAGATAATACACTTGTTTGGAGACAATCTGCTGATTTAAAAAGATTTAAAGAATTAACGACTGGTAATACGGTTGTGATGGGTCGAAAAACTTTTGATTCGATAGGAAGACCACTACCAAATAGAAGAAATATTGTGATAAGTCGTCAGGATATTGAAATTGAGGGGGTTGAAATAATTAAATCAATTGAAGAAATTAAAAATATTAAAGAAGATATTTTTATTATCGGAGGTGGTGAGATTTACAAAAATTCACTTATATTTGCTGATAAGATTTATGCAACAATATTAGATGCTGAAATTGAGGCAGATACATGGTTTGTAGATGTTGATATGAATGATTGGATAATTGAAAGTAAAGAAGAATATAAGTTTGATGAAAAGAATCAATATAATTATAGTTTTATAAATTTAATAAGAAATGGAATTAAAAGAAGCTAAACAAAAAATTAGTGAAATGAAATCGTTGTTTATAAAACAATGTAGAAGTGGGGTTTGGAGAGAATATAGTACTCTATATTCTAATGATTATTTTACTTTACTAGAAAGCGGTAATATAAAAATCGGCAATGATACTATTAGTCCAGATTCCATCGGAATATCACTTTTTAGATTTTTCTTTTTAAAATTGATGATAAAATATAGTGCCAGAAATTATCAAAGAAATAGTAGTAAAATATATGCTGCTAAAATAGTAGATAAATTTTTCGAAAATCACAAAGATCTTAAAAGAGATAATAAATTAAATAAACTTTTAAATTAAAAATGGGAATTTTCAATAAGAATAAAATTGTAATTAATGGTAAATCTCACTCGGTTAGTGGGAAAAACATTTCAATCATGAATGATAAAATTTATGTTGATGGTATTCTAGTAGAATCTGGTCTATCTGGAATAGTTGAAGTTAAATTTGAAGGAGATATCGCAAATCTTGAATGCACAACCGCAACTATAAATGGTAATGTGTTAGGAAATGTAGATGGAACTACAATTAGATGTGGGGATGTTGGTGGAGATGTAGATGGAACAACAATAACATGTGGTGATGTTAGTGGAGATGTAGATGGAACAACAATTAGAAAAAAATAAATTAATAAAAAATATGAAAAAATTTAAAACTGGAGTTTTTGGACGAAATAGTTTATCAATAATTTCCGAAAGATCTTTTATGGGATCTATAGGAGCTTTTATTGGTTATGGATTGATAGTAACATATATTATGGCTGCTTTTTTCGCACCAGCTATCCCAAGTCTGGGATTTTTAATTGGTGTTGGATTAGTAATTCCCTTAATTGGATGTTTTATTGCAATGAATGACAATTTACCTATTTCTTTTATAGGATATAACATGATTGTATTACCAATTGGTTTATGTCTGGGTCCTATTGCTAATGGAATAGATCCGACTATTGTACAAGATGCCGCTTTGATAACATCAATTATAACTGGACTAATGATGTTTGCTGGATATACTTATCCTAATCTGTTTAAAAATCTTGGAGGTGTTTTATTCTATTCATTACTTGGGTTAGTTATTGTTAGAGTTTTACAAATGTTTATACCAGCTTTGGCAGGATTGACTATCATTGACTATATCGCTGCAGGTATCTTCTCTGTTTATATTGGATATGATATGTATAGAGCATCAACTGTTGGTAGGACTTATACAAATGCTCTACACATCGCAGTATCATTATATTTGGATATTATAAATTTATTTTTAAGCTTAGTATCTATTTTTAGTGATAATGACTAATCTAAATAAATATATTCGACAATTATCTTTAAAAGATAAAAAAACACTTTCTCAGAAAGCACTTAAAACTTGTGAAGAAGTGGGAGAATTAGCAAAAGCAATTTTGCCTTTCGATTCAGCACCTGGAACAAATCATCGATTTATTGATCGTGAGAAGATTTTAGAAGAAATTGCAGATGTTTATTTAACTAATATTTCAATTGCGTATTCATTAGATTTTACTGATGAAGAAATTGAAGATATGATTCAAAAAAAATCAATTAAATGGCAAGAAATACAATTTAAAGAAGATAATTCAAGTTTCCCACTACCATTTGAAATTCATGTCTCAGTTGATTTTGATGAGTTATTTACAAATATATGGTCTGAAAAGATACAATCTGAAGGTGTAATCAAATATCCAATTGAAGATAGAAAATCTGAAAGAAAAAAATGGATGTCTAATATTTTAGATAAATTTAAAGATGATTGTTTTAAAATTGGAGTTAAACCAATTATTATAGATTTGGAAATTAATGATAGATCTATAATTAAAGATGTTATGACTTCTTCTAAACATTTTGGTGATAATCGAAGTGCTTATGAAGAATCTGAGAGAATTTCTAATAAATTATTTAATTTTGGATATAAGGTAATTCGTAAAAAGATTGAAACAGTGCCATGGCATTCAGCAGCACCTATAATTGATGGTCCAATACCAAATGATTGCTATTTTGAAAGTCATATTGGTGTTGTAATTACACCAGATGAGAAAAAAGAACTTAATAGTTTTGTATCAAATCTAAATATAGAAGAAAATGTATTAGGCGGAGTAGTAAAATTAAGTCAAAACTTCTTTAAGAAGTCAAAAGATGGTTCTAAGTTTATAAACATGATCACATATAGAAATAATGTGTGTGGATATAAAACATTTAAAAATGAAATTGAATTAATTAAAGAGCTACTTACTTTGAATGGATTTATTTATGAAAAGGTAGAAATTGAGTATGCTATCTATGATACAAATACTACACATGATGATGTTTGGATAAAAGAAAATAAATAAAAATTATGAATAGAGACGATAAATCAAAATACCTTCTTTACATAGAGCCTTCTAAAGAAGATAAATTAAAAGAACCAATTAATGACGAATTAACACAATTAATTGAGATGGCTATGACTAAGGCTCAAGAGGGTTCATCCAGGTATAGTGATAAAAATGATACAGGAACTTTTAGAGGCGGATCGGGTTTTAAAGGAAGTCATAAAACGGATTGTGGTCAAAGATCAAGTAGTAGAGATTATCTACTTGAAAATGGTATGATTACCAATTCATTAGCGCCATTTTATGTAAAATGGTATAGATACTCAATACCAGAAAGTGATATGAATAAGTTAGAACAATTAAAACAATTTTATGGCAAGAATTAATCCGGAAGATTTATATTACTCATATAGTCAATATTCAAATTGGCATTTAACTGAAAATGTTGTAAGTGCAATTAAAGAAATAAAATGGGTTTTTAAAGAAGGTTGTTATTGTGCTAAAGTTTTAGCAACCATTGAGAGTGATAACATGGAAGTTATTGAAAAGTATCGTAAGGATTTATCACCAGGTGATTTTTATAATCGATGTGGATTGGCTTTACAATTTTTAACACGTCATATACTATTCGATGATTTAAGTCCGGAATTTATAGAAAGAAATAAAATAAAAAAACATCATATATCTTTAATTAATAAATTATATTTTGATCAAGGTCAATATAAAAATTGGTTTGATGATAATCAATCACCAGATAATACAATTATTATATCAACAGCCGATAAAAGACCTTTTGGAAATTCATCTATTGAATATGATATAATTGAAATTATTGATCCAATAAGTAATAAAATAGATATTCAGATTTCTACTGGAATTAGTGAGAAATGTTGGATTGCTTATAATGAAATGCTTGAAATATTAATTCAAATATGTAAAGAGTTTCCTATGAGATTCAGAAATTTTGATAGAATGTTTAAAGAAAAAATATATCCTGACTATCAGAATAAATACTCTAATCATAACTGGATACCATCAATATCAGAATTTAGAGATATTAAAATAAATCAAATTTTGGATGAAAATTGATTTGAAAGTAATAGCTATAGAAGATTCTCAACCCTATAAGAAGGGTGATATATTTGAAGTTTATTCATTTAATCCCGATTGGTTGGTTATATGGCACCCAACGTTTGGTAAAATGCATGTTACCTCAAATAATTTTGAACTATTAAGTGATTTTAGAAATAGAAAAATAGATGAAGCTCTTAGATAAATATAAAAATGCCATAGGCAAACCAGATTATTACCAAAATGTACAGTTGTTTGGGTTTATTTGGGTAAATCCTTTTATAAAAGGTATTCCGCTGAAAGAAGTTAAACAACTTACATTTACATCATTATATCCAAATATAATCTGTGGATTAATAGATTCTGGATATCATGAAATGGCAAGTGAAAAATTGAGAATGGGAATGATTGAATTTAATAAAAAATTCGATTATTTTAATAAAAATAAATTAATATTAAAGTCTGATTCGGAGGTTTATAAAGAATATAAAACATATATAAATTCATTCTATGGAACTCTCTCATATATGTCTAAAATTGGAGATGTTGATTATACCACTATGTTATCTCAATATTTAACTGCTTATTATAATGATCTTTTAGAAATAAATAAAAATAAAATATTATATATTGATACTGATATTATTTTTTATTGTGGAGAGTTAGATCTATTAGGATTTAATATTCCGTATGATATTGAAGAAATTCCTTATATTTATATTGAAGAAAAAAAAAGATACGTGATTAAAAAGGAAAGTTTTGAAGTAAAAGGATATAGAAAAGATGCTCAAAGAGCAATTGATCTAATCAAAACTTTTATTAGAGATGATAAAATAGAAAAACTTGGCATATGAAAGTATATGTAATGTTTGATCCTTTATATGAGAGAGTATTGTGTGTTCATGAGGATCCAGATATGGACTGTGAAAATTGCAGATTAGGTAATAATGATGGGTGTGGTATTAGTGAGAAAGAATTTGAAGTAGTACCAGGTAAATCTACAATAAGAGACATTAAAATAAATGATTTAGGAATATGAAATATTTTTTAGAAATAACTAAAGATTTAAATGAACATTATTACCTAACCCATAAAAACTGGTATGATTGGAATAAACCTGGAAATTGGTCAGATGTTGGTATAAAATTTGGTACTAGAGACTTAATATGGGAAGAACTAAAATTAGAAATTGAAAAACGCAAAATTGATCACATTTTTGGATTAGAATATGTTATTGATTTCTATAATCAATGGAATAGAGAAAAAATTCTAAATAAATTAGGAATATGAAAAAATTGTATAAGATGAAACAAGAATATTCTTTACAAAATTGGTATAATGGTGATGATGTTTTTGAATTTGAATTTCTTCACACCGATAGATATATTCGAAATTTTGGAACAGATTGCACTTGGATAAATTTTAGAACAAAAGAGACTATCAATATCTGGGATAATTGCATGAGAGCTATAAGTCAAGATGAATTTATTCAATTAGTCAGAGATTATAATTTAGAAAAATTGGGAATATGATACCAGAGATAGGAGATAAATTTATTATTAATTGGAAAGAAATGATTAAAAAATGCCCAGGTATTAAAATGTGTTATTTTCCAGATTTAGAATTTACAATAGATCGTTTTACTCAATCTGGAATAATTATCTTTAAAACTTCGGAAAAAATAGACGGAAAAACAAATAAAAAATGTAAGTGTTCATTATGTTCAAATGATAATGATAAATGTATAGGCATAGATGATAATGATAAATGTATAGGCATAGATAATATTACTTTAACTAGAAAGAAATTATCAATTGATAGAAATCGTAAATTAAATGAATTAGGAATATGAAAAATTTAGTAAATGTATTTCAAGATACATTAGAAAATAGTAAGAATCTAAGAGATTCAATAACATCAAAACATACTTTTGATGAAAGAAATCCGCCAAGATTAACAATGTTTAAAGATATTGTCAATATCATAAATACTGATAGTGTTTCCGCAGTTGTTGAATATTCTAAATTAGGTAAGACCTGTGTATTAAATATGGCATCATATAAAAGACCAGGTGGTGGTGTTTATAATGGAGCCAGAGCACAAGAAGAATGTTTATTTAGATGTTCTAATCTAATTCATGTTGTTCCTAATAGTTTTTATCCATTAGAAGAAAATGAATCACTATATACAAAAGATGCTATCTTCTTCAAAGATAATAACTATGAATATATGGAACCAATTACTTGTGATGTGGTGACAATATCTGCTATCAATTTAAATGAGAATGCTAAATATGATCCAGTACAAAATATAAAAGATTATAGAAATGTAACTAAAAATAAAATAAGATTAATGGTTTCATTAGCAGCTCAAAATGGAGTTAAGAATCTAATACTTGGTGCTTGGGGATGTGGAGTTTTTAAAAATGATCCCAAAACAATGGCACAATATTTTAGTGAAGTATTAATTGGTGAAGGATATTCTGTTGATTTTGATAATATAGTTTTTGCAATTATTAATGATCATAATTCTGTTGGTAATAATTTTGATATATTTAATAAAGAATTTAATGGATAATATCAAACTCAACGTAGAACAAAGTAGAATCGTTAATATGGATTTTTCATCTCTTTATCCAAGTACTATTACTATGTACTTTACGATAAAACATACAAAGATTTCAAAAATCGAAAAAATATTAAAAAATATCAATGACACAAGATGAATATGAATTAATTAAAGAATTTATAGTAAAAGTTAAAATTTTAGTAGTGCGAAGTCAAAGTTATGAAGTCGCCGCTATCTTAAGAAATATTGAAAAAACTCTAATAAATAGTGAAAAGGAGACTTTAAGTATTAATAAATATTACAATTGGATTAATGATGTGATTAATACTACCACAATATCTTCAGATTTATTGAACTTATTAAACAGTTTTAGACAAAAGATTAGAGAAGATATTATAAATAAAATTTTAGAAAATGACACCGAGAGAACATAAATCATTTGAAATTTGTCTTAAAAATATTAAAAGAATTGCGGTTACTAATCAATACTATGAGTTTGGTGCATTAGTTAGAGATATTGAAAAAGATTTATTTATAAATCCTTTTAACAAAGCAGAAATTGATTGGATAAGAGTTAATTCACTTGACTCACTTCAATATTATGATCGTATTGAAAGACTTATTAATAAATACTCAACAGATAAAATTAATGAGGAGTTAAAAAATAATTTAAAACAATTACACGATGTTATAATGATATCTGTGATAAGACAAGAGATAATATCTAAAATATTAGGAGAAAATGACTAGTCAGGATAAAATAAATGCAGTTCAATCTTTGAAAAGTTGGGCAATTGAAAGACAATTATACGAATTTGCAGTTGATGTTAGAAGAAATGAATTATTAGTTTTAAAAGAAATAACATCAGATTATATCCGAGTAATAAAAGATATTGAATACTTATCAAATGAACAAATAGAATTTTTATTTAAAGTCATTAACTTTAATATTCTCAGTAAAGAAAATCTTAGAGATTTAAAAATTACCTTAATCCAGAATTAATTAAACAATTTTCTAAGAAGACTTTAGCTTCTTCTGGTGATAAATCGTTGGCGTCTTTTCCACTTGGTACCGTATAAGAAAAATCACCAACTTTTTTTAATTTTCTACCTGCTTTATCGTTATCATAGATAACAATTTTCTTTTGAGGTAGTGTTGAAATCCAAGATTTTAAAGAATCACTTGGATCATTACAAAGAACTGCAATTGCTGGGTGACCAGCTTCTTGTATTCTCGCTGCGTCAAATATACCCTCAGTTACAAAAAGATATTTATCTGTAAATTCTGTTGATTCTAATCCCCATACTGCAATCTTCTTACCTTTGTCTTCGTCGGATACCCACGTAAAGTACTTAGCCATTCTTGGATTATCTAAATTACTTTGACCAGTTTTTTGATAATTTGGATTGTACTTTTGATATCCAACCATTTGACCAGATAGATTATACAAGAAGAAGTAAGTATCTTCTGTTTCTTCGTCAATTATCAGTCTTGTTTTAGTAGGATCTATACCACGACCTCTTAGATGTGAGGAAATATGTTCACCTTCAAATTCTTCAAATAGTTTTAAATATCTCATTCTTATTTATATATTTGCATTTAAACTTATAAAATTTGAAGTAATATCATGATTATGGTAGTGGCTAGATACGGTAATATGGTATTTTCCTGTGATATGTCAAGGAAATTAGGTCGTATGCGAGATGGTTGGAAAATTAATTTTGTAGACTTCTTTGAAGGAACTGATGAAATGTTTATTTCTACTTACAAACCAAAGTATCCACAACATCAATTCCAAATCTATAAGCATATCAAAAAGTCTATGTCTAAAGAAATTAGAGATGGAATTAGAGAGGCTGTTAAAGATCCTAAAGTCAGAGACAGACTTAGAGAATATAATTTAAGTAAACTTTTATGACAGATATTAAAATGATGGCGCATTATAATTTGCCACTTAAAAGTGAGATAATTGATATTAATTTTAAAGGATATAAATATAGTCTTGAGCATTATTATTATGAAGGAACAGATGGTCAAAGATACACAACCACTGAACTCGATCAAGAATTCTTTGATAGATTATATCAACTTCACAGAGATAGGAAAATTGGTGAACTATTGAAAAAAAATTAGTATATTTGTATTATGATGAATAAGGCAGAAATAGACAAACTCTTTAAAACTGGTAAGAAGTCTTATGGTAAGATTCTTAAAGTTGTGTCTGTGCCTGGAACTGGTGAGGTTATAATCTCTGCTCCAATCAAAATCTTCAAAAGAGCAGTAGATCGAAATCGAGTTAAAAGACTTATCAGAGAAGCTATCAGAGAAATTGATCTCTCTAAGGTTAATGCTTTTATAATCTACAACATTTCAGAAATTAAAACTTTTGAGGAGATCAAAGAAGATTTGAAAAAAATTAAAATATGAACACACTGAGAAAATATAGTAAATATCTCATAGATGAATATGATAGAATTGCAATTGGTTCTGGTGGTAGATGTATGTCAGATCTCATTCAGTTCTATGAGACTGGTTCTATTAAAGAACTCTTAACACCTAAAAGTTCAACAATTACAAAAATAAATATTTTAAATATTTACAAAGATAAGATACTATTCTTCGCCGATAGTAGAGGACTTACATTGAATCTATTATCATTTGAAGAATTTGAAACAAAATAAAATAAAACTATGTATAACGGAAACATTATCTTACTTGGAGCACCTGGTTCAGGAAAAGGAACACTTGGAAAACAATTGGCTGAAAAGTATGGATATACTTTAATATCAACAGGTGATATACTTCGAGAAGAAAAGAAGTCTGGAAGTGAGATTGGTAAAAAGATTAATGACATCTTAGGCAAAGGTAATCTTGTACCAGATGAAATTGTCAATCAAATTGTAGAGAATAGATTGAAGAACTTTGAAGGTCAATTCATTTTAGATGGATTTCCAAGAACTGTACCACAAGGTGAGTTTCTTGATACAATTTCTGATGTTGGACTGGTTATATATCTTGAAGTATCTGATAATACTATTAGGGAGAGAATACTTGAACGTGGTAAAACATCTGGTCGTGAAGATGATCAAAATGTCGATACTATAAATCGAAGAATTTTACAATATAAAATTGAAACTAAACCACTGATAGATTTTTATTCTGCTAAGAAGATTTTAGCAACTATTGATGGTGAAAAATCTATCAAGGAAGTATTTAACCGAGTTGAAAACATTATAAAATTGTGGAACTAACTAATATCTTCCTTTTCTAAGTATTTTTTACATTTAACACCGTGCCATCTTAGATAGTTTGTTTTAATTGTTGTTTTTTTACCACAAAATTCACATATAAAATATATTGGATTTGATTTAATGTTTTCCCATCTAACTTTATTAGATATTGACATTTTTAAAAGAGTATCATCATCAAATGTTCTACCTTTTAGTTTTTGACTTCTTTTTATATTAGACTCTTCTGATTGTTTATCACTTCCTTTTTCACGTCTTTTTTCCCATGATTTCTTTATCGATTCTAAGCTATTCGCCTTATATGAATAATCTTTAATTATTCTATTTGGATTTTTCTTACAATAATCTCCATGATACTGAGCATTTATTTGTGGTAAGTTGAATTTACCACAATAATCACAACAAATTTCAACACGTTTTTTAATAACATAATTCGGTGATAATTTACAATTATCACCGTGCCATCTATTATAATTTGCTTTGCTTATTTCAGATTCACAATATTCACATTTCAATTTTAAATGTGGTTTCAATTTCTTTCCTTTCATTCTAATACTACATCTAATTCTTTCCTCATTTGTATATTTCCTAGTTGATTTATTTTTAAATTTTTCTCTAATTATTTCTTTATTGGGATTATTTGTGTAATTATCACCACCTCTTCCACCAACATTTATATTATATCCATTTGGACAAAAAGAATTTAACTTAGATATCCAAAAAATTTCACGTTCGCATAAAATTTCACTATTATCACAAAATTCAATAATTTCTCTTATGAATTTATCTTTACCATATTTTTTTATAGCAATTTTTAATACCTTACCAGATCCAAAATATCCATCATCGATTTTAGTAGTTTCGTGCTTACCTATGTAATATTTACCATTTAAGGTGTTTTTAATAATATATATAAAATAAATCTTCATAGTATGTCTGTCTATAATCTTTTTATTTATATATTAGTATTAATTACTTTCCCAACAAAAACTTGTAATAAAAATTCTATATAAATAAAATAAGACAATATAAAGAATAAATTAGTATGAAACGTGTAGTTATAACTGGATCAATGGGATCGGGTAAAAGCTTTATCTCAATGAAATTTGCTACTTTAGGTGTTCCTGTTTTGATTATGGATCAAGTTGTTAAACAACTTCAAATGACTAATGAAAGTCTTATTAAAAAGATTAAAAAGAGATTTCCAGACTCATATACCGGTAATGTTATGAATAAGGAATATATGGTTAGAAAGTTGTTCTATGATGATAGTGGTAAGAATTTAAAAGATATATCAGAGATAATCAAACCATATCTTAAAGAAGAGTTGGATAAGTTTTATGATCAATTTAAGAATAAAAGGTATGTTTTAATAGAGAGTGCTCTTGTTTATGAATATAATTTACAAGATCAATTTGATGAAGTTATTTTTGTCAATGCAGATCCAAAAAAAAGAAAACAAATGGCAATGAATCGGGATAAAATAACTTCTGATGAATATAACAGAAGAATGAAGACTCAACTTCCGGATCAATTTAAAATTGATAATTCTAAATGGGTAATCAATAATGATTATACCGAAAATGTATTTGAACAAGTTAAAAAAATAAATGAATTAATATGACACAAGAAGATAAAGAATTTTTTGAATCATTGGTTGGTGATTTAAATGAGGGAATGGGATTATCTTACAATAATTTTTGTTGTGAGCAAGGAATTTTAATTGCGGAATCTTTAAGAATAAAAGAAAAAATTATGGAATTCTACAAAATGGAATGGGACGAACAAAAAAAATTAGTTCCTGGTTTAGATGAGGGTCACAGTGGTAATACATTCGGAATGGCGTGTAAATTAGCAATTACTTATTTACCAAGAATAAGAGAAAAGAGAATTGACGAAGTGATTGGTCAATAAAAAATGATTACTATGTGTGAAGGTTTATTGCAAAAGAACATTCTTTGAAAAGAATTTAAATACTTATTCAATAAATGGAAAAAAATTTGGAGAAGAGTGGATTAAATGGTCAAAGGGAAAATATTATAAGATAAGAATTCCAGAAGACTATGAACGTGATGTAGGTGTTCAATACTATATTGAAAGTGATAGAGAATCTTATTGGGCACCAATAAAAGAAAAGGATTTTAATAAGCACTTTATTGATATTAGTAAGCTAAGAGATGAAAAAATAGATCAAATTTTTAAATA